TTACGCTATTTCAAAAGGTTCACTCACCAATTTCTCTGTGGCAAGTTTAGCATCAATTTCTTCTTCAAGACTTTTGATACGCTTATTGAGTGCATTTACAATACTAACACGGGTAGCACCGTGTTCAATATTATCGTGCGTCATTTCGATACAGTGTTTTACTGCTTCCAGTTCTTCTAACAGTTCTTCTTTGTTGATTTCCACGTTGCCTCCTCGGCTTTGTTAACTTACACTTACTATTATACTAAAGTATTAGGAGATGTCAAGTCATTTTGGCAAAACGCATTGCCAACTTTAAGTTGACACAGTTATGCAAAAATAGCAACACTGTCTTGCACAAAAAACAGTTGATTTATCTCAAAAAACATAGTATATTATAAAGTATTAATATAAATACAAATGTTGCAACGCAAGATGCAATATTCACATACAGACACTTGGATAGACAAGGGCGTAATCCACGCCTTACAAGCGATTGACGACTACCAAAGGTAGTTGCACCGCCGGGGAAGTTCCGGGGTATTGCTTTCCTCAAGCATCCATACATCAAAGGAGAGAACAATGACACGATTAATGCGTGGTCTGATGTCTTGGATGAAACGCGGCAAATCTACTAGCCGTGATGAACTCTTGACTTGGGCCCAAACTGAGTACAAAAAAGATTGGCGTTTTGCTTATCAATTTATGTTAGACCATAACGGTCGAGCACCATCACTTAGAGAAATAAACGGACCTGCTTATGTCCGTAAGGAGGTGGCTTAAATGCTACGCTTCCTTAAAAAACTATTCACTTTTTCACAACGCGACTGGGACGAAGACTATCTGTCTCGTGCTACTGACCATGCTGACCTTGAACGTCGTATCAGGGAACTTGATAGGCGCCAGGTCATTACCGGACCGTTTGGGTACAAAAGAACTTAACATATACACACAGAGGAGATTATAAAATGTTATTATGGGAACGATTTAAAAACGCTTGTACTTCAGCAGGCTATGCTAGAGCGGCAAGTCAACTTGCTAGCCAAGGACATTATGAAGAAGCAAAGAACCTTATGCTTAATGGTATGAAAGAAACTGTTGAACGTAAGAAGGCTATTCAAAGACTTGAAAGAGTTAAGAAAGCCAAATGGAATTATGAGCCAGGTGATCATTATATGAAAGGTCACAAGGTTGCATTTTGGAAGGGACACGCAGATGCTTAAGACTTTTTGGAATGCAGTTGTGCCTATGGCAGTTATGCTATCAGTACTATCAGGCTTTATGATACTAAACGGAATGTTCTGGGGAGGAATGTTATAATGTTAAATTGGATGCCTTACACTGACGAAGAATGGGAATACCAAAGTAAACCTAAACCTTCGAAGTAATCAAAAAAGTAGGGGAGCCGCCCGTCAAGATGACTCCCCTACAACTTTGCCTTTTAAGTTGTTTTATATAATTTTATTTTTGGAAAATTTTATATAGAACTGCGGCCGCAACTAAACCAACTAAACCTTGAGAGCCTAGTGTAGCAACGATGCCAGTAATGGTACCGATGATGTCACCGCCAATAAAAGGAACCGTACCACCAAAGATAATTTGTAGCACGATTGCTAATGAGATGAGAGCGACTCCTGCTTCAGTTGCCTCTTTCATCCAACCTACGACTTGTTTTAACATATTAAGTCTCCTTTATTATTAAACAACTGTTGATATTCTCAACAGTGTTTTATTTAGGTAATGAGAAATAAAAGTAAAACTACCATAAATGGTTTAAGGTGTCTAAATTAATGATTTTCATTATTGACTTTTACCATTAACCGTGTATAATTATTATTGTAGACTCAAAGAGGACCTGTTTAACTCTCCTCCGATCTGTTTACATTTTGTTAATACTTTAGAAAAGGAGAAACATTATGTGGACAAAACCTACATTTACTGAAATGCGTTTTGGCTTTGAAGTCACTATGTACGTGATGAACAAGTAGTAAACGCTGGGGGGTCTTAGGATCCCCCATTTTATTTTAAGGAAGATACTATGGAAAAAGCACCAAACCCAAGTGGATGGGGACTTCTTGTCATTGTAGGATTTTTAGTATTAGTAATTTGGCTTGGTCCTAACAAACCTATACCAGAGATAAGTGACGATGTGCAACACGGAACAATTGATTGTAGTCAAGGACTTGATCAGTTAACTCCAACTCAAATAGAGTTGTGTATAGATATACAATCATTTAGCGAAGGATCAGATTATGAATAAAATGGAATGGATAGGAGTCTTAGGAATACTAGTAGTAGTTGTAATAATGCTGACTGGATGTGCAGGATACGACTTAGTTTGGGGATATGATTATCCAAAATAGTAATTTTTTTCATTGACATTACTAAATAAACGTGTTATATTATTAGAGTTATAGTAATATAACAGACACATTAAAACACACACACAGAAGGAGAAAAAATGATGTCATTTGATCAAGTAGAAAAAAGCGTTAAACAAGGCGCTGAATACGTTCAAGAAAAAGTAAAAGAAGCAATGCCAAAAGTATCGTTCAACAAGAACGGTTATGAAATCCGTACACAAGTATTGGATATGGCAAAACAATTCACAGAGTTCGAACATTCACAAAAGTGGATGGGTTGGGAAATTACGCAGAAGCGTGATGAAAAAACTGGTGAGATTGTTTCAAAAGTAGGTATGCCAGAAGTACCAGGTGTAGACCACGTACTTGAGTATGCTGAAAAGTTTTACGACTTCATCAACAAAACAAAATAATCAATTACAGTAAGTAAAATTGACTTAAAGGGCGGTGCTTCGGTGTCGCCCTTTTTTAGTAGTGGAAAAAGAATACTTGGTTTCTACGAACCTCGTTGTGCCAACGGTTGCTTTCAATAGCCATACCATGATAAATTAAACTAGGAAATATAATTGCTCTATTATATTTGCTAGGAATGTTTCCGCCTTTGATCCATCTGTCTTTAGGACTCCAGGGGTCAATATGTTCTGCGTTTCTTTCATGTCCTGTACGTATAGCACTATCAAATCCATGCTGTGCAATCATCTTTGGAAAACCTTGTCTATGGTAAAGGTTGGTTCCTTCACAGCCACCTTCGTTCAAATAGATTAATGCTGTCCAACCATGATCTAAATGTGGCCACCACCAATGTGTTTCATGTTTATCGAACTCTGAATCATAAAACGTAAATGTATTTGTTAGTATTGTTGACGGCTCGTTCTTATATTCTTTGGCTCCACAGATAGTTGCCAGTGTTAGAGAAACACCTTCCATTCCAGGGTGTGTGCCCGAGTGTCTTCTATCAGCAAACTTCTTACCATTAAGGCTTTCTGGATCACCTTCTTTGAATAAAGTATATTTGCATTTGGTATCAAGATATTCGTTTACTCGATCAGGAAATGCATAAAAGTCATCTATCTGCCAATAGTGGCGCTCATAATACGGAAGGTCAATCTTCTGAACATCCGCATCGGAATTCATCATAAATGGATTATCAATACTACTCATAGCAATATTTAATATCTCAAAAAACTAAATTGACATAAGTTGATATTTTGCTAATAGAGCAGGATCATCTATAGAATGTTTTGGTTTAATATCTAACCCTTGTACTATGCATAACCAACTAAACACATCGTACCACTGCCAATTGTTTTGTTTGATATAATCAAAATCATTTTCTACAATTAACTTTTGGTATGTTTTATCAAACCATTTAGCATTTTTTTGATTAGTCCAAAACTCTGTATTGCTGTTAGGATTATCAATATAATGTAATTTAAGAAAGGTTCTTATTTCGTGTGCTGATTTGTATAGTTCAGCATTAAACTCGTCAACTGTCATACTAGAAGCAAACACTTTGTCTAATAAATCTAGTTCTGTTATTGTAAATTCTATGTTAGTTGCTTCCATTGGCTCTACAAAATGTGCTGATAATCCTATTGCTACAATGTTGCCTTTCATTATATTCTTTTGTACACCAACATCAAATTTTATAGTTCTAGCATCTGGAACACCTATTTCTTGTCGTGCTTGATCTGGATTGATATAACTGCTGTCAAATACATATCCTCTGCCGGCACGATCTTTTGTGTGTATTGTCCAACACCAACCATATTCTTTTGCTTCTAAGATAGTATATGGACAAAACTCTTTGAATGGTTCATTCCAAACTACTGCACTATCTACAACTCCTTTATCATTCCAAGATTCAAAGTCGTCGTTGCCAACTAACACTTTATGAAATCCTGTGCAATCAACAAAATAGTCTGCTGTGATTTCTTGTCCGTTATCTAGTACAACACTCTTTATGTTGTTGCCGTTTCTTTTAACATTTGATACTTGCTGTTTAATAATTGTTATTTTATTCTTTAACAGTTTTTCAAGGTATTGTGGTACGAGTCCTGCTTGCCAATGTATTGCTACACCTTCTAAACTATTGGGTACTTGTTTGTTAACTACAAGATTATAAAAATTTGATAATGGTGCTACTGGTTGATTATTAGTGTACGCCCAAGTGCTTACATCTAAAAACTCTTGATCATCTCTAATATTAAAAGGATGGCAGTATTCTTTTTTACTAAAGTTTACATGATAGGTTGCAAGTTTTATTGCACCGTTGACCTCTTTAATGTATTCCTGTAAATCTATGCCCTGCCTTAACAGCCATTCTACTAGTCTGTCTGTAGTAGACTCTCCAACTCCAACTGTTGGAATGCTACTGTCTATGATAGTTATTTTATGATTCTTGCTTAACGACAATGCAGATAGCCATCCTGCTGTTCCGCCACCTACAATTACTATGTTCATATCTTTTCTAACAACTCGCCTGCCGTGCCTTCTATTACTGGAATATCATATTCGTCAATGATTCTTTTGTAATTGCTATCCCACAAAGGTTGTAGTTCTTCACTTGCCGCTGGACCTTTTCTAATGTGGTCTTCAATTAGTTTGTGTTCAGGATTATGTCTTACAAAATAAACTTCATTAAATTGTTTTGCTTGTTCAACAGCAAGTTCAAGATACTGTAAAGGTAGTGTACCTTTGCACATTCCCATAGCATATGCACACTCATTAAACACAACATAGTCTAGTGGTAAACGTTTTACAATAAAAACATCTGCACTGTATTCGTGTTCAAGCATTTGACTCCAGTGTCTGTGATACAACCAAGCACAACTGTCTAAGTTTCCGCCTATCTCTTTGGCTAATAGTTCGCTGTCCATAAACATTGTACTGCGAACAGTTTCGGGCATATACGTGACATTAACTCCACGTTTACCCATTTTTTCTCTTTCTAATAATTTAATAGCAACTGTGTTTTTGCCTACGCCATGGGCACCTACTACTGCTATTCTTTTGTCTGATACACTCATTGGTTTAAACTATCCTTTGTATATATGTTATCTTTATCTTGTATATCATACTGCGAGATGTGAGTAGGGTTTAGGGTATTAATATTATACTCTAAACCAAATATTGTGTATTTGTATCTTGGTTTTACAATTGGCGCATTAAGTTCTGCAAACCATTTTCTAACCCATTCAACATTGTTATGCAAAAAATATATTTTTCTTAGATGATTTACATTATCTCCGTAGTAAACTCCAACTCCACTTTTTAAAATATCAATTCTACTTCCAGGTGGCAAAGAAGGTAATGGATGTCTAGGTAAGTTTTGATCGTAAACTTTTAATACTCGTTGTTGTTTATCTAAGAAACATTCAACAGCATAATAGTCACAGAACACATGATAATTTTCAACAGCAAACTCTTGTTTTATTTCTTCACTAGGGTAAACATCAAATGTTAGATTAACTTTTTGTTTGTTGACATCATAACTAATCATCTGTAAGCCATCAAAGTTTGTATTAGGCCATACAGCCAATACCATTGCTTTGTATTCTAACGCCGCATTGCCGTTAGCATCTACAAATACTTCGTTTGCTCCGTCACTACTGTACTTTGTTTCAATCATCTAACATCATTTCCTTACGGTAGTAATTGTAAACATCAGGCACCATACCTTTCATAGGTATTGGCCAATCAATTATATCAAATAGATAATCATATACCTCTGGACTTTCGTCATAGGTTTTATAATATGGATCGTTTCCAGCAAGTAGCATAGGGTCTCTTAAAAGTTTCCAAAAGTCCTCGTCAAAGTCTTGGCTAATCCAATACGCATAACAATATGCTACTACATAACTTTTGCTTGGATATATCCATTCATCTACGTATTCAAAAAAGTGTCGAGCGGCATCTTCTTTGACTGCTGTAGACATTTTTATATCAACTTGATTAAGATCATCAGAGTGTTGAGTATTCAAACGATGGTATACTTCTTGTCTAACTTTCCAGTCCTGCATCGTATCGTTCTCCATAGTAATCTAACAATCCTTTATAACCATTACAACCGTTATCTAAGTTTTTAACATATCGATAGTGTTCTGTTAAACAGATACCGTAGTAATCGCACTTCTTACAGATATCAGAACAATTTTTTTCTGGTTCTTGTTCTGCCCACTGCTTATACTCTTTATAAGAATCTAATTCTAAAAAGTATTCTTTATCGTGTTTATCAAATTCTAATACTCCAAACTTTCCATTTGGCGTAATGTACACATGGTCGTTTGAAAATGCGTTTCGTAGACCAACTAAACTTTCATTTATGTGTTGCTTATTAATAAATTTAAAGTTCTTTTTTATAGGACTTTCTAACCATTTGATAACAAACTGTTCAAAGTCTTTGTGCGTGACATTATGTGCATTTGCTTGATTAATACTGTAAGGTTTAATTTCTACACTTTCAATTGAACTGCATAGGTTTAACTGTTGTATCATACTATCCACATTCATATCAAGTACTTTAGGACTTGCAAGAATTAAAACAGCAATAGGCACAGGACTTTGTAGCATATTATAAAATACTTTGTCGTATTTTTCTCTTGCTTCAAAATCATAACTTACACTTAGATAAAAGTCTTTTTCAAAAAATCCATCGTGAAGCATAGAAAAGTTTGTATTAATGTTTATTGTTCCGCGATAATGTTTTTGTATTACATCACGCATCTCATAAAAATATTCTTTTTTAAGAGCACCAACTTCGCCGCCATACAAATCAATATGATCTATTGTATCTTCCATTCTTATTTCCATTAACATATCGTCTAGTCTTTTAAGATCTATTTTATTTTGATCTGCTAGTTGCTCTTGTGTGAGATAACAAAAGTCACATCTAAAATTACAAAAGTATGTAGGGTTAATGGAAACGTTCATCCGGAAACTCCATTATAATTTTGTTCAATAATAATTTTTTACTAAATCTAGAAAATAGCAAACGTGTTAGTAGACTACTATTTTTAAATAAACCAATGTAAAGATATTCGTAGTGATTATAGTTTTTTAAAAATAACTTATTCATATATTCTACTTCTGCTTTTTTATCTTCTAACTCTAATACTTTACGCAATGATTGATTTGTATTGTTAACTTTCTTTCTAGTTTCAAAATATAAACCAGGTATATGTTGTATACGATGAACAATGTTATGCATCCTAATATCAATATCGTTTCCGCCAAGTGCTAACATAACATACCAATTCATATTTTGCTTGTCGTAATAGTGTCCTTCACAACTGCTAATAGGCAAGTATCCTTTGTCTAATAAGGCTTTTATATGAGGTCTAACACCAGGCTCTAATTCGTCAAAGAATTCTTTATCATAAGGACTTACTGTCAGTGCAACATAGCCTGTTTCGTAAACATCATTAGCATTTTTTGAAGCGTGTATTCTTCCGTTATCAAAAACTTTATTCTTCAATGTCGTACTCCTTTATCTTGTTGTTTTCCCAAACAGACTTATATCCGCAACTTACAATTACACTGTGACGTAGAGTGTTTGTTGTATTAACTCTGTGAACAAAACAAGGATTGTAATTGTTTAATACTATTAACTTATTTGTTTCTATTTTTATTTTACCCGTTGTTTCAACATTGCCTTCAATATGATTTAGACCTTTTGCTGGTTGCCAATGCGGAAAACTATCAGTATCATTAACTTGAATTTGACTTACCTTTCCTACTTCAAATTCGCCACTATCCTGTGTTTCCATATAGAATAATAACTGTATTAGTGTTCCGTCAAAACCATCCCAATGCCACACCATATCAGTGCCTGCATTCATTCGATTCACACTTACTTTAAAGTTATCAAAGGTTCCGTATATTTCATTCCAGTATTTGAAGTACGGCTCTGCTAGAACTTGTTTTATGATATCAACATACTTCTGTTGATTAGCGTAGAAGTTATCATCTAGATCTAAATAATCTCGATCCCATAAAGGATTTTCAATACCAGGATATGTGCCTTTTCCATATTGTTCAGTAAGAACAAAGCCTGCTAAATGATTTGTTATTGTATCATCTACGTATAAAGTATCAAATCCTTTTTCAAAGAATGACTGTAGGTTAGGAGAAGTTTTACTTAGATTCATTTTCATACGGAGTGACTTCTACTCCCTCCAACCCGTTTGCTTTTAATATCTTAGGAGCAATCTGTTTCATCAAACGACAATGTGCTTCTACTACATTATGTTGTTTAAAGTCTTTAACTGTTTTTCTACAACCATTACATATATCAAACATAGGACAAGTATAACATGATTTTTTCATACTTGCAAGTTCAAAACTATCCTGAAGCGGTGTAAAAAATTCTCCGTTCATTTCACGTTCAAAGTTAATTGGCTTGTCCATATCATCTCCAAACGCACCACAACTGTAATAGTCGCCACCTGGATTCATAGCACGTATGCCTTCGTCACACTTTCTATTCTGTGGACAACTTGTAGCATTGCCTTTTAGTCTTTGCATCATTTGTTTGGTGTTGAACTCCCATGGAGCAAGTCCTGCTTCCCATATATCAATATAGGTTTTATACATTTTAGATAGTAAGTAAGGACGATCTTGTTCGCCACTACTCATTGCATAGTTAAGTTTACACTCAACGCCTGTCTTATCCTGTCTATCAAAATTATGTAATGTTCCGCCAGGCTCAAGTCCTTCACTCATTTCCATAGCAAGTTCTACATTTTTAATTGCTAGATGATCGTTAGTATCTGTGACTACACTAATAAAGTCCGGACGATAACCACAGTGTTCTAACATAGCATCTGATACTTTCCAAAAGTCCTCTACTGTGAATAAACTGTAATCACCTTTAAGTCTTCCGTCACCGTAGTTAAAACTTGTTGTAATTCCTACACGTTCATTGTTAAAAAGGTCACGCCATTTTGTAGGCTTTACATAAAATGGCCACAAATTTGTAGTAAGAGCAATACTAGTTTTGTAATTATTACTATCTAACCAATCTATTATACGCCAATAGTAATCTGGTTCCATCATTAACGGATCACCACCATTAACAATTATTGTGTTTGTATTAGGATATCTTTTTAAAAACTTAAAAATGTGTTCATGATCTAATACAACTTTTCCATGCTCTGCAATTTTTGTGCTTGAACAAAACGTACATTTAAAATTACAAAGTTCAGTTGGTTTAATAATTAGTTCCATAAACTTATACCTGCATTAATTGTATATCTATTTTTAGTTTTATCTTTTAATGTATCTACACTATGAACAAATCTAGGATTAGCATTGTTTAGTAATACAACAGTTCCGTTTAACGGAATAATATTTTTTACATTAGACACTTCTTCGTTAGGCCAATCACGTTCTCCAATTTTAAGAATACTTCCCCATTCTGTTTTCCATTCAGGCTCTTCAGTAAAATAAATTAAAAACCCTACGTCATGATCTTCAACTCCGTCCCAATGCCAGTTTAAACTATCACTACCATTCCAGAGATCTATAAACCTAAGTTCCCAATTATATCCACACGTTTTTTCAAACCAATTGCTATAATAAGGATCTTTAAATAATTGTGTAATTGCATCAGTATACATCTTAGGAACAACATCTAAACTAGAAGCACTTTTGGCTTTTTCATATTCTCTATTGTATTCTCTTTCTTCCTTAGGTGGTGTTGTAATATCTGTGTTTATGCTCCATTCAGGTATGCTTTTGTATACCGAATGTGTTTGCCAATTTTCCATAGATATTTGTGCCCACAACAATGTTGTTAGATGTTGCGGAAGTTGAACAACATCAAACCCGTGTTTGTAAAAATGGTTAACGTCAAACGTCTTTTGAATCAACATAATCGTATACCTCCGCTAACCAACAAGGCTCTTGTGTTCTAAAACTTTTTAAATGATTACTTAAGAAACAACCCATAGAGCAACGTTGAAAATGTGGACATTCTAAACAGTTATAATCTTCAAACCATTTCTGTTCCATTTCTTCCTTAGTTGGCCTATATCCATCTAGGTCTTTAGATAATAATACTGTACAACCTCCTGCATCACCACTGGGCATAATAGTAAACGTATCCATACAAGTCATGCGTTTCTTTTGCTTGTTAGGATAATCTTTGAAGGGTAAACAGTTAGGATAGTTATCTAACATAAACTTCATAAAGTCACGCAACTGTACATCATTAGGAGTCATACGTTCTCTATTCTTTTCTGGTGTGTAGTAATCAAAATAGATATCATAGTTGTCGTACAAGTAATCAAAGAAAGGTGTAGCACGTTTTAAGAACTTTTCAATGTTAGGCTTTGTCATAATAACATTAGCACTTTTGATGTAGTTTTTAAACATTCTTACGTTCTCTTGAAACTTTTCTAACTGTCCAAAACCAAAGCGTCCACTAGGATCATAACTTGTTAGTAGTTTAATCTGTGGGCATTCATCTAGTAGTTTTTGTAGTCTATCTGTGCGTTCGTAAACAAAGTTTGTGGTAAAACATATTTCAACATCATAGTTGTTTTCCTTGCTCCACTTATCTAATTCATCTGCTAGATATTTGTAGTCATCAAAGCAACTGTCAGGAACAAGATCACTAAACACTTCACCACCCATAAAGTGTACACTGAACATACCTCTAGTAGCACTCATATTTTTTATAGCACGTTGCACAACTTCTAGTTTATCTCGTATGGTATCCATACCAACCTTGCTGTTGTGATCTTGATTGCAAAACTTACAACTCATATTACACTGTTCAAACAAGGTCACAATGATCTCGCCTAAGATTTGTCTTTTGTTTGTTTTTGTAATAATATTATGTTCTATCATTCAACTATCTCATTAAAAGTCATATTGCATACAAGACTTATTCTTTGTTCACTACCTAAGTAAGGAGTGACTTCATGCCAAACATAATACGGTGCCGCAATTAATAAACCATCTGTTGGTTCAATTTCTATGTATGGTTTACCTGGCGCAAATGATTTTTTACTTTGCCATCTAGGATCATATAATCTTATTTTGCCGCCTTCACTATTTCCTGCATTAATATAAAATACTGCAAACGCATCAATAACATCATGTGAATGTACGCTTTTAAAATCACCAAACTTCATTGGATTGATGATGTTTAGGTCATCCATATTATAATTTGTGTTGTGACCTGCGTGTTCACAAAGAGTGTCAAATGCGATTTTAAATCGTGAACGTATGTCCGGAAATGCATTAAAGTTTACATTTTCGTCTGCTATGTTAACAATGCCACTAGCCTTCATATCTGTTATTTTGGCAATGGCTAGGGTTTCAACTTGCTTTTTCCAATCTTCGTCATCATTATACTGACAAGAATAGATTGGCGTAGACCAATATTCATTTATCATACTGGTATTTATAGTAGCAGTTTTAGGTAGTTTAACCTATTGAAAAGTTAGATAATGTTGCTGAGTTTTCTTTTTTAAGTTTATAAAAGAAGTTTAACAATAGTACATTTACTTTTAATCTATCTTCAATTTCAAATGCACTTAGAGCACTATTGATATCTTTATCAAGAACTGTATCAATTTCACTGCTTGTTAATGTTCCATTTGAATTTTGGACAATCTTAATTACTTCTTTAGACAGTGTTGAATCGTCATCACCTGCATCAGTTCCTGAAGCCTCAAACATCTTTTGTCTAAAGTCTGCAACATCAATTTTAATGCTGTCAATTGTTTGATCTTTTAAGATAAAATCTAATGTATCATTGGTTCCTTCAAGTGCAAATAAGTCTTGGTCAATTGTATAATCAACACCTACTAGTTTTGAAACCCATGTCTTATTGATGTTTTGAAGCAAACTGCTTCTAATAAACAATGCTTCGTCCATTACTTTTTTGCTAAGAATAGCATACATCTTTTTACCTAATGAATCATCGTATGTACTTTTGCCATTAAGTTTGCCAGCAATCAAAAACTCAATTGGTGCTTTTGCTCTTACTTTTCCAGTTAATGAATTGTTTACTTCTACTGAAACTGTTTTAAATAATCCTTGAAACTGATCTTTAGTCATGTATCCAAAAGATTCTGCTAGTGTTTTTTGACTATCAACTCCAGCATTGTCTGAACCCCATGTAAAGTCTTGTCTTGTGATTAACTTTGCTTCTGTTGTGTTTGCATTATAGATTTTAAATGCATCTTCTTTTGTAATGTTAGGGTATAGATATTTTACCCATTTGACAAATAGTGTATTGTATGTTGTTGCATCTGCAAAAATATCAACAGTGCCTTTTTCTAATAGGAAATCAAAAAACTCTGCGTCGTTTGCAAACTCTTTATCAGCACCAACTAGTTCGTTGTATGAGTTAACATTGTAATATGTTTCCCCTAACGATCTAAATCTTGTTTGTATTTCGTCGCCAATTTGTTGTGTTAAATTTGGTGAAATAACGATACGTGGACGCTCCATATCCATACGGAACTCTGGCTTTACATACACTTTATCAAATAGTAGAAACATCTTTTAAACTCTCTTCTTTTAACTCTTTGTATTTATTTGAATCCCACATTCCTGAAGCCACTGCATTAGTGATAAGTGCTACTGTATTTCCAGGAACAAACCAGTAATTAAATAACGGTTCGCCTTTAAACATAGGATCGTTAAATTGCTTTACTAAAAACTTTCTATCTGTTAACGGTACGTGAGGAAACAATTCATATACATCTGAATACTTGTATAAATGTACGTAGTTAATTCCGCAGAATGTATCGTCTTCTACACGATCAAACCCATCAATACTTTGTTGAATAGCATTGTCTTGAATACAGTGCAAATTAAAAATACTACCACTAGCAAGAGCAACTGTCCATTTATCAACTAGGTCTGCGTTTTCTTCAATAAAATCTTTTGCTTCATTAAAAGAAAATAACTTGTTAACATAGTGTAAGCCTTGGTTTTCTTTTATACCTGCTAATAGTATTTGAAGTACTGTTAGTTCTAATGATTTTAGTTTTACTAACATTCTTGTTTCCATGTAAACTTTTACAAATTCATTTACTTCAGAAAACTCTACATCTTTAAAACTAACATCACACGGAACATCTAAATTACTTAGATATGTAAGTAATTTTTCTCCTTTAAGTGTGCTATCTTTATAATCAATAATAAAAGTAATATCTTTATTTTCAAAGTATTCTTTTAAATTATCAATAGGAATAGGAGCAACTGTATGTTTGTTCATTAGCGTCTACCTCTTGAACCGTGACAGTTAGAGTGGCAACTACTGTGACATACTGTGACTGGTGTGTCTACAACAATATCACGTTTTTCGTTCATTTCTCGTTGAAGATCCCCTAAGTATGCTTCGATACCAGCAACACTTACTAAATCGTCGGGCTCTACTGCACTAGCATCAATACCGTCAAGTGCAACTCTGTTAGCATCTAATAGATGAGCAACTTGTGTTTGATCAAAATCAACACGAGGATTTGCTTCACCTGTGCCAGATGTTTGCATTAGCAGTCTTGCTCTTTGTTTTCTAATTCTAGTGTATTCAAATGCTTCGCCTTCAAGTGTTGCAATAAGTTCTGAAGAATCAATTGTTGATCCTGCAATAGATGTTCCTGTAATACCAATTGAACGACCAGCAGTAGTGCCGCCATAGTTTCCAGCCGGCATATCATTGAACGGTTTATTGTTTGTTGCCCATAGGATTTGACCATTGTTATGAGTCACAACAAAATCTTCAAATCTATCAACAATATTTTGTTTTCTAATAGGGTTTGTTAGCGTAGCCATCTAGTTATGTACCTTTATTAATTTCTCTGTAAATTTCGCATTTGTACGTATATTTATGTTTTCTTTTAGTTTCATCATGAGGGTTTTTGGAGACGCACACACATCTCCTTCCCATTCTAATTGGTGACAATCGCTACCGCATACGTCAAATACCGGGCATTCAAAGCATCTAGGGTCTCTTGCTGTTTCACAGGCTATAATATTGCGTCTTTTTGGGTTAAAAAGCAGTTCAGCAATAGGCATATCTAGGTGTCCATAATGATCTACAGGTGCTGAATTTGGGCATCCTGCGATGGTTCCGTCTGCATTAATTGTAAACATCTTTTGCTCACAGTTTCTACACCAAGTACCTGCATCAGGAAATCCTAGTTCAAATTTAGCATAGATGTTTTCCATAAACGTATGATAAATTTTGTCACGCAAATCGTGTTCAACAATAGCCTCGTGATAAGCAAGGAACCAACTGTCTAGTTCTTTGTTGCTAGGCCATAATGCTAGATTCTTTTTAGCATTACCATCAAAGGTAATACGTTCAAAGTCTATTTCTTGTATTCCTAAATCAATAGCATAATCAATAATATGTACAGGATCTAATTCAATTACATCACGACTCATACTTACAAATAATTTAATTGTAAATCCGTCTTTGATAAGAGTGCGGACATTTGACTCCCATAGTTTACGTTGTTGCTCGTTTGCAAAACGTATTTTAGGATCCCAACTTGTACCAACACGTTTACCTAATGCTGTACGCATAAAATTTAGTTTTTCGTCTGTGAGTTTGTAAACAAGATTAGTAGTTGTTCCCCAACTCATTTCAGGATATAGTTTTGAAACAGCATCATACACTTTTTGCATATCAGCAACAGGTGCAAGAAAAGGTTCACCACCATGAAAATCTACATGGGCAGTTCTAAACTCAGGAAACATTTCTTTTAGTCTTGTAAACCAATCAATAATTTTATTAGGATCAAAATAAATCTTACGACCGTTGATACCATTTGTAAAACAATGACTGCAATTTAGATTACAAGTTTCTGTTGTTTTAAGATATACCATTAAATCTCTCATAGATGTATTCCTATATCTCCAACAGACTTTTCTAAGTAATTGTAAGTTCCAAAACTTAAACTTAAACAGTTTGTAATATTAAATGCTTTGTGCTGAGTATTTGCTTTAATAAAAATATGTTCGTTTTCTTTTAGTGTATGATCAGTGTCTGCAACTGTGACTGTTTTTGTTCCTTCGCAGATATAAATGCAAACCTCACACGGGTCACTATGCATATCAAAACTACCATGATCTTCATACCCCCAATAAGCATGACAGTCAACAGGCTTTCCCCAATGTTTAGAAAGTTGATTACATTTATCATAGATAACTTTATTAAATGCTTCAAAGCCTTGTATTTTAAATGTAGTTTTGTTTGTAATAAGTGTTGGCAATGATTCTATATACTCGGAGAAAGACACATAGGTATCATTAACTGGAGTATCTTTCCCGTCAATAATAGTGTAGATCAATCCTTGTGTAAAGAAATCTAAATTTGATAATGCTTGTTCAAAGTTTTGTTTTGTGATCATAATCCACTTGTGTTATTGCTAACAACTTTATCACCAATTACAATAGGGGAGCCCGGTGATACTCCGTGGATGTTAAAACTAAACACAATTCTTTCTTTGTTAGTAGGATTAGCCGGAACTCTATGAGGCAACCAGCCTGGAAATATCAATGCATCACCTGTTTCACACTTAACTTCTGTATAGTAATCATTAATGCCTCCTGGTTGTTCAAACTTAGGAGCATTAGAATTTAGTGGTAAGTTCATATTTCTAAACTGTATATCACCACTGTCCTCGGGTTTTTCTAAATACATACTTACAGCAAAGTGACTACCACCGTGATCGTGTTCTTCTACATAGCCTTGGTTAGCAGTAATGTTAGTCCAACTTTTAAAAATGCTTAATTCAATATCAGGTTGATACTGCCACTGCTTCCAAATCTCTTTAACATAAGGACGCAACCAATCAAGTATTGGTTTCATCTCAGACCAACTATGAGGTGCGGTTGCTTGATTAAGAACACTAGTCTTGCCACCACCTTTCATAACACCAATGTTAGGTTGCACCATTAAATGTTCTGCTCGTACTTTTCTTACAACATCTGTAAGGTCGCCTGGATAATGCATTTTATATATCAACGGTGCCCATGGTGTAGCATTTATCAATCCATCAATCATTATTGGCTCCTGGCATATAATCGTGTGCGTAAGGTTCAACACTACCTGCGGCTTCAATACTATTAGGGTCTAACTGTTCTCTTACTTTAAAGTTTCCACTAAATGTTGTACGTCTTTTATTTGATTTATTAGGGTTTGTAAAGTGATAAGTCCAACTAGGAAATATTACAATAGTTCCTGATTTTACTTTAGGAATATAACATTTTGTATTAAACTGTTTGAATACTCTATCAACACCTGTTGCCGCAACTCTATTAAACTCTGTATTCTCTAATACAAGTTCGCCGCCAGTTTCAACATCATCTGGGTATTCAAAGAAATAAGAACAAGCAAACATTCTATCAGGTACACTATGATCGTGTATCTCTTGGAATCCACCGTTATTGTATATGTTGGCCCAACATTCAATTAGTTCAAATGTGTATGGGCGTGTTGGACCAAGTGAATCAAAGTATTCAGTAAAGTTTGGTTGTATAGCGTCCCACCATATTTTCCAAGGCATTTGGTCGTTCTTTTCGTGACCACAACTGCTTGTACATCTTGATAGTGTCCAAGTATCTTTAAAATACTCTTTCTCTTTCAAAATGTAAGGCATAAATGCTTCAACAACTTTATCGTGATCTTTTACTTCACCTACGTAAAAGTGTGTTGGCCAAGCAGGGATAGTACTCATGAATTCTCCTTTACTTTGTAAACACAGTTTACAATAATTCTTTTGCTATAATCTATAGGAGGACTGCTAGTATGATATCTTGTACTGTGAAACATTACTAGTCTACCACGTTTAGGTGATAGTGTTGTTTCTGTACGCATATCAGTTAAATCTTCTCCCCAAAATTTGTTAAAGAAGTAAGTGTCTCCATCTGCATCGTCAACATAGTAGATTACACTAATCCACGGTTCGTCATCTTTGCCTTCTAGATGTTTATCACAATGTGGCATATTATACCAACCACGTTGCCAATTTGCTTGTTTGTGTAGATAGTTAACTTTAATTCTGTCTACGGCTTCAATTTCCATTTCAAGGTTATTCATTAGACTGTTGCTAATAATATCTGAAACATACGTAAATGGTGAAAAGACCGGACCTCTGCTGTCAACTAAAGGATGGACAAACTGATTGCAATCGTGAATATTGTCTTTAATTATTTCAGATGTTTTTTCTAATTGCCCTGCTGTGACTTTATTGTAGGCCCAATTAAAGTTTGGATCTAAAACAGCATCTAATATTTTTTGCTGATCATCTGGATGTACACAATTATCATACATTATAAATGGATGATTTTTCTTTTCAACTACTTCAACTTGCATTCTTACTCCTTATATACAGTGCTATTTAAGTAGTCATACATTGTTTGACAATGCTTTACGGCTTTACTCCATGTTTCTTTATTTGAATCCAAACGTCTAATAATTTCTTCTAGTTGTCTATTTGATAGTTTATTATGTGCAGGTTCAATACCTTCTGTGACAATATCAACAGGATTGTATCCCATACCACTAGCAATTGGAGGAAATCCAAATCCTGTAAGATTTTTAAGAACTAATCTATCAAAAGCATAACTCTTTCCTGATACAGTTAATGGTTGTGTTTCATCTAGCATATTTGGATCATAAGATCTTTTATAGCAGTCTTTCCAATATTGTGTATCATTCCTCTGTGTCATTGCATAATGCATTGATACAAAATTAGCGAAGTCTTTAAACATCTTTTTGCATACTGCATTATATCCGTCAATATCAAATTGACTTGCTACTTGCTTACCATTTGTTCCATAACTTCTAAGAAGTGTTCTTGCAAGTTCAATTAAAAACTTATGAACTGTATATAATCCGTTTGACTCTAACGGTTCAATGAACCCTGCACTTAGTCCTATTGCTACAACATTTTTAACCCAAAGTCTCTCGTGTAAGCCTACACGCATTCTTAAATCTTTAAATTCTAATTCATTAACATCAACGTCATTAGCACTCAAATACATTTTAAATTCATTTAATGCCTGTTCAGGTGTTGCGTGATCATCTGAATATACATATCCTGTACCAATTCTACTCCACAAAGGAATATTCCACACCCAACCATTACCTAATGCTGTACAATTTGTAAACGGTTCCATTTGTGCTTTTTTATCTGTGTATGGAACTCGTGTTGCCCATGCTCTATTATTAGGCAACATATATCTATAACTATCAAATGGCTCTTTCATTGTTTTGTCTAACAACAAACTTTTGAACCCTGTACAATCAATGTATAGGTCGCCAGTAATTAACAAACTGTCATCAAGTTGTAAACCAAGCAAACCGTTTTTGTCATCACTTCTTACTTCTTGTACATCACTTTGTATGTGTTCAACACCATTAGGAATACAAATATTATTCTTTAACCACTGTCCAAACTTAACAGCATCAAAATGATACGCACTATCAACTCCGTAAGTATATCCTGGAAGTTTATTATCGGTATTTTTATCAAACTTGTTTTCGTTAACCAACGCCATTACACTATGAAAACTTTCTGCGTAATTGCTGTTAGGTGTTTCAGGCTTATACATCTTTTTATAGTGCCAATCATTTGTTCCGTAGACTGTATTATCTAAATGCGGCCTTGTAAACGGATAATGGAATCCACCGTCGTTTTGTTTATAGAAGTTATTAAACTTAATGCTCAATTTATATGTTGCATCAGTTTCTTTCATAAACTTCTTTTCATCAATCCCTAATAGATTAATCCATTCATGAATGCCAGCAATAGTACTTTCGCCAACCCCTACAATCGGTGTGTTAGGTGATTCAATTAGTGTGACTTGGTATGTTGGAAATACTTTACAGATAGTTGCCGCAGTCATCCACCCGGCACTTCCTCCACCCACGATTACAATTTTCTTATGCATTGTCTCTGTATATTGTCCTTTTTAAATACTCATAAAGAGTATTACAATTTGCTACTGCGTGTTTCCATTCTTCTTTTCTAGATTCTAAATGCTCTACAATATCATCTATTTCTTCTTCTGTTAAAGGATCTATATCTAGTTTTTCTGTAATGCGATCAATTGGATTCCAATTCAAACCAACTGCAATACAATGCGGACCACCTGCAGGTTGAAACTCGTTGTTGCTCATTCTATCCATTGCAAGATATCTCATACCCGAACTAACAGTAATGTGAGGATTGAGCAACTCCCAATCATAATCTTTGTTAACAAGGTCACGCCAATACTTTGTATCATTCCTTGCTGAAAGAGCATAATGTAATATAACAAAGTGTGTAAACTCTGTAAACATTTTAGTAGTTCGTAAATTAAACACACCTTTATCAAACTCAGTTGCTACAATGTCTGTGTTTTCTTCGCGTTGTAGAATACGCATAAGTTCAATAAGATATTCGTGAACAGCAAACAATCCATTAGATTCTAAAGGTTCAATAAACCCTGCACTTAGTCCAATTGCTACAACATTCTTTACCCACATCTTTTCATGTAGGCCTGTTTTCATTTTAATGTCTTTGTAGTTTAATGTTTCTGGATCGTATCCTAGTTCTTTAAGATGTTCTTTAACTTCTTGTAGTGCTTCTTCTGGTGTTGCGTGTTTATCACTATAAACATAGCCTTTGCCAATCCTACTCCATAGAGGCGTGTCCCATACCCAACCATTGCCTAATGCTGTACAAGTTGTATATGGACGCATTTGTTCTTCCTTGTTTAGATAAGGAACTTGAACTGCCCACGCTCTGTTATTAGGTAAGTGTTCTTCATATGAATGAAACGGAACATCAAACTCGCTTAACAGTCTACTTCTAAATCCTGTACAATCTACAAACAAATCTGCTTCAACAAGACTATTGTTTTCTAATACTAGATGTTTAATACCGTTATTGTCTTTTACAATTTCTTTTACTTCTTGTTGTACGTGTTTCACTCCGTCAGGTAGACAGATGTTGTCACGCAACCAAATACCAAATTTAACAGCATCAAAATGATAGGCTGTATTTTTTCCGTAGCGATAACTTGGCAACCGTAAGTCTGTATTCTTATCAAACTTGTTTTCATTTATGAGTGCCATTACACTAAAGAAACTATCTGCGTAATCACTTGTTGGAGATTTATCTCTATAGATTTGTTTGATGTGCCAGTCGTTAAGACCAAAACGTGTTCCGTTTAAATCAGGATCGCTAAAAGGATAATGAAAGCCATTGTCGCCTTTCTTATAAAAGTTTTCAAACTTAATACTTAACTTGTAGGTTGCATCTGTATCACGCATAAAGTCTTTATCTTTAATACCAATAAGACGCATCCAAGTGTTAATAGATTGTAATGTACTTTCACCCACACCACTAATAGGAATGTTTGGTGATTCAATCAAGGTGATATCCCATGATGGGAAACATCTAATAAAGGTAGAGGCGGTCATCCATCCTGCGGAACCGCCTCCTACTATTACAACCTTTTTACTCACTACTCGTCCCCTAGAAAGAAGTACTTAATCTTTTTCCAGTTGTTGGCTGTTTGGTCTTTTCCTTTTGCCCACTGTTCTGCTTGGTACTCTTTTGTTTCTTCTACAAAAGTGTTTATCGCATCGGGCCTTGAAGCAATCCATTCTTGAACGGAATTTGCTTTAGACTTTAACTGTAAACTAAAAGGTTTTTCTTTTGGTACAATTTGATTAGTACCATTTGCTAATACTCCTGTTGTTGATACTGCTATTGCAAACAATAGTGTAATTACTATAAGAGCATAAAACATTAGTTTATTGCTATTCATCATCTTTACCTCCTTCCAACTTGGTATATGAACTTTTATCTCGTGAAATCAAAAAACAATCTGCTTGTATTTGATCTATGAGTGCTTGTATTTCTAAATCTCTACCTTTTGATTTAGGTGTGTCGTATTTTAATGCTCTAAGTTTATCAGCATCTGTTTTAATGCTGTCTATCTTATCACAAAACTCACTTATCCTATGAAGCATTATATCTTCTCTCCTTCCTCAAATCCTCTAAATGTTTTAAATCTAGGAAAACGTAAACTGTAAGTTCCGTCCTGATTTTGTGTAATAGCATCTGCTCTTACTTCAACAATGTTCCCAGGAATCCTGCTACGATCATTCCAAAAATTATCACGATCGCTGTCGCTAAACCCACTACCAACATTAACCTTGATAGCCTTCCCATCATCGACGCCTTCACAAATGAATGCACCCAAACGTCCTTCATTTCGTCCTGTTCCTTCTTCAACATCTTTTACCTCTAGTGAAACCTCAATAAATGGTTTCTGTTTTAACCAAGCGGTCGAACGTTTGCATTCGTACTTGGCTTTAGGATCTTTGATCATAATGCCCTCATAGCCTTGATCAATAGCCTCTTTGTTAAACTGTTTAAATTGTTCTTGTCCTTCTTGAGTGTCTAGGTCAACTTCAGTTTTAGGAATGACTTGAATATTTTCAAAACCATCAAACATCTTGCAATATTCTTGTAGAAACACATGGCGCTGACGTTGGTTGAGAACTGACTTGCCCTGTTTGAATTCACTCAACGGTATTATATCAAACAGTTGCAGTACGGCATCGTCGGCTTGCACATCACTCTTTCTATGTACTTGTTTCATCAAGTCTTGGAAAGAGTTAGATACTATTTCGCCATCAAGCACCATTGCTCTAGAGCCAAAGTCTATGGCTCTTTGTTTTATAAATTGGGTTATCTTGGTGAAGTTCTGCAACGTCTTGCCGTTTCTAGTATACTGCGACACGACCTCTCCCATACCACAGTCTACGACTGTGAGAACTCTAACACCATCAAGTTTTTTATCCAGGCATACTGTCCCACTCACTTTCTTTTGATGTTTTGCTGAATCATGTGCCAACATACACTCAAATACGGGCACCTTGTATTCGTCTTTGTTTTGTTTCTTTGCTACATTGTTTACGGTCTTTTCACTTACTCCACAACGTAGATCCTTAATAAGAATACGTCTGTACCAATCATTCCATTGTTCTTCTGTTGCTGTCTGCATTGCTAAAGTGATAGCATCTTGAGCGGCATGACCAGTTAACTCTCTAGAGTTTAATTGTTGTGCTAGTTGAGTGAATACCGGCCATGCCAAACCTTGTCCTACTTTGCCTTCTAAGTCTTCGCGAACAGGAACTTGTTTAACACCAAACGTATAAAGTTTGTCTAATGCCATGCGAACACCTTCAAAGAACTCGTCGAGTCCTTCGTCCATTGCTTGTGCAAGGATTGCTTCTTTGTCTAAGCGACCATTGTGTAATTCTAATGATCTAATAATTGCGTCTGGTTGTGTTCTCATACATCTTCCTCGTCATATTCTAAAAATTCTATTTCACCATCATCACGTTCTCGCACTCTAATATATCTTCGTGCAATAAGATCGTCTAGTGTTGCTGTCACAATTTTTACAGTTGATACCTTTGCTCCTACAAATAAACCAAATAACGTTCCAACAACATATGATAATAAAATAAAAGTATTTTCCATTTAAATTCCTTTGTAGTGTTCAATAACAGTATTCAAATCAGTATAACTTACAACAGCACTCTTGTCACCTAAGTTCTTTAGTGTCACAGGATGTGCGGTGTTAATAAACATTGGACCATCAAGTTCATGTGTATTAATAAGTTTTTCAGGATCTAGTTTATCAAACCAATATACAACAACACGTTCATCTGTTATGTTTTCAACAAATGCACAACTACCTTCACTAAGATCTTTTTGATCTATAAATGAAAGTTTAGTTTCTAATTCTATTTCGTCAGGTTGAATAAATTCTTTAGATCCTTTACACCAAAACATTATGCTACTACCTCTGGTGTAAATGTGTTGTCTTTATAAAACGGTTTAGGTACAACATCAAATGCATATTGGTCCCAAGGTTCACTGTCTGTTGCATCAAGTTTAGAAATTTTAACTTCGAAGTCATTGTTAATAACTTCTTCAACACCTTCTTTAATAAGTCTAACATCATTAAGATCGTTTGTGTCTGCCCACAGTGTACCATATTCCCACCAAATAGTTGGCTTTTGAATATCAGCCTGTGTAAATTTAACGTCAATGTTATTAAGTGTTCTAGTTTCTAAACCCATAATGTGTGCCTCCTTGGTGCCTGTATATTAGTGCTAGTTTTTCTTTTTGGAGTTTAAAACTAGCAAAACATTAACTCGCGGCATTTTAGGCCTCTCTTATAAAGCGATAGATCTAAGATCCGTTGCCAAGGACGCAAATGTCCTTCTCGCTATATATACTTGTTTATAACAAATATAATATTAGTATAGCAGGTTTTACCTATTTGTCAAGTATCTTTTTAAATTATTTTTGCTCAATTTGTCCAAAATCTTCTTGGTCTCCAAACACATCAAAAGGCATTATAACTCGTGGTTCTTTACTTAGGTTATTCGACACCTCATGCTGTAAAAAACTAGGAAATAATAGTAGGTCTCCTGTTTTTGGTTTGTATGTTTTTGGACTAAAGTATCTCTGCAATTCGTTTGGATAACCTCGTTGAGCATTTACACGAGGATCATGAAATCGTATTTCACCTGAATTACAATAGACATAGAATACACCACTTAGCAAACTGCCTTGGTGTTGATGTATTCCTATGTTTTGATGATTAGTTGCAAATGCTTTTATAAAATGTTTTGGAAAACATCCAAATGTTTGTCCAAACATTGTGCTTACATTTTGTTTTATAAAAATATTTGCTCTTGTGAATAATGGGTTTTTGTGTTCTGGATCTGTAAAAATATCTTTTTGAGCAAAACTGTTAGGCCACTCATCACTATATGTTGAAATTAGATATTGGAATAATTCTTCGCAATAGTAATTGTCATCAATATTTGTATGAAGTATATGAGTAGGCCATACAGTTTCAATCATATTACATAGAGTTTTTCTTGTCTTGGATCTCTTTACGTCTTACTTTTGTAAGTTTACCAAGGTCGTTTAACGCCGCTCTTGCTCTAGTTGCCGCCGCTTTAACACCCTTAGTTTCAAATGCTTCTGATTCTGCTAGGTATTTGTCTACTGCCGCTTTGATTTCATCATGTGTTGCCATGTTGTTTTTCTCCTTTGTTTAAAGTAGTTGTATTTAGGCCCCATAGTGTTTACGGGGCCTTAAATGTGGTTTAGAACTTGTATCGAATTGATCCAATTACTTGCTGTCCATAATCAGTATGGGCACCAGTATAAACGGATGTTTGTTCTTTGTCATGCAAATATAATCCTAATTCCAAACCGTCTTGTTTATCTGGACGTTTAGTAGGATCATAGTTGTTATAAATGTTATGAACAATTCCATAATAGTTTCCATCATAACCTAAGTCATCATTCTCAGTTCTGTGTGCTGTGACATAAGTTGCTTTGTTAATGTTATACATTACTCCGTAATCAATTCTATCGTCACTTGCTAGGCCTGTGTTTTTGTCGTCCCAAATTTCAACACCCCAAAGCATTGGGATATTAAATCTGTGTAAACTTCCACCAATTGCCCAACCTTCTTGGTCTTCTTTAGCAGTTTCTTCAGGACCTGAAATACGCATATATGATAAGTCTGCATAACCCATTAGGCTAACTGTACCTGTTGCGTAGCCAACATTGCCGTCATTATCATAACCAAGGGCAACACCCCATGGCATTTCTTTTTTTAGTCTATAAGAATCAAAATCAAATTCGTTATCGTATTGCCAGCCACCAAATGCTAACACAGTTTTTTCTCTGTGATCAATACGATAGTTTGTTTCTGTAAAAATAAGTGGAGCACTAATTTTAGGAGTCTTTGCAAATCCCATTCTTTGTGCATCTGTTTCACCAATGTACCATCTTGCTACATCATTACCAAAACCTATTTGTTTTTCTACAAGTGTATTGTCTTGTGTATGATCTAATTCATAATAAGAATCATATACACCAGAAGCACCAATCCAATCTATACCTAACACTTCTTGCTTTAGATTTGTTGATAGACCAAATTGTAATTCGCCTCTTGAATCCCAACCGGAGTCGTAAGTCTTATCATCATATCGCCCCTCAACTTCACCGTTAATAAAGAAGCCTTCTGGAATGTCATATGATGACGTTTTGTTTTCTAAGTTTGAAACTCGTTGCTCCAAAGTTAGATCTTCTGCATTTGCTTTTGTTGTTAATATTAAAAGTGCGAAAGCAATTAAAACAATAAACAATCCTCCAAACGCAGTTTTAGTATGATTTATTTTCATTCATTTTTCCTTTATTCTAAATACGAAAAAAGACCCGGAGGCCTTTTTACTAAGAATATTTATTGTGTTGCACTATAAGAGTGCATTAAACGTGGTTATGCAAACTCAAACCAACTGGTGATGATAAACTTGTTGTTTGATAAAGGCGGATTGCCTCTGTGAGTATGTGTAAACTCACTTGGCCAAATAATTGCTGTTCCTTTGGTAGGTTTGTATCTTAAACTTTGATATAAGAATTCTGTTTCGCCACCATTTTGAACATCATTAAGATAGACCATGCATACCAATTTACGATAGCAAGTAAGGTTGCTACCACTTTCTAAATGCCAAGTATGAAATCCTCCACCCACTTTAGTTTCTTGAATCCTTGTACTCATGATCTTCATAGGTTGAACAGTTTGAAGTATACTGTATTTGGTCATATAGTCATTAAGACAATGATCCATGCCCATATTAAAACCATTGTTTACGAAACTATTTCTAGTTCTTGCAGAGTGGTCCCATTCTTCAGTTGGAAGATAACTTTCGTCGTCTTGTGAATGTTTTGCGTGTTGTTGAAACTGCCTATTAAACGTAAGACCGTTTGCTTTTAGATAACTGAAGTGATCAACAACAGCATCACACCAATCATTATCAAACACACCTGTGTATGTTCCTATAAAATCCTGATACTCACTTGCAAAGTTTGGAAAAGGATTTTGCGGATTACGCATATCAGCGCCAGATTGATGTCCTAGTGGTAAGTTGTTTTCTTGCATAAGTGTATTTAATGATAGCGTTGATCTATGATTTCGTAATCTGAATAGTCAGGATGATCATAAAAATAATTTAATCCTCCTTCGGCTTCATTAACACAGACTGCATCGAACGTGCCGGTTTGATGTTGTAGACTGACTTCGCTAGCCATACAACTATCTAATGTTTCGTGATAATCGTTGGTCACAACCATTATAGGATTGCTATTGAACGACATAACGAAGTAAACTAATATCCATTTCATACTACTAATATAGCACAAATAGATTATTTGTCAACTAATTTAATTTAAGTTGTTGTCCAATTTGAATATTGTTTGAAGCAAGGTTGTTTAAAGATTTAATTGAATCTACATCTGTTTTATACTGTTGAGCAATGCTGTAAAGAGTTTCACCTTTTGCAACAGTGTGCATTTTTGGTTCTTCTTTTGTAGGCGTTGCCTTTGCAGTTCTAAATGCTTTTGAAGGTATTTTTGGATTGCCTGCTGTAATACTGTCTGCTTTGTGAAACTTTTTATGGTTCCAAGCATCAGCAAAATCTCTAAGTCCGGAACCAGGCTCTATAATTTGTAGTTTTCGTTTAATAGTATCAGTCATTGCTTTTGTAAGCATATCAATTGACGTGACGTGTTCCCACTTTTTAAAGTCAAAGTTAGCACCAGACACATATTTCTTTACATCTTTGACATAGGTGTTTGGCTCTACTTGTCCTGGACCAATACCAAAATCTAAACCACCTGTGTAGTTCCAATAAGAAGCATAAGCACTAGACCATTCGCCACCAGTACTTGCATTCTCTATCATTCTTACAACATCATAAAGTTGTTTAGGAAGTGTAGGATCATAGTTGCTTTTTACTCTTGAAGAAATGTATGCGTCATTAAACTTGTCTTGGTTCTGTTGGAACAGTCTAACAGTTGCTACATCAAATATTCCTGTAGGTCTTGCACCACATTCTCTTTGCATTATTCCTACAAATGTTAAGAAAGCAATTCTACTAGAACCAATATTAGATCTTAATATACCTGCACGATATCCTGCCATTTGCTGTTTCATTTTAGTATGAAAAAGGCTACGTGCTGTTTTGTGATGACCACCTGGATCGTTTCTAAATTGTTTTCTAGGATCAGTAATCTTAGGAGATTGTTTTAGATGAGCAATGATGCTATCAAACACATCTTCAGTAATCATTACTTCATTAATCTTCATGCAGTCATTGTTCCTTTATTGCTATTAGGATTATAATTATCTATGTCTTGTATAGTACCAATTCTGACACCATATACTCTTTTGATTACATCTTGTAAACTCTTTGGCAAATCATCTGGAACAGGATGTGACCTTATCCATTTATAAACTTTTGCATCTACTGCTTGATATCTTTTGTGAAAATATTGAGGACCTTTTCCTAAGAACCAACGTTTAATCCATATTTCGGTTGCTGTCGGAGATGTTTTATTTGTATACTCTTTACCATCTTCATCTTTTATACGAGTAAATTCAATTGTTTTTCCAATCTTATCTGCTTGATATTGTTGTGAGTAAATTAATGCGTGTTCAACTTCTTTAGAAAACTTTGGAAGAATTCCTAGTTTGGCCGCAATGTTAAATCCTCTATGTCTGTATTCATGTGCAATAGTCACAAATTTTTCTAGTTCATTTATATTAGAATCTGAAATCTCTTCTGCAACATTCATTAGATCCTGTGAGTAATCGTCTGCGTTAATATAAATCCTTGCTTCATCGTATTCTTGTGTTGATGACGGCATACTCTTATACCAACCTTCATCATCTTTTTCTGTACTAAACACAACACCTGCCATCTTGTTATAACTTTTCTTAGCAGGAAGTTCAACACCCGACAACGTCACAGGTACTGGTAGTCTTCTTGGATCTCCCATGATACCTAAAAGCACAATACCATCAACTGCTTTTTCAATACTTTGATTTGTCCAACACCAACGTGCTAACCATAACTTGTTCCAAGCAATCTTATCACCAGGTACTTCGGTTTCAGTACTAGGCCCTGTTGGCGGTGGAATAAACTGTACACCCATTCTTTCTGTAAGTTCTTGAATCTTCATGTTTTAAAATCCGGGGCCATATCCTTGTTGTTCGTTCTTGCTATACCTGTCTCTTGTTCTCTCTGACATTTGATCCCAAAGTGCTTTTATTTTTTCTGCGTCTTGTAAACTTAAACGTTTTATAAAAGGATCGTCTGGCGCCATATTATTTTGTAGAGTACGCAAAAAGTTTTGTGCACCATTTTCGCCGTCTAATTCTTTTCCTAGTCTATTATCATAGGCTGTAATAAATCTTTGTACAAATAACTTTGTAGGGAAATCATTAAAAAATATCAAATCGTTTTGTCCGGGGCTTGATTGTAAATTAAACTTTGCAATTTTTGGTTCCTTAGGACTAACTCCTACTTGTGTAAAGGCTTTAAGTTTTAATGCTTTAAGAGCATCTACAAATCTTGTAATTTCTTGTTCAGAAGTATCTGATTTTCGAAATTTATTTTCTGTGAGTTCAATAATTTTCATCTTATAACCTTATAGTTCCTTGATACCATGGATTATCTTTTCTAATATTTGCAACATATGATTTTGCTGACAAAGTGTCAATACCTGCTTTATTACCTAGCACGTCACCTGCGAAGTGACTCATGTCTGTGTCAGGATCAGGAATACTTGCCCATGTTGTCGAAAGACGTTTTAAGAATTGCTTGTCGCTTATTTGTCCTTTAAGCCATTCTTCCATTTGGTGACTGTGCTTCAAATGAAATATAGCAATCTTATCTTGTGTTTCAGGATCAAACTTGTCTTTGTCAAAGTCTAGTCCCATTTTTTGTGCAACTTCTTTAAGTGTTTGTCTAACGTATTGATAACGACCCATTGCACTGCTTCCCCAATACTCTCCTTTTTTCTTATTGTAAAAAAGTTTTCTTCTGATTTGATCTCTCACACGTTCGCCGCCATCTGCTAGTACTTCGTTGATAGTCATATCTAGTATCTCAGGCCTACGTGAACTAGGAAACACACTGTCATAGTGTCCATTAACGCTTTCAAACTGTGCAATAAAGTCTAACAATCTACCATACACACCAATTTCAAGTGATGACTGTTGTAGTTTCTGTGGAGCCTTTTTAGGACGTTTTAATTTCTCTCTTGGGTTAGAAATAATCTCAGGAGCCTTTGCTTTGGTTCTACCCATTATAAGATCATCGACCTTACGCATAGTTCTTGGACCTGGGTCACCGTCAACACTTAGACCATATGTCTTTTGAAAGTTCTGTGTTGCTTTTGCTGTGGAAGGTCCCCACTTGCCGTCAGCACCTGTTGGTCCTACATCAAAGCCTAGTGTAATCAACATTTGTTGAAACTTACGCATATCGTCTCTGTTGCGTTTAGGTTTGCGATTAGCAAAAGGTTCAAATTTTTGTAGATTACTTTGAGCAGTTTTCCAATTCTGTGAAACATTGCCAAGCATAGTAGCAATCTTATCTTGTACGCTTTGCCAATCTTTATATTCTACAATTACTTCACTGATCTTCATTGTGTTATCCTAATCTATTTCTATAATATTGAAGTATTAACTTATCTAGATGTTCTGTTGGTATATTGTTTGCTTCTTTTGCTACTCTAAGTAGGTATTGTTCTACACCACGACCAATTACATTAAAGATAGCAACGGCTTTTTCAAAAGCATCTTCAATTGTTTTCATATCTTCAAACCCTGGAACACTTTGCCACATCGTTGGCTCTGATTGATAGTTTCCATTTGCATCTAGTGTAGGGTGAATTCCACCTTTGCTGTCTTTGTGTAGTTTAACATAATTGCTCTTTTTATTCATATAACCGTAAAGCATTAGATGTTCAAGAGTAGCAAACTGTGTGCCACTAAATCGTTTCATTGAAGCAAGTGTTTGTTTGGCATGATCCGGATGGGCTCCCCATGCATGATATGGTGGAGTATACGGAAGTTTGCTTACTTGTTTTACAGTGTTAAAAATTGCTGGAATAGTGTTGGCCATGTTTAATCCTTTGTGACCAAACTCATGAGCAGTTATTCTTGCTATTACTTGATTTGCTCCTGCCTGTGCTAGAGTGTCTGCAATAGAAACTTCTTTTGTATTAGGATCAAATGTTCCTTGAACATTAGGATTGTCATACTTTTTAGTTTTTATTGTTAACTGAACATCAGGGTCAGTTAATAACTTTTCAATAGTTTCTTCTGAGCCTAAATACCCTAACATTATTACTGGATTAACATTGCTAGTTCTTGCTTTCATATATTTTCTATGAGCAATGATACCTAAAGCAAGTTTACTGGCAGTGGTTCTATATACTCCAACATCAGTATCAACTTTGATTATGTTATTGTTGCGAAACAATCCCATTAGTTCGCCTTTGCTAGGAGTGTTTCTTAATAGTTCATCAATACGCATTACGAATAGTCCTTTAGTGGACCACCGTACTTGGCGGCCTTAACTCTACGACCACGTAGGCTTTTGCCGTCGTGTTTTTTTCCTGAATTTCTTGCACGTAGACCTTGTGCAACACAACTGGATTGGTCACTGTTGCCAAGTTTTCTGCCGCTTTTGCACAATGCTTTGGAAGCCTTGCCTCTGTTGCGTGTTTTTTTCTTTTCGGTTAAAAATTCTCGTGCTCTCATAATGATATTTATGTTAAAATGCATCTAGTATATAAATAGATCTGGTGACTCCGCTTGTACACAAGCACATCATCATAAGATCGGAAGTGCTCAATCCGCCCGTGGATGAAAAAATAGTGAGCGAACAAGTAAAAGATCTGATTGAACGTATAGGCATGAAACTGCTTATGGGTCCATATGCAAAGTATGTGACCATGCCAGGCAACAGAGGACTCACAGTAGCCGCAATTATAGAAACAAGTCATATAGTAATGCATACCTGGGATGAATGCAATCCTGCTATGATACAACTTGATGTTTACACTTGCGGACCTTTTAATCCTCGCAGTGTGCTTGAATGGTTAGAACAATACAGTCCACAACGTACAGTCTATAGATATATTGATAGAGAACACGGACTAAAAGAGATTCCACTAGAACCACAGTATACTACACAAGAACTAGTTGAAGCAACTAACGACTTTTTAATCTAACGGTATTTGTCCGCAGGATTACGCCCATCATCGAATTCTTCACTTACTTTTCTATAGGTAAGTGCATTGCGTTCACCTTTGGTTGTTTTGAGAACTACATCGCCTGAACTGGCTACTTCTATTTTTGTGATCTTTGCTCTGCTATTACGGAATTTGCCAACGAGTATTTCATCGCCAACGTTTATTTGAATACTTACGCTCTTTACAGTTTGTGTCATAGGTTTATCTCCTATGCAAATATTTATTCTTTGAAATGGACCTTCTTCATGGTAGCATTGTTAGGTACTTTGCTTTTGGTATACTTGAGCATTCGTACGTGTTCTTCTAGTAGGCTCCAACCGTATAGGAAAGGTAGGAATGCGTGTATCACACTTTTAATAGCCAACCAGAACAGCATGACTGCTTCTTTCATAGCAAATCCCCAATGCCATAGATATTTGTGTAGTCCATTGCGGTAGGTTTGTTTACTTGCTGTTGTGCTTTTTTCTAGGTGTTTAAAATCAATTATCATTTGCTGGATCCTTTGGTGTATCAAAATCTGGGTCAAGTGCTTGACTTAACCACTCTACATCATCATCGTCCCCGTGTGTAAGCAACCAGTCTACGAACTCTCTATCTGCTAGTTTGCCTTCATACCACATCTGTCTTTGTTGATGCTTCTTGGCAGATATGAATCTTGCTCTTGAAATTATGTTGTTATTATCTTCTTGTGTCATCATAGTGCATATTGTAATACATTTATTTACACCTTGTCAACCTCACATCTTAAATACTGTTATGAAATTAAACCATTATGACTATGTTGTGGTCACTGACCCTGAAACTTTTAGTGTGTGGAGTAGTAGTGTTGATGTTGCTCTCATACGTGAACTGTGGGTATTTGGCGATACAACACCATATGAATCACAGGGCATTAACACTCGTAGATGGAGTGATGCAAGTGAACCGCCCTATCACAAACACCGAAAGCATTTGTTTATTGGTCCTCTTCCCGATTGTGTTGATTCCACTCATGAGCACGTTTAACTAGACTGTGTTCGTAGTCGTAGAGTAGAGCCTGTACGTCTTTAGGAAAACAAGCACCACCATATCCACCCGCTTCGCTTACGTGTGAGTGACTATCACCAATGCGACTGTCACCTGCTACACCCTTGCGAACACTTTCCCAATCACACCCTTCCTGTTCCGCAATACGTTTTGCTTCATTGAACCATATGACCTTTGTGGCCAGGAAACTGTTGCGAAAGTATTTGATAAGGATTGCTTCTTCAACGCTCACGTGATGATAGTTGCAGTTTGGAAATACCGGTAAAAATATTCTATCAATCCAAAACTCTACACAACGACCACTACCCCCAAAGTACATATCACGACTGTTAGCAAAGTCTTCAATGCTTGTATCCTGTCGCAGAAACTCTGGTGAAAATGTCAATTCGTGTCGTGGAAACTGTCTTACGATACTGGTCCATCCTGATATACTTGTTGTGCTTTTGATTAACGTGGGTGTGTTATCCTGTACTGTGTCTAGTACTTGTGCAATATAACTCACATCACACTCGCCTTTAGGTCCTTGTGGAGTAGGAACACACACTATCACACAGTCAACATCCTCTATATCTCGTACTGTTTGACTGCCTAGTTTAGGATCTATACCCACTAGATCGTGAAAGTGTTTAAGTGAGGCACTGACCGCACGACCTACAAATCCCTGTCCACATACGGCGATTTTCATGATTGTTTTCCTTATAGTATAACGATACTCTTAGTTATAACACATTTCAGGCTCAGGGAAACGAATTTGGTAAAGCGTAGCACAACTACTAGGTAGACGTGTTGTTATAGTGCATATCCAACCCCCATCCATGCTACCATCATGATCTAGATCATAACTTAATGGAGGAAACTGACTGCCCGTTAACTGCTTACAGTACTTCCAACGCTCACTAGAGTTTGCCCATTCACCCACGTGTAGTCGTACGGCAAGTTCGGGATCCTCTACATCAGCAACACCAAAACAGTACAGTGTGATCTCAGTCATAGGCCCTACAAGCACGAAGTGCGGTCCGCGAAATTTTACGGCCTATAGCCGCGAAGCGGTAGCGGTAGCGATTTATAGTATGTTCTCCTCTAACAAGCCAAAACAGTCCAATCCTACGTAGGCTAGAAAGAGTAGTGCGACCCATATGATGAACACTCTCCATAACAGACTATACCATTTCACGCTAGTACTCCTAGTACACACGCAACGCACACAATCACAATCCACAGGATGCTGGACCTTATACACCTAAAGAAATCAAGCACCTTGACTCTCTTTCCACAATCGCTTTAGATAATAACGGTTAGCACGAAAGTAATCCTTTTGACCAAAGTACTTGCATTTTATCTTGTACCATGCACACTCGTCACGATGCTCATAGTATTTGTCATTTACGAACTGACGAAATTGACTGTTTTTCATTTGACTGCTCCTGTTGTTCTAACGGTGTATCTACTGTCTCTGGAGGCGACTCTAAGTGCATACTATACAGTAGTAAACACATAAACAGATACGTGCATAATACATATAGTATAGCAAGAAACAGTTCTAACATAACACTATACAGTATACACTATAACAGTGCATAGTCAATACTGTGATTAGCCAAAGTGAACTTACAGTATAGGAGTCAACAGAGTTGACTCGTACTTCGTACACTATACACTATACAGTAAGACCCCGCTGTAAGGATATATAGACCCCGCTGTAAGGATTGTGCTCGTATGCGTGTAGGAGTATTTTTTGGTTATCTCTCGTCGCCATAACCATTTCCGGTAAAATCACCCTTATCAACCACCGTAAATCCACGATTATGAACCGTAATACCACTTTTACCAGTTTTACCACTATTACCACCCCACCGTAGACCACCGTAAGAACATGGTTTTTCACCCTAGATCCACAATGGCCCCTTCGGGGCCCCACTCTGCTCACTATGCTTACTACTCTCATATAGTGTGTATAGGTCTTTGAGCGGATCCTACTGTATATACACTATAGGGGTTGACAATACTGCATATGATGCTATACTGTATAGTATGTTAAGAAAGGCTGAATCAATGACCATCAATAGGCTTCTATCAATATCAATACTATCAATATCAATACTGGCATCAACAGGCTGTTCATCAATAACTGATCAACGAGGGCGGGATGTCAATAGTCAATGGCTTTATCAAGGGGCCTATCAATGGAGGGGTGTCAATGATGCTCCGGATTATGGGGCGAGGTTGCCGAACAATGTGGGAGATTATGACAGATTTTGCAGAGAGAGGCCGTGGAAGTGTCGCTAGACCAAAAACTCTAATAGAATCAAAGACTTATCCTGTTTGAACAGAGGAGGGGCTGTGTCTGACGTGGTCGTTCGTTCGTTCGCGTTCTTTTCCGAAAAAACCGGTTGACAAGAGTTGATTTGATGCTATACTATATGTATAGTGAGAGATCTGGCCGGCCCCGCGTAGAAATTGCAGGCATCGGCAGTGTATTGGACTCCGGTATCTGGCTTTCGCTTAACGTTCCCGGCGGTGGAGTTTTTTGGCTTACCCCTCGCTCTCTTATTGTTCTTATAGTATAACAAATAAAACCGGTTTTGTCAACCACTTTTTTGCAAATAAAATAGTTGACAATTTGGATATAGGTGCTATACTGTGTATAGTTAAAAAGAGGAGCGAAAACTATGTATGTACTACACGTTTTAAATGACGCAGGCGAATGGGAATTTATTACACGCAAATTCCGCACACCGTTTAATGCTGTTAAATTTTTCCACAGCAAATTGTCTATGTTTGCAGATTACACTATAACAAAAATTTAAAAAAAATGTGCATTTTGGACTTGACAAGTGTGTAAAAGAGCATATAATAGTATATGTAAGTTAACAAAAGCGAGAGGTAAATTATGCAAAAATTACAAAACTTTTTAAAAACACTAAAAGCAAACTGCAACAACATTGCACACATTAGCGATGAGGGCAACACAGCACAGGTGACTATTAGTTTAGGTACAGGCTGGGCTGGTGACTATGCAGGTGGTTATTGGGGTGACTGTGCTATTACAGACGACGAACTGCAAATTACATTTACAGTAGGCGACGTATACGACGATGGGGACTTTACTATAGGTGAAGGCATTGTGCAATTAACATACAAAGGCGGTGTTGAGAACAACGGACTTGCTTACACGGGCGAACTTGATAAAGAGGTGGGCAACGTGCTACAACACGTGACAGGTGGTATGTTATATTGTAGCGGTAGCGAACAGGGTATGCAGGGGCACTACGACGAAGACGAAAGTTATTTGAGCGTAGATATGGAGATTGTGGATAACACAAAACAAAAGGCAGTTGTTGCGAACGTTGTTAGTATAGGTTAAACAAATTGGTTGACAGTATAGCATTTCGGTGCTATACTGTATATACAGTTTAAAAAATAAGGAGCGAATATGACATTTTACGTTTATCACAAAACAGATTCACGCATTGAGACTGGTAAGGGCAATACGCATTACGGTCAGCACGAATACAACACAGAGGGTCAAGCAAAAGCGGCGATCACTCGTATTGTAAAGAAGGCTCAAGCAAAGCACGATCGTCTAAAGGCAAGCAAATACAGTTGGGATAATGAAAGAGCACAAGAGGCTCTAGATCGTGTGGCGGATCTTGCTATTGCTGAGCATGATGATTATCACGCTAATATTGAACAGTTCGAAACAGTTTATTCAATCTTTGATAGTAAAAAAGAGAAACCTGTAGTACAGAGCGTGAACACACCTCATTTTATGAGTGTATCAAGCGAAAGTTATTGGTGTATGTAAATGAAGACTCTAGTCGAAACAACGGTTTGGGGTGACAATACCCCAAATCATACCTACTTCTTAGAGAACGATCGCTGTGTAGGCTACATCAAAGCAGGCACAAGCGAGAAGATTATGTTCAAAAAGCCTATGCGTTTTGATAAAAGACGTAGAACTTTTAAGGAAATTAGGGGTTGACAAAACCGGTAATGCCGTATATAATATAAAAATAATGAAAGGAATGGTATGGAAAAACTCAACTCAATAGTATTAGCGATCACTGTAGGCATTGTGGCTTACTTGTTCGTTGAAGTGCAGGACTTGAAAGAGACAGATTCATTCTTCACCGAGTCTCAACCGGTGGTGACATCATGTGGTGAGAAACCGGATATGGTGGTGAGAGATGTATTTGCTGAATTCAAAAATCTAGTCATCGAACTTAAGAAGTTGGAAGACGAAACCTTGCCCGACGTTAAATTGGAGGACAAATGAGAATTCTAATTGGTATTGCAATTGGTGTCTTTGGAACTTTATTCTATGTGGATCCCTCGATGATCGATCCACTGTTGACCCAAGCCCAAGAAGTAGTTAGAGCAATTGGACAATTTCTGGTTGACAAAACCGGTTAATCCAGTTATAATATAGTTATTGTTTAATTAAGGAGCGACCTATGGAAAACAAGACTTATATCTTTCACACTGATCCCGGACACGGCTGGTTGGCTGTTCCGTTCAAAGATCTTATCGCATTCAACATCACAGATAAGATCTCAGGCTATTCATACATCAAAGGCAAGACTGCATACCTCGAAGAAGATTGTGATGCAGGAGTGTTCATTGATGCATTCAAACAACGCTTTGGTAAGATGTTTGAATACCGTACATCATATCAAGAGCGTACACAGATTCGCTATTTCGAAAACTATACAGCAGACAAGGTGGCGGCGTAATGTTTAAACTATATTGGAAAGGTGAGTGTATTGATCAGTTCGATACACTCGATGAGGCTCAAAAGATGCAAGCCGAATACAATATGGCATATGGTGGAGGAGTCATTATAGACGATGGCTCTAACGATGCTGAGTATGAACTAGCAATGGCTGAGTTTCACGGTAGTTGATCACTGAAAAATAATGGTTGACAATACCGGTTTTGTCTGTTATAATTATTATATAATTTAACAATAAGGAGCGATATATGAAACTATCAACAATCATTGCAGAGATCCACTCTATGAACAGAGACGATCTTAACAAGGTAGTCGAGGCTGTGAAGTATGCGAGATCGCAGGCACACAGACAAGCGGCGAACTCACTCAAGGCAGGTGACACAGTATTCTTCGACGGTAGGTATGGTAAGACCGTTAAGGGCACGGTGATCAAGACTGCCATCAAGTATGTACAGGTTGACTGTGGCATAGATGGTCGTTGGAGAGTACCGGCGGCACATTTGAGGTTGGCGGCATAATGTTAAACGTATTGAAGTGGGTGGCTACGGCCACCCTAATCATCGGCTTTGGTTTGATGAGTTCCGGCAACACAGATGGCTGGTACTTACAGATCACCGGTGGTATCCTATGGTTGATTGCGGCTGTGATGATGAAGGACAAACCCCTCATTGCCACAAATGCAACCATGACAATCGTAGGGATAATAGGCAGACTTTTCGGTTGACAAAACCGGTTTTGTCTGTTATAATGTAATTACAAAATAAAAAAATAGGAGCGAGATATGTCAGATAATTTTAAAGAAAACGTATTCGAATTTTTAGACGACTTACGTGAGAGCGGCGCTGTTAATATGTTTGGCGCAGGACAATTTGTACAAGAAGCATTCGACGTTGATAGACGTGAAGCAAGAACGCTGGTAGGAGAGTGGATGGACACTTTCTCTGAGAGGCACTCTGTATGAAGAAGGTTGGTTTAGACTTCTTCTTTAATAGAGAAGATGATTGGGGAGCCAACTACAACAACATGGACTTCTATATGTACAATGTCCAAAGGCTTAGATGGCTTTTGGTCGATGCGGACTACCTAGAAGGCAACCCATTTGCTAAATGCGTGGACCTAGACACATTAGAGATCAAGGACCAAGCAAGGTTCCAAAGCCTGCAGGAGAGGGATCACGATGCCCTAGTTGAAATGGTCGAGGACAAAGGTTGGGATTGGTTAGGCGATGACTTTGATCACATGGAAGCCTATCTATCCTTTATCATGCAACATGATAGAGCATTCTGTTATAGTGTAAAGGGTGAAGGATACAAATGCGACAGCGATTACCTACACATCGAGACTTGGAGCATACCAGAGAAGTTCCTCGAGAGTGATGCTCTGCGTGATGCCTACATTGCTGGATCCTCTAATGAAAGTGGCGACTACCATATGGATTCCGAGAGTCACGGCTGGTAATTTTTTGGTTGACAACTGGTAAAACCGGTGCTATACTGTAAGCATAATAAGGAGAGCGAAATGAAACAATTGAAAACATATTTGGGATTCTTTTTTATCGTAGCAGGAATCATTATGATGGCTGGCTCAGCAGGCGACTGTGATGGTGCTTGTATGGAGAACGCTAATACGATAGGCGAGATGCTAATGATTGCATTCATTGGTCTATGCTTGTTTGGCACAGGCGCATTCATAGCCATTTCAAGTGAAAAATAATGGTTGACAATACCGGTAATTCCGTGTATACTGTATATATAAATTGAAACAAAAGGAGCGATAAATGGCTACAAGAGCACGAATTGGTCTACAGCAAGACAACGGCACAATCATTGCCGCATATCAACATTGGGATGGTTATCCGGGTGGCTTAGGTTATACCCTATGCGAACACTGGGAAGATCCTGCAAAGGTAGAAGAAGGCATCCGACTAGGCGATGCTTCTAATTGGAAATACATCGTAGGCACGAAGGTAGACTTCGACGATAGGAATGATCCTATGCACGATGTCCAAAATGTCTACTACGGCAGAGACAGAGGCGAAAAGAATGTAGGCTTCCGTACTTACAAAGACGAAGCAGAGTTCATTGCTGAAGGCTTTAACACAGGTGAAGAATACATTTACCTAATGAAGAACACAGGTAAGAAGGATTACTTAGGCAAAGCAATAGGCGAATGGTTCTATTGTGCATACGACAAAAAGTTCTTTATCGAACTAGAGGAGGTTGCTATTAACGAGCATATCGAAATGCTCAAGCGACACCTAGAGTTGATGAAGCAACAGAAGGCGGCGTAAACCGAAATTATCAGCAAAGGCTTCGGGGTATAGTTAAATAATAGCACACTATACCCCGGAGGATAACAAATGACAACAGAGTTTCAACATCAGCGAATTCAAGTGCCAACAGGCATTGAAACAAATGAAAACGGTATCGTTGAGGCTGTGTGGGAAAGTCGTTTGGTGACCAGTTTGGAAGAATTGAAACAGGCCAATGCTGATATTAAGGCATTCCAGGAAAAGCATGGCGCTCGTAAGTTCAAGAACGCTACGAAGATCTTGGATAAGTTTGGATTGTCTGTAAAGGTGGCGAACACTGATCTTCCAGATGTGAAAGAACACAAACGGAATCACCCGCACACCAAACCAAGAGCATTCATGGGCCCGAACTATGTTCCGGAAGACACTCATGATAATCATTTGGACAAGAAGTAATTTTGGACAAAGTTTTTGGTTGACAGATTGGCCAAACTGTGCTATTATATAATCACAATGAGAGATCATTGTATTTTTAATAACTCAAAATAGGAAAGGCAGTTATGACAAACAAGACGTTCAAATATGCAGGTGTATCAACCAGCAATGGCAAAACTAAAATTAGGTTTGCAAACGATATCATGAGAATCAAAGTTCTGGATAAGAATGGTCACGAAGGCGTGAACATCAAAGAACTTCCTACAGAGATGTTGAAAGGTGATGCTGTTAAGCACTTATCTTCAATCGGATTTGCAGGCGAAGATTCAAACATCAAAGCGGCTCTAGATAAAGCGGCTAAGAAGTATGGTGTAAGTCTTACACAACCTGCAGTTGAAACAGAATCAACTGTAAATGTTGCGTAATTACATCACAGCACTTGTGGTAGTGGGGGCATTGATTGTCCCCACCCACGCTTATTCATTTGATTTGCTCACTGTAATTAAGAGGGCAATTCAAATCAATAACATCAACAACAACCTCGATCGGTTGAACCTCCCACAGGAACTAGAAAAGATAGCCATAAAAACTGTGGAAAATTATCCTAAGCAAAGAGAAAGAAATAAGGTTGACAATAGGTAAAACCGGTGCTATAATATAAGAACAATTAAACAAAGCAAAGGAGCGAGCGATGCCAAATTGGTGCAACAACACAATCAGGCTAACAGGGCCTAAAGAAAAGATCAAATCAATATTCGACAAAGCAAAAGAGTCGAATCAATTTCTACAACAACTACATCCTATGCCTGCAGAACTAGAAGGCACAACTTCACCAGCGCCTAAAGACGGAGAGCCACAACCGTTGGTAGATGGACACGACAACTGGTATGACTGGAGAGTTGACAACTGGGCAACCAAGTGGGATGTTGATATGGACGGATTGGAACTTGTGGAGAACGATGACTCCGCAACCATCCAGGGTTGGTTCGATAGTGCATGGTCACCACCAACAGGTGCTTACGGGTATTTCCTAGCAAAGAATGAGGATTGCAGTATTCACTCTTACTTCTACGAAGGTGGTATGGACTTTGCAGGTGAATGGGATGACGGTTGTGATACAACGATCAATCCTAGCGAGTATAACGCGGACCAGATGGAAGATCCTAACGCTGGACTCATCTATGAACTCAACGAACACTTTGGTTTCTCGGATTGGGTGCGTGAGTATGAAGAAGAACAGAAAACAGATACAGAGAAGTTCATTGTAGACAAGGAGCCAGTCAATGTCGGATAACCTACCTAAGGATTTCAAAGACATGGAAGATGACGCAATCGTTGGAGAGGACAGTCGTTCTCTCCAACTGACCCACTATGTGTTGGCTGAGCGTTTGATGCAATGTGAATACGCTATCATCGCCAAAGAGATCGTAGAGCAACCATGCAGTGACACGCTCATCTATATCTTAGAAGGCGGCCTCCGAGGCTACCACAAATGCACAGCAGGTGAACTGTGGAGTGAATGGAAGGATGGTGCCGAGGACAAGTGGTACGAGATGTATGAAGATGGCACCCTGCCATGGGAGGTCTTCGAAGACGATCCTATTCTCTCACTAGAAGAAGATGAGAATGGTGAAGTTGCAACCTACGGTAAGCGTTTGACTGATGCTTTTGGGCACGAATAAAAACGGTTGACAAAACCGGTATTGTCTGTTATACTGTAAGTATAAACAATAAAGAAAGCGAGGCAATATGAAGTTTGAATTTGATTACAGCAAAATGTCGGACGAAGAAGTAGTGATGACATATAACGCAGTGATGGCTAACGCTTACTTAGGTGACGAATGTGCGTTAGAAGATGAAATGGAAAAGCGTGGCTTAGACGCAGACAGTTTTAGCGGAGAGTACTAATGGCGACGAATTTGGAAAGCAGAACACAGGGTGTAGCATTGACACGCTTTTGGGGCGGTGCAGAACGCGGAACCTGTGTGCAAGTTAATGCTCGAAAATGGCAAGGTCATGTGCAGTTGACACGCGAACAAGCGGCTGAATTGGCACATGATTTGATGGCTTTTGCTGACGGTTTGGAAACTGAAGAGTGGTGCAGAGGCGCAGAAAAATATTAAAAAAAGTTGAAAAAAATGGTTGACATTTTGGACAGCGATGCTATACTATATGTATAGTAAGAAATAAGGAGCGAACAATATGAACACTTTTATCGTCACTACACAGGGTTTAGAAAACTACGGCGCACACGCAGAGAGCGGTAAGTTCTCCGATGGGCAGAACTATTGGAAGTTCAAGTCGGGCACTGACTACATGGTCACTGGCCTCGAGCGTCCTGCGGATGCTATGGCGTTCGTTGCCGCAATTGGCATCGAGAACGGCATTGGTTGGAAAGAGTTCCCAAGCCATGTGCAGACTCTTGAGGACTTCGAGAGTGAGTTCGATATGACCGATGAGTTCGATAAAGAGCACTTCGAGTTCAAGATGAAGTATATGCAGAAGGTCGACCCTCGAACCTACAAGAAGGCAGCCTAATGGAGTATCGTGGATACACCTACGTGGAGGACCTGCAGGAGGAGGATGACAACCGTAAGATCTTCCACGAGATCGAGAGAGAGGATGGCTCCCGTGTTGAGTGGAGTCGAATCCCTCAGGAGTTCATCCAAATATCTCCATATCGATCAGCAACACGCGAAGAGTTCGAACGTGCTGTGGACCATGTATTTTTTATGGATTTAACGGTTGACAAGTAAGCATAAGATGCTATACTATATAGATAATGAAGGAGCGAACAATGTTAAAATTAGCGTATTGCGATAAGATTGCTGACAGCATTCAAAAGGCTTTAAAGCAAACTGATCCGGATGGTATAATTAAAGAAGTGAGCAAGATCGAATGGGACTTGCATCCAACAGAGGGTTATTTCATTTCACCTAAGAAAATGATGACTGTGCATGACATGAACGGTAAGGCTTATGTTGTCACAATTGAAGAAGCACCAGTGCTTGATAAGGAGACGTTGTAATGATTGATCCGTTTGAAAAGGTAAAGACGTTCGAAGACCTGATTGATGAAATCGAACAGAACGATACTTCAGATGATGTGTTCTCTGATATGGACAGCATTGAAGAAATGCAGGACGAAGAATTTGGAGAATTTTCAGGCGTCGAAGGTATTGACAATTACGACGACTGGAATTAAAATAATAATATAAACTGTTAACAAGGAGCGAAAATGAAAACAGCACTAATTCAATTTAATGAGGGTACGTACAAGATCCGAGGCAACGACATGAGTGTGTCAGGTCTTAAGTTTCCTCTAATCCAACATTTCAAAGATGGCAAGAACGGCGCCTACGTCACAGTTGACGGCGCGGCACAGCCAGGCTTTCCAGAGCGTAGTATACGTATCAAAGTAGAGAGCCCACAGAGTTATGAAATCGTTGACAGCAACTTTGATCAGGTCAAGCAGGATGCATTAAAAGCAAGTGTCAAGGACACAGAAACTGATGAGCAGATCATGGAACGTATTGGTAAACGTTTTGAAATTCTAGACGAGATGACTCGTGCCAGTAAGGAAGGTAATGTACGTGCAATGATCGTAAGTGGCCCTCCAGGAGTTGGTAAGTCATACGGTGTTGAACAGCAACTTGAAAAGGATTCACTGTTTGATGATGTATCAGGACACAAGAGACGATATGAGATCGTTAAGGGTGCAATGTCAGCAATTGGACTCTATGCTAAGTTGTTCAAGTACAGCGATCCAAAGAACGTAGTTGTGTTTGATGACTGTGACTCGATCCTACTAGATGACATCAGTCTGAACATTCTTAAGGCCGCACTGGACACTAGTAAGAAACGATACATTAGTTGGAACACTGATTCGCGTTTACTGCGTTCAGAAGGTATTCCAGATCGTTTTGAATTCAAAGGTTCAGCGATCTTTATTACAAACATCAAGTTTGAAAACGTGCGATCCAAGAAACTTAAAGATCACTTGGAAGCACTTGAATCACGTTGTCATTATGTTGACCTAACAATTGACACAGAACGTGAGAAGATGTTGCGTATCAAGCAGATTGTGCGTGACGGTATGCTCGAAGAGTATGATATGCCTCAAGAGCGTAAAGACGACGTGGTAGAGTTCATTGATGAGAACAGAACTCGACTACGTGAATTGAGTTTGCGAACAGTACTTAAATGTGCTGACCTCGCTAAAAGTTTCCCTTCAAATTGGAGGGATTACGCGGCGACCACTGTGTTAAGAGCCTCTTAATCTCTTACCCTCGCTCAAAGGGGCTCAGTCGCGTTAACTTAGGGCAGTACTGGAATTCGCTCCTCTGGTACTGCCCTTCCTTTTGGCCACAAAATCAGTGACAAATTAATTGGAAAAACCGGTTGACAAACATCCAAAGTGAGCCTATAATATATGTATAAGTTAAACAAAAGGAGCGAAACTTATGACACAGGTAGCAGTAATTCATTCAGCATTTTCGGACAAGCACAATCCACACGTGGTAGCATTTGTAGAGGCTGGTGAGCGTACGGGCACTGAAGCATTGGAGTACGCATATCGCGTGACACAGAACATTGAGGGTTCATGGAGCAAGGGTCCTACATTTGAATGGGAAGGTGAAACACACACCAACCCAGACTTCAACCCAGACATCACAGTAATGGTTCCACTTACACTTACTCCGGAAGGCAAGGAGTACGGATTGCGTTCAACTTCAATGGGCGACCAGATGCTGTTGGGCACAGACAAATATGAAGTAGCCGCATTTGGCTTTGACAAACTATAAGGAGCGAACGTGAAATTATCCAAAAAGAAACTATTCAAAGCACTGGATCTATTCTTCAACACTGAAGCATATAGCACAGATGGATTGAATGCAAAGGGCATTGGTGATGAGACCTACGGTCGAGACAGTCGTATATACGTAGACACTAAAGGCAAACGAGGCGAATTGGAACGCTTCTTGCGTGGCTTAGGCTTTACTGTCAACACCAATTACAGCAAGGGCAGTGACTTCACAGAAGTCTGTGTATCCTATTTCAAGGGCCGACACTGGGACGAATAAGGGGTTGACACAAACCCAAAGTGACTGTATTATATACTTACAAACTACAAAACAAGGAGCGATATATGTTAAATTCAGCAACAGGTACAATGGCAACAGTAGCACAAGACATCAAGCAGTATACAGCAGATGACATACGTGCTATCAAAGCAGAAGCAGTAAGCGAAGCAAAGAAAGCAGTAGCCAAGTTCCTAGCAGAGTGGACAGAGAGCACAGGTGGCAATGAGTATGGTGAGCCTATGTATTGTGGCTTTGCTTGGACTAACATCTACAACATCAAAGGCAATACTCGACTAGGTAAAGCATTCAAAGCCGCTGGCATTGAAAAGGATTACAGTGGTGCGTATAGCATTTGGGATCCTGCAGAGCACAGAGGACAGAGCATGGATGCTAAAGAAGTAGGTGCACAGGCTTGTGCAGATGTGTTCCGCAAGTATGGCTTTACTGCGTATATGGGTAGCAGAGCAGACTAATCGCAAACGGTTCGCGAACGTTTGGAAATGAGCGGCAGAGATGTCGCTCATTTTTTTTGGCTGAAGAATCTTTTTTGAAAATAAAAAAGGCGAGGGGCTTTATATATAAAACCATGGTGATGCAGAATCACCAGGCAGGAGAAAAAATGAAATTTAAAAAAATTGTAGCAGAAAATTTTACATACTATATACCCCTCTCTAAACAAGGTATTTGAATCGTTTGTATAACTAGTATTTTGGAATGCGTAAACAGTGTACATACTATCCAAAACTTCCTCTAACACAGTATCTACTGCGTACAGGCGCTATATTACCTCTTAAACAGTCTCGGGCAGTCAAACATACTCGTAAGGCTAGTAAGACCCGTGTATGACGCTTATATAGCGTTTAAGACACCACTACGCACACACTGTAAAAGCAACCACCCCCCTGTAGAGTAGTGTATTCAAATTTTTTTTGCACAGATTTTTTTTGATTAACTATACGTATGGCTGAAGAATACTGCATATACACAAGAGACTTTGATCAAGCACAAGGCTTTATAACAGCACTAAGCAACATGGGTATTAGCATAGAACCACACGCTAATCGTACACGTTTTTGGCTAGACTCAAAAGAGAAAGAACACTACTTGTTTTATCTGCGTTATAGTCACGTGCTACACCGTGTAAAGGAAGTCACTGCAAGTACTATAACTGCTATACACGAAAATACTGTTAAATTCAAAGGTTAGGTGTGTGTACAGCGTATGTTATAAAGTCACGCACAGTGTATATATAACGTTCCAAATCAACAAACAGATCCCTATTGTATAGTCGTTCAGTTGTTAAACGACTGTAGGCCATACGTCCAATCTCTGTCTTGTAGTTGCGTTGTGCTACACCTGGATATACACCTGTAAGCCAAAGAGCACTGTCACCCAACAGTTTAGCACCTGTACTGCCTTCCATTTCCATTATGCTTTCTGCATAGGTTTTGCGTGGTTGGAGGCCGTCTGTCATGCGTTCTGCTAGGATCATTACAGTGTATGCTTTAAGGTGATATGGCAGTGTTAAACCTGTACGATTTTCCGTGTCTTGCACGAGATTGGTGAAAGCATCGATGTAGTGTGCATCGGTTCCCATAACAGTATTTATGGTGGGAGTAAAACTTTTGACCGCTAACCGCTACGCGGATTGCGTTGCTCTACCGCTACTGCTTCGCAGTCTAGAAAAAATTTCCGCGGACGCTTCGCTTGTTTTTGGCTGTTTTGAGCCTATTTCACGGTGTATATGCTTCAGTGTTTTAAATACTTGTACGAGTTGTTTATTTGAGAGATCAACACACACTCAGTATGTACGTTGCGGTGACACCGTTAAATAGAATTAGGTTGTATAAAACTTCAATAAACAACTCGATCTACATACACTAGGCTAAATACAGTCTATAAGTTAAACAGTCTGTTTACTATACACCCGCACTAGATTAAATAATTATATAGGAGGGTGTTATTATGAAAACCCTAATCATACTATTCATAAGCGTTTGTGTTAACACAGACTGCGTATGGTTTGAAATACAAGATCCAGTGTTTGAATCACCTGAACAGTGCATAGAAGCAGGTGGTAGAACAGCACAAGAGTTGCAAGAAGCAATGCCTTACTCTAGTGGTGAAATACACTGTGTACCTGAAAATAGTATAGATGATTTTAAAGAATATCTTGAACAACGAGGATATAGATTAAACCCCAAAGAGACCGGCATTAAAGTATAATAATAAAAACCGGTTTTATCAATTTAATGAAGAATAAAAAACGTACCAATCCGCGTGAACGCATACGTGTTCTACAAGAACAAATACGCAAAACACTCGACACATATGACCGAGAAAGACTAGAACAAGAACTGTTCCACTGGCAACAGGTTGTTAATCGTAAACCTCAATCGGACTCGTGACCCAAATATAATTGTGTTCAAAACCCTGTGGTAGCATCACATAGTCTTGGTGTAGGCAACTCATGCCACCGTACTGTTCGCTTAACACAAGATCGTAATAGGTTTGTGCTTGTTCGCAGTTGCGGAATGTTCCTATATAGGTATCGCAACACTGCTCCCATGCCAGGCTCACTGTGAGTATAAACTCCAGCATGGCTGTTCTCCATAATGGTTATTGGTGTGTTTATTTATTTTGTGCATACCACCTATGCTAAATACGTATACGTTCAGCCACAAGGCCGGAAGTAGCATAATGCGAAGGAACGCACCTAAACTTTAACCGGGGAGGGTGACATGAATAGATTCGATCATTTACATCGAATGTACCGCGAAGAAAAACAGCGTGAACGTAAACGTAAGATCCTAAATCATTCTAGATCTGAAGTTGATATAAACGCAAATGGTACATCAGGATATGTTGTAAAGCACGGACCTAATGTGGGTAAGATACTCGCACATCGCAGTCCAAAGTCTACTAACAACTGGTAGTCAAAACACAGCGTCATGCAAGTCACAGATTTTAAATACTTGTATGACGCAGTTAACAGCCACACAGATTCCTATTACACAAGACCTTGACACCAATGTTGAAACATTAATTTCTCTTATTGACAACAGTCAGGGTTTTGTGTTAACGGGTGAAGGTAGTCTAAGTGGATACTTTGCTCCTCCTGTAATTAATCAATGCAACAACTTTACAGAACTAAGCAGTGCAGAAAGATATGTAGTAGGTCACGCAACCACACAAGGTGTACATCTATTACTAGGAACTGGTTGGATGGAACCAGATGGTATGCCCTACAATCAAGTAAGGATATATCACAATGGGTTTCAAGGTGCTTATTCAAAACGTCTACTCACAACTACTCTACAAGGTGGTGGAGAACGTAATGCTTACATACCTGGTTTTTCAAATAGTGTGTTTCCTCTAAACGACAGCACACTTGCAGGAGTATTGATCTGCAACGACATATGGGCAACACCTAGTGTGAGTCCAAATGGTAATCCCTATTATGTAAATGAATATGCACAGCAAGGTGTTCGTGTATTGTTTTGTAGTGTTAACTGTAATGTAGGTGGGCGTGTTAGTTGGGATCCTGTAATCTATACGTGGCATGAAAATCATCTACAGATGTATGCTAAAACATTTGGAATGTACATTGTGGTAAGTGGTAGCAGTTTATCAATGACTGGTGAGCCTATAGAAAAACTACAATGTCCATTAGGTATCATTGGTCCTGACGGCGAGTGGATAGAAAAACTAGAACTTGGTCAAACGTCTTGTACCACTAAAATTCAATAAATATTACTATGGACATGACTGGAAGACTACTAGTATCACAACCCACGAGTAAATCGGAATTCTTTAAAGAAAGCGTTATACTCTTAGTGCAACACGACGAACGTGGGGCATGGGGTATACAGATTAATAAACCTTTAGATACGTTGTCAATTAAAGATGTAATTACAGATCCTGAGGTGGGTATTACAAACGATACCAAATGTTATCTTGGCGGACCTGTAGAGCAACAGGCAATACATCTATTGCATTCAAGTGATTGCGTTATGAGTAATAGTTTGCCTATTACAGATACGCTTACAATTACAAGCAATGCTACAATGTTTAAAGAAATGGAAATGGGCAGAGGCCCTAGTAAATGGATTTGTACACTAGGTATGTGTACGTGGGCACCAGGACAACTAGATGGTGAAATGAGAGGTGAACATCCTTGGACACCTCAGCATCAATGGTTAGACACTGCTATACCAAAGGATTTACTTGATAGAAATCCTCGTATGCTATGGAAAGAGTGTGTTAAAACCTGTGTAGAAAATGCTACATCAACCTTCTTTTAACAATAAATAATAGCACAGGAGAAACCAAGTTGTATACACTAACAAGAGATAAATCACCGCAAGGCATAATCTATTATTATGTCACCGGTCGTGCGAGTAATAAAGATCTAGAAGAATACTGGAAGACGCAGTATCCTAGTATTAAAACGTATGCGTATACGACTGAAATTTTAGAAAACGGAGATACTAGAATTAAAGTATTTCAAACAAGATAGGAATAGACAATGGCGGCAAATGGTATATCAACACTAACAACTAAGAGAGCAAGACAAGATGCTAAACTTGCTCTAGCAGAAACAGACAGAACAAATCGTAATGCTGTTGAGCCAGGACGTTATGCTGATACAACAGCAGATGCAACACAACTTCCAACTCGCTATGCTGTTGGTGATAACGACACAAACAATGTAGTTGACAATGCAAATACTGGCGGATTAAAAACTGGTAGGCCTTGGGCAACTTAATAGATGGCTAATAGAAAGCACTACGATCTAAAACAAATGGTAGCATCAGGCTACTCATCAGATCACACATTCAATCACAAGTTTGGTGCTGTACCGCAGTTAAGCATCAACACCACAGGCACAATCTGGGACGTATCTAACACACTGTATCCTTGGACGGCATTGGACACACCAGCAGTAGTAAATGTAGAACGCAACGATGCCGCAGATAACGGATTGGTTGTCACAGTACAAGGATTAGATGCCGACTGGAACTTCCAAAGCGAAGACATCACAATCACAGGTGCAGACCAAGTAGGCACCAAACTATGGCGTAGGGTGAATAGAGCCTACGTCAGTTCAGGCACAGCCGTAGTGAACGTAGGCAACATTGACATCGAAGCAGGAGCCGCAGGCGGCACCACAGTTGCTCGTATCACAGCCGACCTTGGACAGACACTGATGGCTGTCTATACTATACCAGCAGGATACATTGGATACTTGTATCACGGAACTATGACTGTACAGGCCAACGCAGATGCCACAGGCTTTATGTTTATTCGCAGAAACACAGTAGGCACAACCTTCCGTGTTGCTCATACCTTTGAAGTTGCTGGCGGATCACAGTATATGTACGATTTTGCTTTTCCGCCACCAATACCAGAGAAAAGCGATATTGATGTAAGAGCCACAGTTAGAAGTAATAATGCTAGGGTCACAGCCGCTTTTGATATCTTGCTTGTCGAGAACGATCCAGAAGCACCAATTACTGATTTAATCTGATTCAGTATTAATTGATTTAATAAGATCTCTAAGTTTAGTTGATTGTGTTTTACCACTAACTTTACCTACTGTTGATCCTTCTGTTGGATCACTTCTAGTAGTTTCTTCACTGTTATCAACTGTACTTTGTTTTTTGATGTTATTGTATATTGAAGAGCCTGTACTTGTATATGTTGATGATTGCGAATCTTCTTCTGCAAGATCACTAATACGTAAAGTATCAATATTAAAATCTAAATCTACTTTTTGTCCTACACCACTTGAACTACGTGTTTTCATAAACTGTATTTGATAACGTCCACGTTCTTTCATTGCTCGTGATGTAAAGATACCAATCACGTTATCAGCAGTTTGAATCTTACTCAAACCACCTGAGATATGCGAATGATCAAATTCAATTTCTTCAACAGCCGCTCTGTTTAACTGCGATGCTGTCACAAATACTGTTTGTGTTTCCATTGCTAAGTTTCTTAGTTCTTCAGATACATACTTGTCTTTAATAAACAAGTCACTCGGTGAAACTTTTCTACTCATAGGCATCAACAAGTCTAAGTAATCAATTAGTAATACATCTGCTTGTACACCGTTTTTAATTTGCCACTCTTTAACATAAGAACGTAAGTCATTTGCAGTCTTACCACTTGGCATATATTTGATTTGAATCTTTCCTGCTTTCTTACCTTGCACTTTAACTTTCATTTCAACATCGTCAATATTTTTAAATATGTCACGTGTTGCCATTCCTGTTAACATTGCATCAACACGCATTGCTACAAGTTCTTCACTAAGTTCTAATGATATGTACAATACGTTCATGCCGTCAAGTGCAAAGTTAACAGCCATATTTTGTAGGAACAACGATTTACCTGCACCTGAACCACCTGCCCAAATGTTTAGTTCACCTCTGTTGAATCCACCAAACAACTTCTTATCTAAACTTGGCCATCCTGTGCTTACTTGTCCGTTGTTGTCTTTTAGTTTCATTAGTCTTGCTCTTGGGTCTAAGAAATAATCAGTACCCATGTCTTTTGCAAGACCAATTTGGATTGCGTCTTTAATTAAACCTTCTACTGGACCATACTCACCTTTTTCAAGTAAGTCAGCACTTTGTAAAATTGCACGTTCAAGTGCTTTCTTTCTACTAAACTTTTCAAATGTATCTAATAGCCAATCGTGATGCTCTTCTCCAACATTACTTGCATCTTGTAAACCAACACCACAACTTTTGTTAACAATATCAAGTTCAGGCATAACTTTATATTCATCAACATATGTTTTAATAAATGTTGCTGTGTCTTTTAGTTTTTGGTCAAAGTTATCTGGATCAAATATTCCTTGACAACGCACATAACTTTCTGCATTGCTTAGAAACATTTCTAAAAACAGTTTTTGTATATCTTCTTTAAATTCTTCAGCCACTAATTCTTTACCTTATTTGTTTGTATTATTATACCATAAATCTTGCGGAATGTCAACCTGTGTTTTTGTTTTGGCGAAAACAGCACCTAAACAACTGCCGGGATCGCCTGGATGTTTTGGAACGTGTATTTTCTCAAACATACCGGCTTCACGTACTTTGTCAATAGCAGGTTTGTTTAATGCACACCCGCCCATAAAACATACTTGATCATATAGGTGTTTTTCTTTTAACCAAACACTAATGCCCATAATTAATTCTTCAAATTTCTTTTGTACACTTGCCGCTAAATCTCTTACGTTAGCATCTGGAAGCCAAGCATTTAATCCTCTATGCATATTAACATTGAATTTAATGCTAGGATATTTTATATCAAACAGTTCGTTAATCTCTTTCATATAACGATCTGGATCTCCTTCTTTAGCCATTTCAGCAATAATGTATTCATCTCTATTTGCTTTTAATCCAATGCGTTGAGTCATTGCACTGTACCACAATCCAATTGAGTGAGGATAGCCTTGACTGTGAATACGTTTGATGCGTCCACCTAGTCCGTCCCATATAGTATACGTTTCAAACTCGCCAATACTATCTAGTACAACTATACCCCAACGAGTATTTCCTTTTGGTGCAGAGTAATATCCATATGCCGCATGACTCTCGTGATGTTTTGTAAAAGATAGTTTACAATCCTTGCTTATTCCGTAGTTTTGTAAATAATAGTTTACATTTGTATCACTGTAAGGAATACCTTGTCCTGCCCATAATTGACGCAACCATTTTAGTTTTGGATACTCGTACCATACTATCTCATCTGGCATACCGTAAGATTCTTTTGCTACACTTACCATTGTGTAATTTAAATGAGGATCATTTTCAACGCCAGTGAAGTCTTTTGCTAAACAGGCCCATACAGGGTGTATACCTTTAAACACAGCCAAACTAGCATCGTGACTGTTTGCTACTATACCCCAACGTGTTTTATAATCGTTTATCATGATATACCCTTATACTTTTTCCAAAACGAGTGTAGTACATAAAACCATACGCCGTTAATGATAGGTTCAACAACAGCATCAACAGCCGCTAATTCAAAAGAAGCACCTGTAATTACATTATTGCTAATCATTGCAATAACAATATGTCCAAGTGTATAGATAACAGCAAGTGTAAAACTACTACCACCTATAAGTCTTTTTAGTAAATTAAAAATACCTTCTTTAAATTCTGTCATAAACATCTACTTGTATATAAAAGGATCCTTCTCCTGTAATTTTTTAAGTTTCTTTTTTAATGCTCTCTTTGATTGCCATGTCACGTACCAAAGTTTAATTTTTATCCAATAGTGTTTCATAAGTTTTCCTCGATATATTTTACGAGCAAACGACTATAATCACCGTGTGCTTTTTCTACAGGATGATGTAAAGCCATTCTATTATAATTGTTTGTTGTTGCCCATTCGTTAAAACTTTCGCCGGTTGGGTCGTAATAGTTAACAGTATCATACACATCACTACGTACTTCACAAGGATGTATATTATTATGAAACAAAAAGTTGCCTACATTGTTTTGTAAGTAGTTTCTTAACAATAAAATGTTTGTATACCACTTTTCGTATTCAAGTTCATAGTCCCACATATACTTACCAAAAAAGTTTCTTGCTTGCCAGTAAGTGTCAATAAAAATTTCACCATCACCTTTTGTCTTATTAGGAGTCACATTAGGGTTAATAAACAGTGTATCAAAGTGATTCATTTCAGCACACACTATATCAGATGTAAATTCTAATTTAAGATCTTGATCGTGCTGTACACTGTCTTTGATAGATCTAATACTAATTTCTCCTCTATTAATACTACTCCAACCTACTATAACAAAATAGTTTTTTAAATCTTCTCCTGCACGTTTAAATTCTTCTAAATCTTGAACACAACGTCTAGCAATCCATTCATTGTTTGCACCCGGCAATGCTCTATTAATACATTCGTCGTAGTTTAATTTGTTAGCAACGTACATAGGATAAGCATGGCGTTTGTTTGCTTCTGACATATCGCTGTCAGCAATACATTCGGCACCTGCTGTTAAACTGTCTCCTATTGCATATATTTTTTTCATAGACAGTGTTCCTTTATGTATGGCAATATTAGGTTTTTAAATTCTGTATGCACTTGCTTGTTAAAGTGTCCTTCGCGACGCATACCATAGTTGTGATGTTGTTTTGCCCATTGACTAAAACTAAACGTATCGAACTTATAGTAATGTTCGTCAAATGCTTTATCTATTAAAATGTTAGGTCTAATTTTAAGTCCTCTGTTCCATTCATGAACGTTATTATGCATAAAGTATTTGATGTTATTTGATTCACAAAAGTTCTTTACAAGCATTATATAACCAAACCATTTTTCGTGTTCTAGGTCTTCGTCCCAAAGAAACTGAGCACAAAACATTTGTGCATCGTCACCAAAATTACAAACTAGTTCACCGTTGCCGTCTTTCATCCATTTAGTAGTATTCGGGTTAACAAAGTTGGTTCCAAACATTTCAATTTCAGTTGATAGCATACCAAGTGGAGGCCATGCTCCAATCTTTTTTAAATTTTTAATTTCTTCTTTTGCTGTAATTTCTAATCTGTTAATACCACTCCAACCTACTATAACAAATACTTTAGAAAGATCTTGTCCTTCCTGTTGAAGTTTCATTAAATCTAATACAGTTGTACGTGCAATCCATTCATTAGGCGCACCAGGCAATGCACTGTTCATATTATTTGCAATACCTAGATCATCTGTAATTTGCATTGGATAAGCATGGTATTTGTTTTCTTCGCTAACGTTAGCATCACCTAAAATTTCCATTCCGTGTGTAAAACTATCACCACAAGCATAAACTAAATCAAACATTTTTTCACCTATAATTAAACGTTATTACAAACCTATATCCAGGCTGTCTTGGACTGCTACTGCTATGATATTGTAGTCCGTTAAATGTAATTAGCGTATTTTCTTGTGGCTTAACAGTGTTTTGAACTGTGTAGTTTTTAGCCGTTGTAGGGTAAAACTCGTTGTAAAACACAGTTGGAGCATCGCTATTGTTTACGTAAAATAAACTAGTTGTATGTTCAGTTTCAAAGTCAACGTGCGGAGAATGATATTCATTTTCTTTTTGTCCTGAATAAAATATAAATCCTACACGACAACGTATAAGTTGCTTATTATTTAAATGTTCTAAAATAGGATTTAACAAATATGCTAGACTTGGATTTTCTAATTTATTATCGTCAAACACAGTTGTACTAAACCCATATTCCATATTTCCGCTTCCGTAAGCAACGTTATGATTAAACGTCCACGGAATAAGATTGCTAGTTAAATTTTGTTGTAGCAATAACAGATCTGTTTTTTCTAGTACGTTTTCCTTAATATCAATCATTGAAATATGTCTTTGCTACTACTTCTATTTTAAGTTTATTTGTTTCAATACTGTTTATAATTTGTTTTAGTGTATATATTCTACCATACTTTCTAACAGCATCATTAACATCTTTTATGTCTTTATCCCACGGCGGAAAACTAACACACCAACCATAGTGCAATGCACTTTCTACAAGATCCTGTCCTGCTTTATCTCTATCAGGAACAACAACTACTTGCCGTTGTAAACTGTTAATTAACATTGCTTGTTGATCGCTGATGTCATTACGTAGTACAGCAACACCGTCAATTGAAATAGCATCAATTGGTCCTTCAACAACAAAACAATAACGTCTATAATAGTTTTGTCTATCTAAATTAAAAACATACCCCGGTTGGCTATCTGTAATATATTTGGGGGAGCCGTCTCCTATCTTTCGAGCAGTGTATCCGACTATGTCCCCTTGATAATAGAATGGTATAATCAGCCTTGACTTATATGAACCCTCTGGAGTCCACATAAAATCATAATCATCTACCATCAGGCCTCTGCCTAAAATATATTCAACGGCTCCTATGAATTCTGATTCTAAGTCTTCAGGTTTAACATCATCTCGTCTTAACCTGTCTGCTATTAGACTAGCCCCTGACGCAAGTTTCTTAGTTTCAAATGTTGGTGTAATAATTACGTGTTCATCATTTGAATTCTCTTTTAATTTTAAAGCCTCAAGACTGATTCTTGTAATCTCAGAATCTGGCATACCTAACCATCCTAATAGTTTACGCATCTTATAAGATATGTTTCTACCAGGAACATAACTGGTTGTATACCCGCAGTTAAAGCAATGATAACTTATAGTACCATCACCATTAAACATCATACCACCACGCTTACGCTTGTCTGCACCTTCGCCATTGTGTATACAGCAAGGTGCATCAAAAGAAATCCACCCACTAGGAGTTTGTTTTCTTTTCGAAGGTAATGCGGCGGTGACACTAGATTGAATCGAATTCATACTAGTATTTTACGATCTTACGAGGACTTTGTCAAGTGTTCCGGTGTTCGAAATGGAAGGAATATGTTTAATTCTTAGCCAACTATATACTCCATTTACATTTATATAATTGGTTTCTGTAGAATTAGATAGTGCTACACTTTTAACTTCAACCCAATCTGTTCCATTACTAGGTTGTACATCAAGTGTTGCTTCAACGTATAAAGTTCCGTCATATCCAGTAGTTTCATATTGGATAGTATGCAATGGGTTTGCTCTTTTAAATCTTGCATTTGCATCAATATGACTGCTTGTGTATGTTGTTATATTTGTATCATAATCTGTAATACCACTAAACGTTGTAATACTATCGCTTTCAGTGTGCGTAGTAAAGCAGTTGTCTACAATAGCAATTCTACCACAAGCATCATGATATGTGTTCGTATATGTAGGTTTCTGAACATTATTTACTGTACGTTTGATAGAAAATCTATAAGTTTGTGATACTAGATCAACAGTATCGCTTTCGCTTAAATCTATTGTAATAACACCTTTAGTAGAACGTGTACTTCCGTCATCGACAACAGTCATCGACTTATTTAAAAACGTTGATCCTGTTTCCTTGTCTAGCAACATAAATGTGAATGTGTTTCCTGAACTAATGTCAATAGGTTTTTGGTCTTGATTTTTGACCGTAAATTTAAGGGTATTTGACACCCCCTTAAACACTTTTAAATCGCTTTGATACATAGGTGCATATCCTTGTTCTACTCCGGAGTCCAAATCACTGTAAATGGTACTACCGGTTTCATAAATATATATTGGTACTTTGAGCATATCATTGTGTCATCCTACTTGTATTTATATGAAAGACTATGGCAATTAGAAACGAAGAATTAGAACAATCAATACCGTTTATTAGCGGTATCAAACACGCAAACAACGAGTACGTTGGGATCATTATTAATCAAGATCACAGCGTCACAAGTATTTACGATCTTGCGAATTGCACTGACGAAGAAAAAACATTAATCTTACAGTGCGGTGAAGTATGGTGGTGGGAATCAAACAGAAAACTTCCTATTAACATTTTCCTTAAAAGAGAAATGCAGTTGTTCAAACACATGATTAAAAGTTTCAATACAAAAGATGTTGAGATACTTTTTGGTCCTGTTGTTAGATTACACGATATTGCACAAAAACGTGTTAAACGCAAAAGCATTCAACTAGTTCGTAAATTAAAGTAATTAGTTAAACTTTTCGTGTAGGTTAGCACAGTCTACACACAGTTCCACTCCCGGTACTACTTTTCTTCTTGCTTCAGGAATTTCATTTCCACACTCAATACATTCTTCTAAACTTGGTTTAGATTGCTTTTCACTCATCATATCTCTATGCTTTCGTAATGCGGCTTCGTTTTCAAATAGTGCGGCAACTTGTGCTACTTCTGCCTCTTCTTCGTTATTGTATTCAAAAATAAAATGTTCTTCGTTGTTATTATTCATATAGTTCTTCGCAAATTAAATTCATATGTACCACAATCGCATGAGCATATGCTACTGCGTGTGCTTTTTTAAAATAATAGGATCCGTCTTCAGGTTTCGTCCAAACGTTCTTCATCACCGTATCCCACGGTTGTCCAAGCAAACTCCTCTTCGCGGGACGTATAATCGCTAGTACCGCCGCCAGTTGCTCTATGCTCGTTGGTTTCATTTCTTTTAGAATGTCGCTGTGTTCTGCGACGTGAAATAAGTTGTTGCTGAAGTCTGGCTCGGTAAGTAATTCCCATAACGGTTCCTTTTGTAATAGTGTATTTAAATGATTTTCGTCTTTTACTTTCTCATAGATATGAACATTTAACATATCTATTTTAAAATATCCTCTTTCGTCTGCTTCTTTGTGATCGATAGTACAGATATCTGTAAAAGGATTGACAGGTGCATTATGAAAATAAATTCCTGTGTTGTGCTTTTTAAGAGTTCCTTTTTCTATTCGCGAGGCCTTAATGTGCTTGAAATTTTCTAGCACTTTTTCACGATCAAAAAAATCTAAATCAACATCAGGCAATGTTTGCTTCCTTTATTATTTCTTTTACTAGTTTAACATCATCTTTGTTATTTGTAAAGTGTTTTTTCCAATATATAATATCTAAAACAGGTTCAATAATATTCAAGTGTTCGTCGTTAAAACTTTCTAAAAGTTGAACACCTTCTGCAGAATTTAATAACATCCATGGACTAATACGACCATATCTAATATCATTAACTGCTCTATTATGATTTACATATTTGAAATAATCGTTATATGGTGCTTGGTTTTTATCTCCCCAATCCATCATAGTTTCTAACGAACGTTTAACTGCACCCTCTACAGGTTCTACTTTGATCATCTCAAATAGATATGTGTCATACAATTCATCACGACACCAATGATCTAATTTAACTCCGCTTTTAATTACAAAGTCAATAAATTTCTCTGGGTATATACAACTTACGTTTGTCACAAAACTACCAAATTTAACAAACGCATTATAGTAAGAACTTTTACAAAATTCTTCGTATGTTTTAGGTTTACTCTTTTGTACAGTTTGATAGAACTTATTAAATGTTAAAAAGCCAACTTGTACACGCTTTTCATCTTTTTGCAAATGTCGTCTCTTTGGTTCGCACAAGTGAGCAACAAGGGTCTTTTCTTTTTGAAACCCTTTGCCACAATGTACACACTCAAAGTCACGTTTATTCATTTGGATCACGTTCTTCCATATATTCTTTTTGTTCGCTTTTTGACATAATAGTTGATAAGGCTGTTGCATCGTCTACCTTCATATTAGGATTTTTATCTAGTACGTATTGTTCAAATTTATTCTTTGCTTGTTTCTTTGGAGCCGCAACATACTGATGGAAAAAGTTTTCATAAGCACCACACATTGCCATTAGTTTCCATAGCAGTCCTTTGTGATTTTTGCTTAATGTCCAATGATGCTTATTGACAAATTCGTTTGTCATTTCTAAATAATGTTCTTGGAAAAACTGATCGCCTTTTACATTGCTTACATAACGCATTGCAATAAACGGTGCAAATAACTTTTTATCGTCATCACTAAGTTTATTATACCAGTCTTTGTCTCTACGATCAACTGCTCGTAGCATTGCTTTTAAATCAAGAAACTTTTTCTTTTCAGCCATGCTTTACTCCTACAATATTCATACTCATTACAATTCTATTTTCACTTACAGTGTTTTCCTGTACTCTATGTGATAACCAAGCAGGAAATAATAATATATCGTTAGTATTACATTTTACTTCCTGCCAGAAGTCTTGTCTACTGAAATCTGCATGACTTCTTGGCATATATGTCCAACTTGAATGCAATGGATTTCTAAATTCAATATTTCCACTGTTTTGGGGTTTTTCTAAGTAGATACTTGCCGCCATATGTGCAGGACTATGATCGTGTTCAATTACGTATCCACCTTTATTAGTTATATTTGTCCAACTGTTCATTACTTCTAACGGAATATCTTGCATATCCCATTCTTTCCAAACTGATTCTACAACTGGTTGAAGCCATACCATAAAGTCGTGTAGTTCTTCCCACATATGTGGATCTTGGTCGTTATGATTAGCGTTTGTTTTTCCACCACCACGCATACTACCTGCATCTGATGGCATAAGCATTGTTTGTTTAGTAGCACGAACAACCGCAGATGAGAAATCTCCTGGATAAGTTGCTTTCCATACTAGCGTTGGTGTTGTGCTAATTGGTTGAATCATTTTCTTTACTCAAATCATAAACTGTTTTAATTTGTTTGAACATTTTTTGCAATGTTCTATTACCTTCGTTTGCCATTTCTTGCATTTCAATAAATTCGTAATTATCAATATGCCATTCAGGACAATGTGGTTCGCAAACAAGTACACGAGTCCCGGTATCAGTGTCACGTTCATAAACAGTTTCACCACCATCCGGAGACTCGTATATCTTGACCATATTATCCTTGTTCTTTATCTGCTAACTTGCCCTTAAGGTAGTTAAGTAGAACACCGTATGCTGGTAAGAAAATAATCAAACCAACTACAATTTTAAGAACAACTTGTGAGCCTGCAATTTCAACCCAATGTGTTGCCATATATTCATCAGCACTGTTATTAAATGCAACAGCGAAGAATGTATACGTGTCAATTACGTTAGCAACAATAGTTGATAATGCCGGTGCCGCCCACCATGCTTTTGTATATGCTTCTCTGATATATTGAAAAACATAAACGTCTAAAAATGTACCAATAGCATAAGCAGTTGCTGATGCAAAGCCAATACGTAGTGCTACACTTTCAGGTGCACCTTCAGCAAGTACTACTGCAATAGATCCAATAATGGCTAAAGGATATGCCGCCGCAATAGTTGCTCGTGCAATTGATTTACCTAACAATCTAACTGTTAAGTCAGTTGCTAAGATTACTAACGGGAACGTAAATGCCGCCCAAGTTAGTTTAACGCCTGCGATCTCAACTGGAATGTTGACTAGGGCGTTTGAGATTGTGATAACAACAACATGAAGAAATGCTAATTTCAACATCATTGCTTTATCAACGTCTTTAAAAAGTCCAAACATATTACTTCTTTCCTTTTACTATGGAGCCGACTGTTCGACGAACAATATCGTCATGATTAAATTCTGCCCAGTATAGTTCAAAAGCGACTCCATCTTCCAAACCTTCAAACTGGTGAATTTTGCCGGGTTTCACTTGCGTGAACTCCCCTGGACCAAGTATAGTTTCATCAACTAATCCATCTTGGTCATCCTGCCAAACACGGACAATCATCTTGCCCGATTCAACAAAGAATCCGTTCCATTTATATTTGTGTTCATGTTCTGAACATTTATACCCTGCCTTATATTCAATGCGATGAAACTCTAGTACACCATTTGCATGAATAAGTTCTGTTTGTCCCCATATCTTACCTGCCTTCATAGTCATTACCCTTTCTCCTTCTGTAATCGTAGACGTTCTTTAAAGTTATTAATTCTCCATCCTTTGTAGTTGTCTAGGCGATGAAGTTCCTCTGTTGTAATTAAATGATGATTAATTTTAATAGGTCTATTGCTTAAAGGAATTAGTTGAGCAACAGGTTCTCCTGGTTTAATTGATAATCTACTTCCTTGCGGTAAAAAGAAATTAAACTCAGCAACGTGTGTATATTTAAAATCAATTGTTCCAGGACTTGACCAATGACTTAAAGGATTTGATTGATGCCATGTTGGTTGTGTCCACAGCCATTCAATACTCTCGCTTGTTTTAATTCTCCAAGGTAGCGGAAACTTAATATGATGAAAACCTGGTTTGTGATCAGCATAGTCATCAGATGTATGACTGCTAGGTTGTTTGAATTTTTCAGGTAAGACATCAAAAGCAATTTTTCCGTCCATAAATCTTTGAACAACAAAACTTGCTGGACTAGGCATAATAATACCTTGTTTCATATAACCAATAATTGCTGGACAGGTTTTCATACCTGCAACATCTAGGTCCTGTACATGAACGTGTGGGTGATTGTCTTCTCTACTAGTAGGAAGTTTTTTCCACCACTCAGGAATAAACTTTTTTGATAAGTCTGGTTTAAACAAATCAAAAGAATGTTGATCGTCAGTATAAAAATCTACTGTTATTGGTTTTTTAAAAAACATATTAAAACAATAAACTGTAATCCAATGTTTCGCAAGACCTTGAAACTTCTTTTACAAAGAAAACACATTCAGGATTTTCTCCGTCATGTAAAGGCGTAGTTAGTAGTTGTCCTGCTTTAAGTTTAGGAAAATACCATTTTACATCTTGATAAACATTAACAACGTCTACTGGTGTAAAGTCTGGTCTAAAGCCTGTTAACGGATTAAAAGTATATGCTTCAAACCCTCTATCATTTAAACTTGTTAAAGGCAATACTTCTAAATCATTTCCTTCACTGCCACCAATTAGCATTGACCATTCTAACGGCATTTGTACTTGATGTTTACCTATTTGTAAAACAACTGCTGGCGATGAAAAACTTTCTAAATAGATCAACGGCATAAAGAAATAGTCTGGTTCTTTAGGATCACTGTTGTCTAAGACACTGTACCTAATATCTTCATTTATTTCTTTAGGAAGATTATTTAGATTAAACATTTTATTTTCTAGTGTTAGTATATTCATTTAATCAATTTCAATCCTTTCTATTGTAAAGGGGTAATTAGCCTCTTTATAAAACTTTTTACGTTGTGTAAGATGTCGTTTGGCATACTTACATCTGCTTGTAATGTCCCAAATTTGGACATGGTCTTTGTCCTCAGCCTTTCTAATTCCGCGGCCAATTGACTGAATAACACGTACAAAAGACTTACCAGGCTCAATAAGAATAAGGTTAAAAATGCGAGGAATATTAATGCCAACTGCGGCAACACCGTAAGTTGCAATAATAACTTTTTTATCAGCAGTTTTAACTTCATCATAATGTTCTTTCCTTGTGTCTGCTTTTGTTTCTCCACTAATGAAGACACTGTCATTAATATATGATTGTAGCATATTACCTGCAGAAAGTCTATCAACAAGTACCAAAGTATTGCCATTTTCGCTTATTTTGGCAATTAATTTTGAAACCCATTCCATTCTTTTTTCGTTTGTTGTTAAATATTTTAATTCTTCTTGGTATGATCTAAACTCTTGTACATCTTCAGTTTGAATAATGTTTACATCACATTGTGCAAGTACACCCTTTGCTTGTAGATCACTTGCACTAATGTTATTAATAACATCACCTAAACTTGCTCTAATGCCTTGAAACTCAAATTGCTCTTTAGGTATAGTACCTGTTAGTCCCCAGCGAATAGGAACGTGTGCAAAGTTTTGTGTAAGCAAGTTTTTAAGTACATCTGCTTTTGCTTGGTGTACTTCGTCAACAATAATACAACGAACATCTTCCATTGCTTCTTGGAAAGTCACTGCCGCTTCGTGATTCTTAGTTTTCTTGCTAAGAATGTTTAAACTTTGCCAAGTACAAATTGTATGAGTGTGACCCAACTCTTTTCTATCACCAAAGTACACACCTACGTCTAGGCCGCAATTGACATAGTCTTCTTCTGTCTGCGTCACCAACGATTTGTTAGGAACAATAACTAGGCTACGCCCATATGGTTCACATAAACGCGAAAGTGTAGCAGTGATAATAGTTTTACCTGCACCAGTTGCAACTTCTTGTAGTGCTTGTGGATTAGATAAAAAGTTATTAATAACTTCAAGTTGGTAGTCACGTAAACGAATAGGTTGTCCTTCTGCAGGATGTCCTTTAGGCCAACAAGTGTCACCCCAAAACTCTTCATCAATTGTTGCAAAGTTAAGTTGTGTTGGTTCACGCAAATCTTCTACTTCTACATATACTCCTTTGCTATCTAGTTCAACAAGAACTTCTTCAAGCATACTAATATATGTTGTACCACCTAGTCCAAAGAAACTTACAGTACCGTCCCATCGTCCTAGTTTATATGCAGGCAAATATCTTGCATACGGAATCTCATATTTAAATTTGTTTACAAGATGTTTACGCATTTGAAGATCAAGACCTTCAAACTTTACGTTTACTTCATCTTTAATAATAAGTTTACAAGATGCCACTATTGGTATCCCCTTTGTGTGTAAAATTTACAACTAACGGCTTGTTAGCAATATACGATTGTGTTTTATAATGACTTGGTTCCACAGGCAAATCAACTAAAACTAAATTTGGTTTTATATCATTTTTAACAAATGTTTTAGGAATCTTTTCATTTGTAATTAGTATTTTATTTGTAGGATCAAACAAATTAACACCCTTTTCTTTTATAAACGTGTTTGCTTCGTTGTCTTTTTTGTATCTAAAACACACAGATGTTTTGTTAGTTAAATTATGTAGTTCAAACATATTGATCCACTCATACAAACTATCAACATCAGTTGAACTAACAAGAATAACAGTTTGCTTACTTGCTTTGATAATGTTCATCAAGTCTGAACGTTTATGAACTTTTTTGTTAACAATATATTTGTTTTTATGATCTAACAATATTTTGTTAAGTGGATGGTTTTTTAATTGTACTGCAACGGCATCATCATAAACATAACAACCTAGCATTTTACTAAACATAATTGCTTGAGCAGGATCTGTAATACTTGCTAGTTCTGAAGCATACGGTTCAGGTATATTAACATTTTTAACAATAAATTTATTATCATGCGTAAGAACAGGATAATAGTCTAATCCGTCGTGCTTAATTTGTTTTGTTTTATCTTCAATTTTTTTAAGTTGAGGATCAATGTCAAACCCCTTACCTTTTGTAGCATTTAATAAAAACTGCACGTTTGTTTCATTAAGTTGAAACGACCACGATTTGTTTTCACCGTCATATACTCCTGCGGTATAACTAGGCTTCTTTCTTTTCTTAAATTTGTTAACTAGGTCAGCAATGAATGGACTTTTACAAACAATATACTCTCCATCAATGTGTAGTGTTTTTGTTTTATCAATAACTCTAAATGGTTTTGAAAAAGGTTTCTTTGTAAGTAATTCGTCTGTATCAAACCCATATTTTTTAAGAATTGGTTGATAATTTTTTACAAGTCTAACACCAATAGTTCCTTGTTTCTCAGTCAACGCAAGACCTCTTTCAAGTTGTTCAGAAAGACTTTTTACAATAGGCAAGTCGTATTGATTAATTGCTATTGTTGTTATTTCCCAAGAGTTAGTGTATCCAATACCACGTCCTCCAAGAAACATGATTGCGTCGTCGATTGTGTTAGTTGCCCCTTCGGGTAATGTGGAATTCACCATGACTATGTCACCAATGTTTATTAATTATATATCTTATATTATAACAGATTCCTATGAAAAGTCAACCAATTTTGGCATTAATCTTTCCAAAGGTTTTCCAGTTGCTATTTCTTCAACTGTCCATTCTGTATGTGCGTAATCGTTGAGCCATTGCTCTCTGTCGGGTTTGATTGGATTTACAATAGTATCAAATGTTTGATTAGCAACTGGCCATGCTAAACTACTAGGGCCAACAAAAGCAGGAACTCCACCTATAATACTTTGTATTCCTGGATTACTAGTCCAACTTACAACTGCGTGAGCATCTTTAAATGAAAAATCAAAATCATCATATGTGCCTGTAATGTGTATTGGTATTTGCCTGTATACATTTTTAAACTCGTGTTCAATGCCAGGCAATGTACAACGTGGATGTGGTCTAAAGTAAACAGTCATGTCTGTGTGTTTTCTAATTTCGTCAATAACGTTAGAAACCCACGCACTCATAGGAGGCATATCTCTCCATTGATGACTCTTATCATGTTGACCACATACAACAATATGTTTTCCAGTTGTCCAGGGTTTTAGTTCTAATCCGAGTCGTTGAGCCCGACTGCTATCATTACCGCTATTGCCAAAAAAAGCATCTCTATTGATTCCATTTATACCTACCTTCCATGTTGTGCCTCTTTTAATTCCGCCAACTTCTAAAACAATTACAGGTTTATTATTTTGCTGACAATAATCCCAAATTGGTTTATTCTTTGACATACGACCGTTCCACAGAACACTCCAAATAACAGCCACATCAAAATCTTCGTGTTCTGTATGGCCTAATTGTGTTAATCCTGTGCTAAATGCATCAAACACAGGTTGACTGTTTAATGCACCATTCTCTCTGAATAATTTGAACTTCATCTAATACCTACTAAATATACGTATATTATATTTATTAGAGGATAAAATGTCAAGAAAATTTGCGGTAGTCACAACGTTCAATGAAGATGGTATGAACTTGTACGGGCAGAATATGATCGACAGTTTTGAAAAAAATTGGCCCGAAGAAATCGATTTATATGTGTACGCAGAAAACTGTGCACCACTACACACTAAAACTAATATTCATATTAGAAACTTGATGGAGAATCCGGGTATTGTAAAGTTTAAAGCAAAATGGAAAGATGTACCTAAAGCAAATGGTAAAGAAAATCCAAAAGGTAGAGTAGATTCACACAAAGGATTTAAATGGGACGCTATTCGTTTTTGTCATAAAGTTTTTGCAATATTTGATTGTGCAAAAAGTTTAGAAGGATCAGATGTGGATACATTAATTTGGATGGACGCTGATACACTGTGTCATAGTGCAATGCCAATTAATTTTTTAGAAAACTTTGTTCCAGCAAACAAACATATTTGTTATTTTAGTAGAGAACCAAAATGGCCAGAATGCGGGTTTTATTCTATGGCAATTAAAGAAGAAGTTGTTAAACGTTTCTTAAGTAGATTCCAATGGGTTTGGGATCATGCAGAGGAAGGAATTTTTACAATGAAAGAATGGCACGACAGTTTTGTGTTTTATGAAATTGTAAAAGAGTTTAGAAATGTAGAAGGCTTTATGGAACATAGTTTAAGTAATGTTTCAATCCAAGGAGAAGGACACCCTATTATCAACAGTAGTATTGGTGCATACATTGACCATATGAAAGGTAATAGAAAAGTAGATGGAAAATCCTATAATAAAGATCTTAAAGTAGAACGCACTGAGAGTTATTGGAAATGAAAAAACATCTGTTTGTGCCGTGGATGCAATTACTAGACAAGGTGTTTAGTGACAGCGAAGAACTAACAATTTGTGAAATAGGAACACATAGAGGTAAGACAGCAGAACAATTATGTAAGTATGTACTTGATAATCATTCTAGCAAATTACACTATGTTGGCTATGATGCATTTGAACTTGCAGATCAAGATACAGATTTAAAAGAGATTAACGGTAAAGGTCCGGGCGACTATACTTACGCAAACCATTTATTAAAAAGAATATCTAATAAAAGATTTACATACGAACTTGTTAAAGGATGGACACAAGATACCCTAAAAGAAAGCAAGTATGATTTAGTTTACATTGATGGCGGACACAGTTATGAATCTGTAAAACACGATCACGAAAAACTTGAGATGAGTAAAGTTGTTGTGTTTGATGACTATCAAATTCCTGATGTAAAAAGATATGTAGACGAATATATTCATAAACATAAACTTCCACAAGTTGCTTGGGACTTAAATGCAATTAAAGAATTAAAAGACGACACAGTGTACACTTTTATGCCACACAAACAAAAAATGAAAAAAGAATTTAAGTTAGGTCAAAAAGTAGATCACATTCAGCCAATTATTTTTAGGACATAATATGATCATTGATGCTTTTCCTTACTTTAACGAAAAAGAGTTGTGTACTATTAGACTTAATTACCTAAGTGATGTAGTAGATAAGTTTATTATTGTAGAAAGTAATCAAACATGGAGATGTCGTCCAAACAAACAAAAGTTTTTAGAAGTTTTAGAATCATTACCGCAAACAATTAAAGATAAAATTATATATAAATGGGTTGAACATCCTGATGAATATTTAGATAGTGAAGAACACACAAATCTTAAAACAATACAAAATATTACACGTGATCATTTAGTATATGAAGCACGTAAAATAACTGATAAAGCAATTTTCTTTTACAGTGACCTAGATGAAATTTGGGATAAAAGAGGATTGGCAGAAATTAAACGTTTGTTAAAAGCAGGCGAAAAACAAATTGTTTGTGATCAAGATTTAAGAGTTGTATATCTTGATTGGTATGCACGTATGCGTAATTGGCCAGGTACACGAATTACTAATTTAGAAAACCTACCAGAAGAAAAGCCATTAAGCACAGGTGCGTTCAAGTACACAAAAGCAGGTGCTTTTAAAAGACACACTGTAATTAAAAACGGTTGGCATTTTAGTTATTTTGGAAATGATACACAACGTACAGAAAAAATTGCAAACATTAAAAATGCAATGGACTGGGAACGCAAAGCAGGAATGAGTTATGCACAAATCGCCACTAAGGTGCAAACAATACAAGACTGGAATAGAGTGGTTAGAAAAAAGAAAATTCAAGGACGTCAACTGGAAACAGATTTACAAGTAGATTCTTTATTATTAAAAGAATTTTTAAAATATAACTTGTTTAGTCCTTGGTATAAAGATAGATACGGAAAGCACTTACGAGGAGACAAATAATGAAAAAATCAGGCGATTGGTGGATATGTGACGAAGAACAAAATATGATGAAGTATACAGAGGTAGCCATGCGTGGTGATCCTAGTTGGCAAGGAAACTTTCCTTTATACTTAAACAAGTTTGTACCTGAAGATAAACGAGGAGTATTTGTTGACATTGGTGCTAATTATGGATTTATGGCAACTGCTATGTCAAAGTTTTATGACACAGTAGAAGCATTTGAAGTTATTCCTAAAACATTTGATTGTTTAAAATTAAACTGTGAAGGCTATGATAATATTGTATTACATGACTGTGGCTTAGGTGAAACAAATGATAAGATGTATGCTAAACGTAGAAAAAAGACAGCAGGACACAGTCAAATTATTAATGATCCTGAGCAGTTAGAGTTGTATCTAGCAGGTAAACATCCTAAACAACATATGGTAGAAATTGTTGAAATTCCTATTAGAACCCTTGACAGTTTTAATTATGATAGAATTGATTTAATAAAAATTGATGTAGAAGGTTTTGAAGAATTTGTACTTGCTGGTGCAGAAGAAACTATTAAAAGATGTAAACCTGTAGTTGCACTAGAAGTCACACGAAGCAAGAAAACAACTGTACGACGTAGCAGTATTGATACTGTAAAATTAGTTGAAAGTTGGGGGTATAAGTTTGCAGAACAACGTAAAGATGACTTTATGTTGATCCCTAATTAGACGTATTTTTTCATATGGCGCCAACAGTTGCCATTTTTTAGATCGTCTAAGTTCCAATGACTAGCACAAAGTTTCCATAACCACTTTTCTCTATCAGGACGTGTTGGATTTTCAATTTGAGTAAGGTCTGTATTTGCTAACGGTCCTGCTTGACAATAGTTGCGATCAGTCACAAAGATTGGAACACCGTTCATTAGTGACGCAACTGTTGGACTACTATTCTTAACAACCATTGCCCAACACTTATCTAAATCATCTAATAAAGAAACTTTTGTGGTATCGCTTACACGAACACCAAATTCTTTTTCAATTTGTTTTCCGTAATGTAATGCAGTTTTATCTCCCGGATGACAACGAATTTTTATTGGCCTATCAGTATGCTTTCTTAATGTAGATAATGTTTCTCTAAGCCAATCAATTACGTGTTCGCCACGCATACTCCAACCACCATTTCTTTGCAAACAAATTAAAACGTGTTTTCCTTTATTAGTATATGGAAGTAATTCTAAACCGTATCTATTTCTTAATCTATCCCAATGTTCTGGTGTTTCAACATCGTAATTACAGTAGTCACCGGTTGCTGGAAATACACCGTCATAACTAAAACGTATTAGTTCACTATCGTTAAACTTTCCAGTAGCATAACTGAACATATTACTATCAATAATAACACAACGTTTAGGTTTTACAGTATTGCGTGTATGTACTAGTTGTCTAAAAGCCAAATGCGGTGCATTTTTTCCGTGCTCGTGTACAAATCCTTGAAGTACTGCAACATCACACTCTTCGTATGTTGTTCCTTCGTGTGCAATGCCCACGTCACCTGCGGCATTTACACCCTGGACATATGCATGAAGCATTGCTGGTTTTGCTGGATTGTTATTTCGAGGCGGAATACCTCCTAAAAAACTTACTACTTTCATTATAACACTGCCTTGACTCTAGTCCAAAAGTCGTTTGTTGCTTGTCTGCATTCAGCAAGAGCATTAGGATGTGTAGACACTTCATCTAACATTTCTTCCCAACCGGCTGGTTTGGCTTTTAAGTAAGGTTTGTGTTTTAATGTGTAGAATTTAGAACTCCACGGCGAAAGTACAATAACTTTTTTACCTAAAAGTGTACCCCAATATGCTCCGTGATAACTGTTTGTTAAAATAGTATTTGCTGACCCTAGTAATTCAATTGTTTGGTCCATGTTAGCACCAGAATTTACAAATCTTGGTACTGCACCATTTCCAAAATCATTACCTTTTATTAGTTGTTTCTTGTGTTCGAACACAATTACATCATTCTTAATTTCATATTTTTTATTAAAAGCCGGATGCATACAACTTGCACAAGGCACCCAATCAAAAAGTGGATTTCTTGCTTTCCAAGAATCGTCCCAATAATCTCTAATACCAATCATATCGTAATCTTTGAGTTTTTTAGGGTATCTTGCATCATCACTTGTGCTTGGATTATAATCTCGTTGATTATGTCCTGCACCCCAAACTATTCTTTTAGTTGAAACGTTTTGTTCAATCTCTCTAATAGCATTTGTAAGATGATCTTTTAAATTTTTGTTAAATGCTTCGTATAACTTTTGATATTTTGTATTACATAATCTCCATCTATGATCCCACATTTCTTCTAACTGGTTAATATCTGGATGATTAAAAACTAAATCCATTGATTCACCAAAAAATTCATTGGCTAACAAACCACCACCGCCAAATATTACTGGAAGGTCATCTGGATATTGTTGTCTGCCAATGTTAACAATATCAATTTTTTCATATTCGTCGTCATTTAAAAAATATTGCAACGGATCTGACATAATATCGCCAATATTATTTGGGTCTCTACGATGTATTACAACTGCTTTCTTTTTCATACTAGTAATTATTTCCTTATCTCAAAGTCTTCGCTTTTCTTGACTTTGCCTTTATAGTGGGTCATGTACTCTGCTAGGATTGTGTGCTTAAAAATGGTGTTATGATGACGATTTCCAAGGTCTCTAAAGATCTTCCCATGGCTTTCAAACTCACTTACTACTGCACCAAACACATCTCCGTCATAAAAACGTCTTAAACTTTCACCATATCCTCTCATATAGTACTCACGGTAGCGATTTATGAAGTCTTCGTAATAGTAATGATGTCTATTGATAACATAAAAGCCTGTTTCACCACAAAGAACAGGTTTTATTTTCTTAAATCCTTCGCCTTTTACTTTTTTATGGTCATAAACAACAGCCATGTATGTTGCAAGTACATTATCTGGACATAATTTCCATAAAAATTCTTTAGGAATAGGTTTATAGGTAATTACATCACTATCAATCCAAATTAAACGATCAGTACCTTCAAATTGACAGGCTCTTAACCAACTAAATGCTTTATAACTAAAAATTTTAACACGTTTTTTGTAATCTTTGGTTTGAAATTCTCTAAAATCTTCGTCTAGTTCGTCAAAACTGTGATACATTACATTATCGTGATTTTCTAACATAAAGTCTTCAGCAAAAACATGAAGAGTCACATCTTTTGGCCAATATTTTACAAAAGAGTCAATACTATCCTTACCTAGTTTATCATAGTATGCTTTATTTTGTGTAGTGACCGCTAAAATTTTCATAATTCTAGTATCTTTCTTGCTGTACCGTCTTTTAACTCACTATTATGAAACTGTCCATAGGCTAGATGACACGCCCACTTATAAACAAAGTCTGAGTCTGGGTATAACGGGTGTTCAATACCTTCTAAACTAGACGACGATAATAATGATGCGGCGTTTGGTGCTAGTGTAAACGCAGGAACACCGTAAAGTATGGCTTCAGTAGCGGCTACACTTTGCAAAGTGACCACAGCAAATGCATTATCTAGTTCTTCGTAGATAGATTTACTAAGTCTGACTTTTCTCTTTTCTTTTTCTCGAACAATAATTGGTCTATCAGTAAACTTTTTTAAATTAGTTAATACAGTGTTCTTCCATTCTTGAAGATTTATATCATAGAATATAGCAGGTTTTTCACTAGGCATAACAACAAGAATATTACGCCCATCTTTCTTCCATTTTGGAATTTTATACTTTAATGCTTCCCATCTATCACTCGGGCGTTCAACAATGACGTTATGTTGTAAATCATTTTTTACAATTCTGTGAAAAATTTTATAACCCATAGGATTAATAGGAGATTTATAATTACCCATATATCCACTATCAATGTAATAAAAGTCTCGTTTATCTTCCCAACACTTTTTCATAATGTCGTGACGAAGAATTCCTCTTAAAACAATAGGATCAGAAGAATTATTATAATCAAAGTTGTCTAAATTTATTGAACCGTGCTGATCAAAACTTGATGCAAACATATTGACATATTCGTCGGTTCCGCCTTTGCTTATAAACTTCATTAAATTGGTTTCCAGTTAGGATTTACTTTATTTGCTCTTTCAATCCACTGGTCACCATATTCAACATCTTTACAATTTTCAAACCAAGGACCGCCTTCGGTGTAATGTAATGCTTTAGGTTTGCCGTCTTTTGACTCGTTATACCAACCGACTAACCAATTCCACTCGTGACTTACTTCGCCTATTTCTTTATCTTTCAACCAACTAAAGCGATGTAAGAATTGTCCTGTTTCTTTGTTTACCATACTAGGAATAAGTCGTGCGTTGCTAGGATGTCCGCAATTCCAAAGAATCATCGAACTCCAGTTTTTACGTGGATATGGTAGTTGTGCTTTACCATCCATCTTTGTTCCCTCTTTTACATTATATTCGTGTTTAGCAACCATAACAGCATACTTGTCATCACGTTGTGCAAATAATTTATCAATATCTTCTAACCATAAAAAATCACAATCACAAAAAACTGCCCAACCCTTATAGTTCATTAGGAACGGAATAAGAAAACGTGTAAATGTAAATTCAGTTGAACTTAATTTGTCAACTGATCGTGTGTAAATTCCTTGATTTCTTAACTCGTGTTGTTTTAAATGCTTAACGTCGATTATTTCTTCAGTGCTATGACATAAACTATATTCGCAAACATCACTAGCAATAGGTTCACGGCTATCGTAGCCTATAAACACAGTATTCATGTTATTTTCCTTCTTTCCCGTAATCGTCGCTTACACCTATACGACTTATATCATCTTCAATACAATTATCACCGTATTGTATTTCAATAATTCTTAACGGCTTTTTTGTTTTATTTTCTAATTGGTGCCATTCCCCAACGCCTATATTTAATTTATCAAATCTATTAAGCGTATCCATTTCTTCTAAGTCAGTTGAGCCGTCAATAGTATTAACTGTTGCAGTTCCTTCACTTACAAACCATAGTTCGTTTCTGTGTTTATGTTTTTGCATACTCAACCGTTTACCCGGATCGACTGTAAGTTCTTTTAATTTAACTTCGTTGCCAACACCAAATAAAACTCTGTAATATCCCCATGGGCGTTCAGTTTTAGGATACTTATAATCTTCTAGTATCCAACTGCTTGAATTCTTTTTATCACTGCCGCCTACACCAAATTGAAATGATAGTCTACTATCGTCAATTAACATCTCAGGAATGTTTGTTTTAGTTCTATCTCCACCATTAGCAAAGATAACACTATCGCTTAAAAAGTTGTGTTCGTTAAGTACTTGCTGAATAGCATCGTTAGCAGTGTTATCGCTATCGTCAAAATCAATAACTTTGTCAACTACTGAAAGGTTTTCAATAATAGTTGCACGTTCCTCAAAAGGCATAAATGGCTTGCCTTTTTTACGTGTTAACCAATCATCTGAGTTAACACCAACAACTAGATAATCTCCTAGTTCTTTTGCGGCTTTAAAATAGGCAATGTGTCCTGAGTGTAAAGGATCAAAGCCTCCTGTGACTAATACTATCTTCATGTTAATATTTATTTGGTATTAGTTTTGCTAAGAGCAATGCTGATTATGTCTTCAAATATTTCATTTCCGGTCATATTTTTACGTAATTCTTTAGGAGTTTTGCTACCGTAATGCAAAAACCCTGTATCGTAATAATGAAACCCTCTTTCACAATCTGTATTTCTTATTTTATATCTTGGATAATCATCAAATAAACTTTCAACAGCATCACCGTCATATGGACGATACAAGTCAAATATTTTACCACTGTTCCATAAGTTTTCGTATGTATTGATTAACACTTCTGTGTCTTTGCAGTTAGGATCTAACATAATGAATCCGCTGTCGTGCTTATCTTGTTTAGATGTGCCACACCCCCATAATAATTTTGATTGCTTAAATTGTTCTATCTCATTATATAGTTTTTCTTCATCAAAATTTATAACTTCTATGTCAGTATCTAACAAAATTATGTAATCATACTCTTTTAGATTTCGAAATGCCCATACTTGGCTTTGCATTTTTTTCCAAAAGTTTGTAGACTTCCTTACTGTACGCGGGTGTTTTAAAAAAGAGCAGTTTCTATCTAAAACAGATTCTAATTCAATTATTTTTGTTTGTTTAAGATTGATCTTATTACTATCATGAATAATAAATTTATCTCCAGGCAACTGTTCCCAACTTGGTAAACAATGCTGTGCAATTAGGTTCCAATATCCTTCGTCTGCTAATCCTGACCATGCTATTTTCATTATATAAACAATTTCCTTTTAAAATATTTTACGTCAAACAGTACACTATTAAACATAACACGCGGTATCATATAACCATACTTAACAACTATATCTAATGCTTTTTTACATCCTAACGGGGTTATTAGATATGCATCAAAGTTAGATAAACTTCTAGGAACAAACCCTGCATTATAGTCGTCATGCTGTCCAATATGCCAGTTATTATGATTTTCTAAACTAACAATACTATTTTCAAATTCCCATTCACCTGCACTTAGATTGAGAACTTCTGTATAATGTTCATTTATGTTTCCAGGAATTGGCCACTGTTGCCAGCGGTAATCTTCTGTTATTAAAACAGATTTATCTAATTCAATACACTTCTTCCATGCACGAAAGTGATTATAAAACTTTTCAAAATCAGAATCTGTCTTGTGTTTAGACATTCTGTAGTTTTTGTACTTTCCGTGTGTACTGCTTATTAGATTTTGTGATAAAGGGTTTAGTGTTATTATGCTTTGAATATTATCTCTATTATAACCTAATTCAACAAAGCGATCATAACAATCTTGATATGTTTTTTCAGTAGTTGTGGTATTGTTAAGTATTATAACATCAAATTGATGCATCTTCCATTCCTGCTACACGTAGTTTCGTAATATTAGTTATCTGCCATTGCTTTTGATCAAGGCCTTTTAAGATTCCTAACCACTTATTACGTAGCAGTGCAAACTCGTTGATAATTTTTTCCATATCAACAACGTCTGATTCACCGTCAACATATTTTTCAACGTCGCGGCTACTTAATGCTCTTTGATAAGATTCTAAATATGTTTTAAAGAATTTTGATCGTGTTCTTCGAAGTTCGATGTTTAGGTATTCAAGGATCGCTTCGATCTCTTGTAGTTGTCCAAAACGCTTTTCTACAACACCAGGAAGGTTTCCAGCATTCTTTTCAAGGTTTCCCTTTAAAGAACACTCAATTCTGGCTTCTTGCATTTGTTCCTCATACCATATAATAGCATCAGGAATGTTAGAAATGTCTTGCGATATCCTTGAATACCAATTTATCATCTAATAATCTTCCGAATCGTATCTATCATCATAGTCTTCATCATCGTAGTCATTATCGTATACACCTTCTGAGCCGTATACTTCTTCTACGGCTTCTTTAAGGTATGGATCCTGGTCGCCCATAGCATACAAAACGGATTCTTCAGCACCGTTATCTACACACCAGTTTACAAACTTCATAGCACTGTCTTGTTTATTTTTTACGTCTATAAAGTCAGCAAACGAATCCCATAGGTCAATTAACTGTTCTTCACTTAGATTCACTTAGAGTCTCCTGTTCAACGGGTTCAACATCATCAACTTGCGATTCTTTTTCTGAATCGTTGTCGAGTTCGTTATACTTATCACCGTTGGCAGAATAATCTTTCATAATGATTTCAAGTTGTTCACCGTCCCAATCTTTACGATAGTGTAAGTGTTCTTCACCTTGTGAATCTACAAATTTAAGTCTATTTCCTTGTTGTTTTAATAGTCCTTGTTTTTCAAACAATTCAACTAATCCACTGTAAGGATTCATACCTGTTTCGTATGGAATCTTTACTTGTACACCTTCAAAAGGTTTTGCGTATCGTGTTTTCATTACCTTACAAGCGGCTCTGATACCACGTACATCTGTGACCTTTTTACCATCTTCATCTTCTTTTAGTTTTAGTTTTTTCATTGCTACAACAATTGAAGATGCATAGATAAAGCCTTGACCGCCTGAGATTTTGTCATCTGGGTCAAACATATCTTGCGATGCGTAAGTGTGGTTAGTTGCTACAAGTCCTACGTTATAACTACCAAACATATTAACACAGTTTCTTACAAGTGCAGTTAGTGCCTTAGGCTTACGGCCCATATCACCTTTCAAATCACCTTTATCAAACTGATCAACATCTGTTGGTGTTAGTAGCATACCAAGTGAATCAACTACAAACAATACTTTAGGACGATCCGCTGGATCCATAGCATCGTAATCATCACGATACTCTTTCATAAAGTTTGAAATAGTTTTTGCTACATCATCGATCATACTCATCGATAACTTTAACAATTTTTCTTCACTTGTGTCAACATTAAGTGCCTGCAACCATTTTTCATCAAGTGCATTTTCACTATCAATTAGCACAACAAAGATACCTTGTTCTTGTGCCGCTTTAACAATGTTAGCACTTGCGAAGTATGATTTACCTGCACCGGATTCACCTGCAAACACTGTGACCTTACCTAGCGGAACACCCTTATGGAAGTCACCACTAATAAGATAGTTTAGTGCAAAGTTGCCGGTTGATACCCAATCGGTTGGATCGTTAAAGCCTACACCAAGTCCTTGAATGGACTTGGTCAGACCCTTACGAAACTTTGATACATCAAATGGTTTCGCCATGATTACTCCTTACGATTGACGTGAACGGATCATGTTCAAAATGTCTTGAGCACGTTCACTTGAAGGTTTATCATCAGTATCAGCAGTTGCAGTTGTTTCAACTGTTCCTGTTTCGTCTCTAGTCACTCCAGCATTAGCATCTTCTTCAGGTGCTGTCATCGGAGCAGGCTTAGACTCTGCTACTGGTTGAGTTGGTTTAGCACTATTTGGATCACCAGTTGGAGCACTCATGCCTGGAGCACGAAAGTACTGACCCCATTTATCTGGATCATATGCTTCGCCATCAACAGATGCTTCAAACATCTCTTGAATAACCTTAACTTCAACTTCAGTTGGTTTCTTAGGAAGGAAATCATTTAGATTGTACAATCCATGTGAGTCAACTGCCGCTTTCTCTTCATCAGTTAAAGCACGTTCTCTACGTGACCATTGTGATGTTGAGTAATCAGCATAACCACCTTTAGAAGTTTTCTTAATGCGGAAGTCTACACCTCGTGCATAATCAGTTGGCAATTCTTCCATCTCAGGATCCATTAATGCACCCTTAATGATTTGGAAAATTTGTGGTCCAATGATAAAACGTCTAATTGGATTCTCTGGAGTAGTATCTTCAGAGATAGGATTGTCTGCTACAAAACCTTGGAAGATGTAAGAACGTTTCTTCCAATATTTACGACCTTGGTCTTCTAGTGAAGGGTCTTTAAACCAACCACGTACTTCTGAAAGTACAGGGCAAGTTTCGCCATACATTTCCATACATGGAACGTTAACTGTCACTGGGCGTGAGTCAGTTTGGCCTTTGATTCCCGCAAAAGGAAGTTTGATCATTAAACGTTCTTTCCAAAAGAATACGTTTTCAGGATCAGCGTCAGGTAAGAAACGAAGTACTGCTTCGCTACCTTCTGCCATATTCCAATGTGGGTAAATTGCGTTGTCGCCGCCGCTTGTTTGATTACCGCCGCCTTTACGATCTTCTTGTTCACGTAATTTTGCACGGATTTCTGCTAGTGTTGCCATAATTTAAGCCTCCTATATTTTGCCTTTATGTGCCTGTTGTAGATACGTCTTTCTAACAACATATCTATATTATATTTAGTCTTTATCTAAAAGTCAACTACTTTTTAAGATAAGTTTGCCAAAAATTCCATGCAGGCATCCAAACCATATTGATTACAATACGTCTTGGTACAACTGTTGGTGTTGCACTTGCATGAAATTGGTTTGATGGAAATAGTATTGCTGATCCTTTTTTTGGAACGTTTGCAATCAGTTCCTTCATATCATCTTGAGGACCTAAATGGTCTGGCTTCCCATATGGATTTGCTCCAACATTTTTATCAAAAATTCTTGTTGGTCCATCTGCTTCATTAACATAGTAAACCATACTTAATGATTCTTCATATGGTTGATCAATATGTGGCGGATGAAACATTGTCTCATCTGAACCGTCTGGCGTTAATAAATTGGCCTTAATTCGAGTAAGTTCTTTTACAGGAATTCCCGTTTCTTTTTCAAAAAAGTAAAAGATAGGTTTGATCATTTCAAACGTTTGGCTAGCATGGCCAGTTTGAGGATTTAGTATGTCATGAACAAACTGTGGACTTTCTTTTATTTTTTCTTTATTTGCTAAGAATTGAAATTCCCAACTAGAAAAGCCACTTGTGTTATCCTGCCAAGTCCAAGGTAAAGAAGGATCCATAAAGATTGCTTCTAAATGGTCCTGCATACTTTTAGGTATTAAGTCTTCAAATATATGATACATACACTTACTTATTAAGTATGTTTATGAGTCAGTTATTTTCTGATTCCAGCAAGTGTTTTGATTCTATTTAGATCTTCGTTTGTCTTACGTAGTGCTTTTTTCACACCAGGGTGATCTGATAAACCTTTTGCAATTTTTTCAATTGTATCAACAGCACCACTATAATTTCCGCCTTTGTAGCGTTTATCGTTTAGCACACCATAAGCCATTTTAATTTGTTTATCGCTAAACCCGTGGTTGTCTTTTTCAGCACCCTTTTCTTCCTCTACTTCGTCGCCAAGTTGTACCTTATTCCCGGTCAGTTTGGATACAAACTTTTCAACTAGATCCCCTACGGAATCACCAAAACGCTTACGAGCGGAAATAACCACGCCTGTTTCGCCTTTTGGAAACGCTCCAGTTTCTTTGTCATAGAATGAGCGAACAAACTCTAATACTTCTTCTGCAGAAGATTTAGTGTCTTTAGGTTCTTCTTCTTGTCCAGCAAGACTCATAGAACCGTCTTTACCAATTACAACATCTGTTGTATCTGCTTCAGACATATCACCAAAGTCTAAGTCATCCATAGCCTCTGGCATATTGTTTTTAACATAAGAGTAAATCAAAGGTTTAGCATCAGCATCAGCATCTTTTTCTGCTAGTGCTTTGATGTCATTTACAAATGTTATATCATCAATGATTCCTTCTAAACTGCTAATTGCGTTTGTTCCATCTGGACCAACTGGTAGGTCTCTTTGTAGAAGTTTGTTTAATACAGCAATACGTTGGTTGTCTAAGTTTTCGTCAACAACATCGTTTGCCCATGATTCAAATTCATCAATGTCTTCACCGTGTGCGTATTTGTTATCACGGTTTGCCCATCGATCGTCTGCATCTTCTTGTGCCGCGGCCATAAGTTCGTCTGGATCTTGCATTTCAAGATCCGTATCAGCATCGTAGCCTAGTTTGCTATTACCGTCCATAGCACAACTTAAATGAAATGACTTTGGATGTACAACTGGTCTGCCGTCAACTATTGTTGCTGTGTAATAAAGAGTACAGCCTGTAGTTTCACCGTCATCACCTACACCCTCGAAATCAACTTCACCATCAAAATGCTCTGGATCAAATCCTTCGTTAGCAAGTTTATCAAGATCTACTGTTGTTTCACTAATACGCTTTTGATGAATACTGTGTAGTAATGGGAACATATCAGTTAGGTCCTCATTAAATTGAGGAATAGTAAATGCATTGGTTAGATCGTTTACAACGTCATCACCCAATTGGTTGTCCATATCAGTTGCGACAAAGTTTTCTTTTTGTTGTGTATAGTATGATTGGGTTTGTAATTTTTTAATGTGTGTTCTTAGGTTTTCAAGTTCAGCATTACTACCTTCAATAATATCATTTGAAGTTTGATTCATAAAGTCTTTGTTTTGTACATATCTTTTGAACGCTGTTAGTTTAGCAATGTTTGATGAAGTTTCAATAATGTGTTTACCAAACTCATCATGTGGAAGTCCGCCGTTTGCAACGTGACGTGACATTGCTCTAGCACCTGCTAAGTGATTGTATGGATACTTAAATCTTTCTCCTGCTTCGTTTTCAATAAAAAGTGTTTGAATATTTCTAGCACGAGCACCCATTTGCTCTGCATTAATTTCCTTTTTATGTCTAATAATTAATCTTGTTCTATCTAAGTTTTCATAACTAGATTTTGTAGTACCATACATTGCTGACTCCTGAACTTTATTTCCTAAATATTTATAGTCACGTTTGTCTAAATTACTTTTAGCAATATCCTTAGCATCAAATCCCATCATATGTTTCTTAGAAAAGAATCTCATATCTTTTAAGAAATCATACCATGCATCTTCTGTTGCTTCGTTAGCGTTTTCGAGCATTCCCTGGCTAAAATACAGTTTTAATGTATCAGGATCCTTAATGCTTATGCTTACAGCACCTTGATTCTCTCCATCGACTACATAGTCAAAATCAAAGAATCGTGCCTTGCTCTCCTCGCTAGTAGGAGCACCGTTTTCGTCACCCATTTCAATGCGTGGAAAACGTGATCTAATTTTCTCAAATAGAGATGATGCTATTGAATCTAAACCCTTCATATATGTATTTATACTATTAGAAAGAAACAAACACCGGCATTGGTGTTATCATTTCTGTGTCTAAGTCCTTCATTTTCTCGTAAATTGCTGGATCCCAATCCGCTAATATTTGTTGCATTCGAACGTTAAGCAATGTAGCACTAACAAGGTCATCGTGTTCCCCTGTCTTAGCACCAAATGTAGTGCCGTGTGCTACATATGCTTTAAGTTCTGAAATAAGCGGTTTACTTTTAATTTTTAGTTTGCTTGTTTCTAGCAAGTGCTTAAATTTAGCACAAGCACTCATTTTAGTTTTGTGTGTTGTATTAAATCCTTTTCTAAACTTTCGCACATGGCCTTTTCTAATAGGCTCACTCAAAAACATACCGTAAATGTTTTCTTCACCGTAGTCATTGATGGTCACTAGTGCGGCTTCGCCTATGGCGTTATTTTCGACTGAATAATACACCTGAGGCAAACTGCCAGACAGTTCTTCGCATTGTTCTTTTATATTTTTTGTTATATCTGCTAATATCCTGACTTGCCCTTGGATAGGTGTAGTGTTGTGTTGCCACTCTGCTACTTGTTCAAAAGTAGGTAATTCAAATACTTGAATTGCCGCATAGTCTCCTCCTGTACCTAAACTTGGGTCCATACTTACAACATACGTCATCTTAGGATTACAATCTTTATACCACCTAGTCTGACCCATTCTTTTTGAAGGTTCTAAACCTTCAAGTTCTGCAAGTCGAACACTGTTGATTAATGTTTCGTCAAAGATTAAGAATTCACATTCGTGTTCTCGACGGAAACGTTCTTCACCAATACGTGATTTTTCTTCAGCCGCCCATTGATCATCTCGATCTGGATGTTCACTCCAATGAGCAGTAAACGCATAAAAGCCATTGATACCAACTTCAGTATCATTACCATGTTCGTCAAATCTTTTTGTTGCTTCAGTCCAAATAAGTGCAAATTGATCTTCGTCACTGTTTGGTGTTGAAGTAATAATTGCTTTACCACCTGTTGCTAGTGTAGGTGAAATAGCAGTCCAGAATTCTTTAGCAATAGTAGGATTAACGAATGCAAACTCATCACAGTATAGTAAAGATATTGACATACCTCGTCCCGTGTTGTCTGTGGTTGTTTGTGATACAATACGTGATCCGTTATCAAATTCCATTGATCCCTTGTTATACGATACAACACCGCAACGTATATGATCTGGACAGTCTTCATATGCATATCTTATTCTATGCATGATTTCTTGAGCGCCTGCATACTTGTGTGCCGCAATAAGCACAGTCACATCAGGGTTAAACATTGCGTACCATAATAGATATCCTGCCGCCGTTGTAGACTTACCTGTCTGTCTTGGTAGCATATTAATATTAAATCTATAACTGTGATATGAATCTACAAGTCTTTCTTGGAATTCAAAAGGTTGAAACAACAACTTACCTTTAGTAGGATGTTGAATGTAAAAGAAGTTATCCATAAAGTACTTGGGTCCAGTAGTTGGATCCATGCAGGCTTTAAGGTCTTCAATTTGTTCTTTTGTATATCTTGTCTTACTGTGTGCTTTTTTAACTAGTACACCGTCAAGACTTTTTCCTGTCTGTGCCATACTAATATTTAGTGAGGTTTTGTGGGGTTAAGAGTTTTTCTTTGCCATCTTAGTTGCAGTAGCATACATTACTGCTTCTGCATCTTTGCCATAGCGGTCTTTAAAATCGCCTTTGGCTTTTTTCATACCTTTGACGTATTTTTCTTTGGTCTTTTCTTCTTTCTTAGAAAGTTTACGTTCTGTTAGTTCGTATATACGCATTATGGAACAAGGGTAATGCCGCTTGGTGACACTCCTCTACTTGCTCCCGGACCTTTTGCCGCAGTTTGAAGAGCCTTCCAAACAGCAGAAACATCGTCAACTTCTTTTCCAACATTTTTAAGAAGATTAATAACTTCTCTATTTTTTGGATCTAAAAATAGTGATTCGCCAGTTTTTAAGTTTTTAACAACAACTTGTCCTACATTATTTAAATCTACCATTAACTCAGATCCTTTAACAGCCTTGTGTGCTTCTGCCGCTTTTGCAGTAAGTTTTTTAACTTCTGCAAGGATTTCAGCACTTGTTTTTTCTGTTGCTTGTGTTGCTTGAGCAAGTTTTTTTGAATTAACAAGTTCGTCAACAATACCTTTTCCTAAGTCTTGCATTTCTTTTGCTTTTTTTGCTTTAGCCGATAATGCAAGTTTAGAACCAATTTTTATGCCTCCGCCGCCAACAAAAGTTAACCCAACAAAGAAGTAGAAACTATTAAGTTCACTTTCCATTGCTGGATCCGGACCGTCGCCATTATCTTGTGTAAATTGACACCAACCTGGTTTAAAGTATTTGTTTTGTTTATAGAATGCACCGCATTGTGCAGATGATTCTCTAGTGCCACTAAGTCCAAATGGAATAGCATCAACAAAAATGCTAAAGTCGTTTCCGGCTTGTTCGTACATATTAATTGCTTGATCAACTGTAAGATATACGCCGCCGACAAATAATAAAGCGCCAAGGACAAACCAGATCCACTCGGTTAAAATTTCTTCTTCAGTTAAGGTTTCTAGATATTGTTTGTCGTAGCCTGACTCAATTAAATTTTTTTTTTGGTCTGCTGTTGACAGTGTTAAACTTTCATTTATGAACGAAATGTAGTCGCTCCTGAGTGCTTCTTCAATATCTTCAAGTGGGTTATCTCCCTGCTTTGAAAACTTGCGAGGCAATTTCTTAAGTTCTGTCTTACCGTATTCATCTTCTAATTCTTCGTCTGAATACTTTTCGCCTTCTTTCTCATTGCCCATTGAGTTAGCATAACCTTCTTGTTGTGCAGGATCTTTAACACGTAAGTCTTGTGGATGCTTACTGCCGTTTAGTCCATTAAGTCCTGCTAGTCTAGTAATGTCTTCAACATCACTGTACTGTTCGTTAGGCTGATTTTCGTATTCTGCTTCTTCTGTGTCTCCACAACCGCAGTTGCCGTTAATGTTGTCATCACCTTTCATAGTCATGTCAGGTGCATCATCTTGTGGCATCATGTCTTGGCTTACTGGTTTCATTCCAGCAAGTTGCATAATTCTTTGTAGTGCTGGTAAGTCTTCTGGACTATCAGCAGTAATAGTAATTGCTTCGTTTACTGATTCTTTCATTGCTTTGTTTTTAGCATAGCAATCGCAGTGTTCACAATCTGGACCGCATTTACATTCTGTGACTGGCTTACCGCAACAAGCCTTTGGACACATCTCAACGCCTTCTTTAACAGGTCCTTTTTTCTTTTTATCTTTAAGTGCCTTTTTCATAGGCTCTTTTTTGTCGCCATCTTTATCAAAGTCTAAGTAATCTGGTTTTGCTTTCTTACCTTCTTCAACCGACTCGTGTTCAATGCTTTCAAAGTTCCCTTGATTTAAGTTCCACTTCAAATACTCTTGTGCATTATTGAACTTAATCTTTTGTCCATTAATGTTCATCTCTTGAGGAAATGGAATTGTTTGATTTTTTCCTGTTGGAGTTTTAAATGTAATGCGTTTTAAATCATCAGCAATGTCTACAATCTCTCCACTGCCGAACACCTTTTTACCAATAAGTTTAGCAAATCTGCTAGTAGGTGCTTGTGCTTTCTGTGCGTTAGGGTTAGGTTGTACTGGCTTACCTGGTGTTGTTTGTGTTTGTGGTGTTGTTTGTGTGCGTGTATTGACAGTAGCCGCATCTAATTCATCAAATGCACCCGCCGCTCTTGCTCTCATTGCATCCGCTTGTTGTTTAGTTAGCGGTGCTTCATTAACACTACCGTTCATGCGTGTTGTATTATCGATTGCATCCACTACGTTAGGATTCTTTGCATCTAGTTCACGTAATCTTTTTAATACATCATGCATTTCAAATGTTGCCATAATTATTCCCCTGATTGTCTTTCTTTTGCTTCTTTAGCAAGACTTTGTAAAAACGTTTCTTTACCTTTTTCTGTGACAACTAACTCATCTTTATTAACATCAGGTGCATCTTTGTATTCTGGATCACCAAGTTTTGCTTCGTATGGCTTATTGTCTGATTCTTTTTGCATTTCCTCATAGTCTTCACCTGGCTTACGAACTCTTAAGTTCTCAACACTTACATTACAGAAATTTGCAATGTAATGTCTTAGGTGATCCTGTGTTGTAGGATAGTTTAAAGTAGTTTCATAAACTGTGACTTCTGAGTTTGGATTTTGTGGAAAGTCTAAAGGTAAACTTTGAATAGGAGTTTTTTTACCTGAAGATAGATTAGCAATTTCAAACTTTTTAAGTGCAGTTTCTAAACGGTCGTCAAACCCTTCAGGTAATTCGCCCGCCAGTTTAATAACAAAATCGTATTGTTTTGATGCTTCTGCAAGATACTTTTTAAAATCCATGTTAACTCCTAATATATACAGTTATTTATCTTCTTTCTTATTTAAAATCTCTTCTATGAGCGAGTTGCGATCTATGATAATGCCCTCACTATCAACAGTATTAGCGCCATCGCCCATTTTTTGGTCTAATGATTGCTTTTTAAGTTGTAATTCAATCATTTTTAACTTTTTATCCATTTTTTGGCTCTTAGCATCAATAGCATTTTTAAGCATAGTACCTGCTACTTCAAAAATACGTCCTGCATAGCGGCTTTCTACATTCATACCCAGATCCATTAGATCTTCATATGTAGTTTTGGCTTTATCTGCTAGTTCATCTAGTTCTTTATCTGCTAATTCACCAAGTCCTTTAACCATAGGAAGTGCCGCCGATATTTTATCAAACTCTGCAATGCTACGTTCCATTTGTTTGGTTTGTTTAATTGTATTAACGTCTGGAGCAGGTTCTTCAACTTGTTCCATTGTTTCTTTAACTTCTGGAAGTTCTAACAACTCTTCTAGTTTCTTTGTCATACTATTACTTACCTTCTTTTGCCTTGGTGGAATAAATCTTTTTCTGTCACAATCCTAAAAAACACGCCATTTTGTTTAGCATACTTTGCCGCGGCTTCCCATTTTGCTTTATTTTTAATAAACTGTGCTTGATTATATGTATTCTTACCAACACTTTCACGTACAGTTTGATTCTCTGGTTTTATTTCAATTATTTCTGCTTTTGTTTTTCCTTTTTTATTAGCATACACAATAAAAAAGTCTGGAACATAAATTGTATACTTTCCTGTAAGAGGATCTCTATAAGGTATCTTTATACTTTCACTTGCCCATTTTGCAATAGCAGGATGTTCGTCACACATTTTCATAAAGTGCCATTCCCAACTACTGCGGTACATTGGTGTTTTTATCCCAACATACTTGTCGGGATTTTTCATTTCAAATCTGCCTTGAGCAAACTTTAAGGCCATAACTACTCACCACTATCAATGATGTTTCTTTTTGCACTGTTCCAAACACTTACTCGTGCAGTACCTAATGTGCTAGACTTTGGCCTATTAATATTTAAAATTTCTCCTAAGAGATCAGTTAATTCCATATTAGGTGTTTGTCTAATTTCTTCATAAACTACCATTGGATCAAGTTCATCAATATTACACTGTGTTAAGATAATGTTTGTTGTTTCTTTTGCAGTTTCTTCGCCCATACCTTTTGATTTTAAAATATTAACAAACGCGGCAACATCTGATGTTTTTAAATTAATTTGCTGTCTATTAAAATTATTAAAAAAGTCAGTTGTTGTATCTGCACTATTGGCTGAAACATTATTAGTGTAAATATTTTCTGTTCCCATAATTTATTCCTATTTTACAGATTCTGTACTTGCAGTAGACGAACTGTTATTTGTACCTGCGTTATTATTTAATTGTCCGGGTTGAGTTCCTGAAGGATTACCGGCTTCTGCTTTAGTACGTTTTGCTTGATCAAACTTGTCAGCACCTTTTTGATCTAAAGTTTGTCTTGCAGTATTAGTTAAACTTTGTTCAGTAATAGCAGTGACTTCTCTTTTGATGCCTTCTTTAGTTAAATTTTTAGCATTGTCAATAGTATTTTTTGCTTTAATAGCAGTACCAATAAAAGCAAAAGGATCAGCGAATGCAGAACCATCTGAGATACTACCAAAAACATCTAAGCCGCCAGCAAGTACTCCATTAGCACCAAACAGTCCTCCACTACCTCCGCCCATTACACTTAATGGACTTGGTGTTCTATCATAATGCAGTGTTGCAAATCCTGTAGGATTATCTGTTGTAATTCTACCTGTTGCATATTTTACACCTTCATAGATCACAGTCATTTGATTTTCTGCAGGCTGTGAACTTCCAGCACTCATGCTTGGTGGATCCCAACTTTGTATCATTGGATTAATTAATGTAAATTCAAAAAATCTATGTCTACTTAATTGATAAATGCTTACACCTTCGTTTTGGAAAAAGTTTACATTTCTATCACTGTTTAAACCAAACTTAACATATTGTTCTGAATTTTGATAAGGTGTTTGCTTATAAAGTTCCTGCCAATATAAACTGTCGTTGTAGTTTGCTTTAAAATACTGTTGCCAAAATGCACTTGTTAATCCGTCATTATCATCATGAAAGTTAATTGTGACTGGTGCATATGTGACTGCTGTTTGATAATTTGTTTTTTTACCGTATTGATTTTTTGTATCTGTTTGTACCTGTATTCCCGGAAGTTTTACATCTTTAACTAGCATACCACATTCAATTTGTGGACTTGCTTTATTAAAAATACCGTCAGGTGATCTTAGTGCCGCATTTTGTATATTAAATGTGACATGATATAAAAATTGTACTTTTGGTGCAAGACGCATATAGTCGTCAGTGAACAAACGAGCCGCGTGTTGATAATCACGCATATCGCCTTCACTACCAAAAATACCTCCGAAAACATTTCCTAAAAATTTTGTTAACTTGGCCATACTATTATTTAGTCGTAAAAAAAGGCCGGCGATTTTTACGTCACCGACCTTAAATTTTAATTATAGTTATTAACCAGTTGCTAAAGTTCTAATTGTTCTGCCAATTGCGCCGCCTAAGCCGCTTGGTTGACCAGCACCATTAGTTTGGATAGCATTATCATACTGAATCTGTAGTTGAATATCAACTGGATTTGAATCACTGTATGCTAATTGGTTGTAGTTAATGTCTTGTACAAAGCAACCTACTAACTCGAAGGTTTCTAATACGCTAGGAGCATTCGCGCCATTACCACCATCAAGTATTTCGATTCTACCTTTAAATTTGTAATCAACACCACTTGCCGCACTTGACTGTTCGAAGAAGTCGAACTGCTTCTGTAGTTGCTCACCACACAGTTTGTTAACTGAGTTGTTCACATCGTCACGTAGTGTAATTGTAATTGGTTGCCATGTATGTTTACCTGCGTAAAACACTTTTGAGTTGTATACGTCAATTGCAACAGACTCAAAGTTTACGTTAGGTCTTGTGACATCAATTACCTGCTTTGTTAATTCTACTGTTGGACTTCCAGCACCAAAGTTTTCAAGTGATACTCTAAAGCGATACTTTAGTTTTGGCATCAACAAGCCTTGTGTACTTGCTGATTGGTCACTTGCTAATGGAACTGTAAATCTACTTAAACTTGAAATTGCCATTATCTTGCTCCTTTTACAGTTTTATTTATCTTCATTATTGAGCCCCCAAAGTTGCAATTTCACCTGTGTTCTTAAGTCTTAGTGGAATGTAAATAAACTCCACAGCCTTAACTGGTTCAATCGCTACATCTAAGTATAACTCGTTTCTATCAATTCTTGATGGAGTGTTGTTTGTTTCATCACAAACAACTAAGAAGTCATACAGTGCTCTTTGACCTACTAGTTCAAGTAATAAACTTTCAGCCGCTTGTTTGATCTCATCACGTGTAATTTTATCGTTTGGTTCAAACAAGAACGGTTTAGCAAGTAGATTTAATTGACGTCTTAAATATGCAGTTAAACGTGCTACGTTAATTCTATCTAACGCACTTGCATTTCTCGCTCTAGTCACCTGACCAAAGTTAACAATACCACTTCCTGTGATAAACGTAATTGGATTCATTTTAGCACTTTGCATTGTATCTCTAACACCGTCGTTTAGTGATACTGGAGTAAACTCGCTTTCGCTGTTAATGTATCCAACACTTGATGCATTGCTAATACCACCGCGTCTTGTTCCTGCTGGTGCAAACCATGGGAACGATACCTGATCGCTAAGTGCAATAGTACGTAGCATCATGTGACTTGGTGGAACAACAATGTTGTTTCCATTTAGGTCTGTTGTGAATCCTGATGGATAAAATGTTGCCATATATTCATCGAATGTTAAGAACCCGTCTTCACCGTCTGCTAGTGCGTTTGCTGAGTTATTACCCCATGCTTGTAATTCTGTTGCACTTGCTTTCAATCTAAACGGAGTATCTGCTACTACAAAGCCTGTGATACCTCTGTCAATGTTTAGTGATACTAGATTGCTTGTTAACTCTGGATAACCAGGAGCCGATAGCAATGTGTATGCTCTAGTTTCTTCATCTCTAATATCGTCATTAGTATCAACAATAGACTTCATTGCCGCGACCACTGTCTTACGTTGTGCTTTTCTACCAAATAAGCCTGAACCATCTTCAGCAGTTGTGTTCCAGCCTACCCATCTATTAACTTTATAAGATGCCATTGACTCTTCAGATCCACCATTAAATGTTGAACCTGTACCTTCAAATCTCTTATTCTTACCAGAGTTTTCATTGATGTCAATGTGTGTAGTTCTAAAGATTTTAACGTTATTTCCAGAACGTCTTGTGTTCCATAGCAACATACCTCTTGGGTAAAGTGCTGGGTCTGGAGCATCAGGATCTAAGTAATCTGAAGTTAACATATCTGTAATGTCTGCTTTAGTATCACCTGTTGCACCTGTTTTACCAAAACGTGCATCTGCAAATAAAATACCATCTTCTGATGTTTGATCAGTTGTGTCAACTGCCACCCATTCTAGATTTAAGCCATCGTACTTGTAAATTTTCTGACCATATGTTTCAGTATCGCCTGTGTCAATCCAAAGATCACCGTTTACTAATGAAGTACCATCACTTTGTTGTGTTGGCTCAGTAGCACTAATGATTGGACCTTCAGGATCTGATTCACTGTAAACATTAATGTAGCCTCTCCAAGTTGTTCCATTGTGTACCATAATGTCAACTTCATCTAAGTTTGTGTTGTACCATAATGTACCATCTTCTGGATCACTTGTTGGAGCACCAGCACTTGCTTCATATGATAATGGTTTCCAGTTAGAAATTACAAAATCATCTGAACTTTCAGAGCCAGCGTCGTAAACATTATCTAGTGAAGAACTAACACCAATCTGTGCAAGTGGTGTACCGCTACCATCTTTTAGTCTAATTTCTCCGCCTAGTGTATGTGAAATTTTAGCCTTACCATCTGCTGTCACAGTAGCAGTCACGTTAGTTAAACCTGCTGAACTAATTGCTTCAACAAATGAATCAATATCTGTTCCTGTGAAACTTACACCTGAACTTGTAAATGTGTCCGAGTTTGCAGTTGTTTCGCTAATTGTAAATGTTTTAGTACCTGCACCAATAGTTGGATTAGCAGTTCCTGTTGTTGCACTTGTAGGACTAGGAACTAGTCTTCTGTACAATTTAAAGTCTGCTAAAGGTTTAGTATCTTCTGTTGTGTTCGCTAAAACAAAAACTGTTCCTGTTGGAATATTTTGACCACCTTCTGAATCAAGTGCTTTAATTGCTTCTGCTCTTGTGTTATAGATTGGTGCTTCAACAGTTGAGAACAAACCAGTTCCTGAACTGTATAATTTAACTTTCCAACTTGCACCTACGTTAGGCTCAGTTGTTTTAATGTAAAGTGAACCTGTAGGTCTTAAACCACTGTATGAAGAACCTGCAATTTCAACTCTGTCAGTTGCTCTCCATAATGGAACTGAACTGTGTGCTGAAATTTGTACTTCAGGTGAGTGATAATAACCAGCATCAATACCTAAGTCAGTTAAAATTGTGCCTGACCCCTCTTCAATTAAAATTGCACCGTCAGTTGTTGTACCGTCTGTGCTTGAAGTTCCGTCTGAGTAGATTTTAACTCTATCATTAGAATCAAGTTTAGCACCAACACCTGGAATACTAGCATCATTAATTGCTTGTACAAATGTTGCTGGTGTTGCACCTGCATTGTTAACTTGTGTATTGTTAATAATAACGTTTGTGCTACCTAATGCACTTGGTGTTAGTGTAGCAGTAATTGTTGGCCAACTTGTTTTCCAAGTTGTTGAAGTCCAAGTTGTTGCAGTATCAAAACCAACAGCATCAAATGCTGATTCATCGTATGTTCCTGCTTGTACCCAAACATTGTCCTCATTTTTGTACCAAATTTTATTTTCTGTGTTCCATACAACAACAGCATAATCACCAATAGCACCTACGCTACCTTTAATGCCTGTGTATGTTGCTCCGCTTACACCTGTTAGATCTGATGAAGAACTAATAACAGTTGGTGTTTTGTTAGCAAAAGTTTGTGTTGAACCATTCCACTGGAAAAGTCCGTATAATGTATCGTCTGTGTCAAACCAGTATGTACCGTCTGCTGGTGCACCTGCAGGAGCATCTGTATCTCCTTCTAGTTGACCTAGGTCTACATCCGCTCTTACTACATACGCTCTGTTAGCCACTCCAAGATATGAATAAGCCGCTTGTAAACCATACTCGTTTAATTCATTTCCGTGTAGTGGGTTATTAGATGAGTCTGTGTAGAAAGTCGGATTACCAAAAGTTTCTGTCAACTCTCTTTGACTTGTAATTAGGTATACTTTGTTCTTGTTGGCCGCAGTAGTGCCTGCCGCAGTTCCTGTTCCTGTGCCAGATGGTTTGCTTTCAGCAGTTGCGACAACAATTAAAGGTGTTGTTGCACCGGCGGCAGGGGTATAGAAACTTTCGTCAATTACACTTACTTCAACGCCTGGTGATGATAGTGCCATGTTCTATTCTCCTTGTATGGTTTAATTCTATATCTAAATGTATTTATGTATTTGTAGGAAAAAGTACGCTAATAATCACTATCAAAAGGGGTAAAAAAGGGCGTGTTAAATACAGTTATGAGTAGACCTTTATGTAAACAATGCCGGAAACGTCCTGTTGCTATTAACTACTACAAGGGCAAAAAAGCATACTATAGAAGCAAGTGTGACCACTGTGCTAGTGGTAGGGCATCAGGTATACCACTTTGGAAACAAGCAGGGTATGAACAAAAAGAAAAATGTGATAAGTGCGGGTTTACTAGTAAGCACAAAGAACAGTTTAACGTGTATCATATAGATGGAAACTTATCCAACTGTAGACACAGTAATTTAAAAACTATATGTGCTAATTGTCAAAGATTATTGCAAATGCAGGGTGCTATTTGGAAACAGGGAGACCTAACACCTGATTTCTAACTTTGTTATGTAGGTCTTCAAGATCACCGTCGTTTTCAATAACATCGTCAACTTTTTCGCCTACCCAAGCATATTCGCTAATATGTACATCTGGGTGATGTTCTCGCATCTTGTCAACCCATACCATATTTTTAGTAGTTTCTGACATCTTGTTTGCTTCGTTTTGCTTTAATGCATCTTCAAACCATTCAGGATCAGACCCACGTTTAACACGGAATACTTTACCACGCAAACGTTTGATCATTTTAATTTCGTTGGGAAAACGTACATCGCTAATAACAGCATCTTGCTTCATTTGTAATAGTTTGCTTTCTAAACTAGCAATCCATATGTCGTCATGAAATCCTTTACGTAGAACATCTGTACCCCAGTATTGTAATACCCAACGCGGAGTAAGTTTAGGCATATCTAGTTTTTCTGCCCACCATTCATCTACTTCTTCACGCCAAGCACGTGACTCTTCTGTATTACCTTCTAGTGCTTCGCGATCCCAGCCAAATACTGCTGAAACAGCATCTTTAAGAGTAGTAGCAAAACTAACACGTTTAAACCCCCCGTCGCTGACTAGTGTATCAGCACAGGTATCTTTTCCAGACCCAATCAGGCCTACGAAACCAATAATCATAGTAAGTTTATGTATCCCATGTAAAAGTTTATTATATGCTGTTAGAATGAAAAAGTCAAGTACTTTTAGCCAATTATGAACGATAATGGTGTAGAACCATCAACATAATTTGCCAAATCTTGCTCTAATTTTTCAATATCACCTTGTGCATCTGCTTTAAGGGCATCACCATTTAAACTAGTGCCGCCTTGAGGAGTTGCGATTGTTGCAAATTTACCACGTGCTTCACCAATCATATATTTGCAAGTTGCTAGAGTATAATCTTTTAACCATTGTCCTGCATAGGGATCACCTAGTAGAACAAAATCTGGTCTTTTATTATACACTGCTAACATCACAGACTCAGCACCCCGTGGTCTTTGCATAATTGTTAGTTTGTGGTTTACAGGATCAAATTTAAAGTTAATGAATGAGCCAAACATTTTACCTACAAGTTCTTGATAACCAGCAAAAGCAAAGTATGTTGCTAGTCCTCCCATTTGTGTTGAACTTAATAGATAGGTATTTGTGTATGCAAGGTTAAATGGTTCAAATACAGTACCACCTTGTCCGCCACCGCTTCTTGATCCAATACTTCTGCGGAATACTTCTTTTACACTTTGAATCTCATCAGGTAAAATATAGTCATTTGTATCTTCCTGAAGTTCTAAAAATGCGTATGATTCTTCTACAGAATTCTCTGCTCTTTGTCTATATTTGCCTAATGCTTTTTCTAATGCAACTTCATAGTGATCAACGTCAAGTTCAACATCAATCATGCCATCACCTAGCATTTTGCCAACATAGTTAAAAAGTTTTGCTTTTGCGGTATCTAATTGTGTGCTCATGTAATTATTTATTCGATCGCACTTCCAATAAATACATTTGTTATGCCAAGATTGAGTTTATACAAACCAGAGAAATCCGCTGACTATCGCTTTATAGATAAGAACATATATGAAGCATTTCAGATCGGCGGTACAGACATATTTGTACACAAATACGAAGGCCCTGTTGAGCCAGGCGTAGGTACACCTGCAGAACCAAAAGGTGTTAGTGATATACCTGAAACAAAAATACAAGATTTGCTATTTTTAGAAAATAGAGATAGAAAATATTCCGACGATGTATATACACTTCGTGGAATTTACAATGTGCAAGATTTAGACTTTGATTTATCACAGTTTGGTTTATTTTTACAAAACGATACTGTGTTTATTACATTTCACTTAAACAAGAGTGTTGAAGCAATTGGTAGAAAACTAATGAGTGGCGATGTTTTAGAATTGCCTCACTTAGTAGATGATTACGCATTAAACGATTTTCAAGTATCACTAAAACGCTTTTATGTTATTGAAGATATAAGTCGTCCAAGTGAAGGATTTTCACAAACTTGGTATCCACATTTATTACGTGCAAAATGTAAACCTATTATGGATAGTCAAGAATTTAAAGATATTTTTGACAAAGAATCAGGTGAAGAAGGTAAGACATTACGTGATGTGCTTTCAACATACGAAAAAGAAATGCAAATCAACGAACAAGTTATTGCACAAGCAGAAGCAGACGCACCAAAAACAGGATACGATACAGAAGAATTTTTTGTTGTTCCAACTGATGATGCAGGTGATGTAAATATTAAAGATGACGGAGTAAACACTCCTACACTACAAACACCGGGCGGAAATTATTATATTGCATATGGTGGCGGCGATGGTTTACCTGCTAATGGTTCACCATATACATTTGGTACTTCATATCCAAATAGTCCTGCTAAAGGTGCATACCATTTAAGAACAGATTACTATCCTAATAGACTGTTTAGATATGATGGCAATCATTGGATTAAAGTTGAAGATGGAGCAAGAATGAGCCTTACAAATACAGTTCAAAACAGTTATGTCACTGACTTTGTTAATGAAGATGCAACTAGAACTGAAGATGGACAAACAAAAAATGTACGTACTGCATTAAGTGAAGCACTTAAACCGGAGGCAGATAATTAATGGATCATTTTTATGACGGACAAATAAGAAGATTTGTCACACAGTTTATTCGTGCTTTTTCAAATTTTTCTTATAAAGACAATGCTGGTACATTGCGTAAAGTTCCTGCTACATACGGAAACTTAACACGTCAAGTAGCACACATTATTCGTGACAATAGTGAAAACAAAGTTATTAGTGCACCTCGTATTGCTTGTTATATCACAGGATTAGAGTATGCACGTGAGCGTGTACAAAGTCCGACACACGTTGATAAATTACATTTTAGAAAACGTGATTATAACGAAGCAACACAGCAATACGAAGATGTTCAAGGGGTTGGTAATACTGTTGAACGTTTGATGCCTGTACCATTTACACTAAGAATGAAGGCAGATATTTGGTCAACTAATACAGATCAAAAATTACAAATTATGGAACAAATACTTGTTCTATATAACCCTGCACTAGAAATACAAACAACAAACAACTATGTTGATTGGACTTCACTTAGTTTAATTGAACTAGCAAGTGTAAACTATTCAACTAGAAGTATTCCGCAAGGAACTGAAACAGAAATTGATATAGGTGAAATGGAATTTACAATGCCTATATGGATTACACCTCCTGCTAAAGTTAAAAAACTTGGAGTCATTGAAAAAATTATTATGAATATTTTTGATGAGTCAGGAAGTATTAGTGACGGCTTTATTGATGCAACTATTCCAATGGCAACAGTTGTTAAATCTCCAGGCGATTTTAAATTACTTGTATTAAACAATACTGCTAAACTACTGCATACCGGAGAAGGTGTTTCAGAATCAAATACAGGTATCTTTACTAGAACAGGCGATCCTATTAGTTGGTTTAAACTATTAGATCAATATCCAGGGAAATTCACTGCCGGTACTAGTAGTATTAGATTACTAAAGAGCGATGGTAATGAAGTTGTTGCTACAATTAGTTTAAACCCTACAGATGACAACGAAATGGTTCTTTCAATTGATAGTGATACTGTTCCAGAAAACACAGTATTAGCAGACAGTGTTAATAGTAGAGGAACAATAGATGCTATTATTGATCCTACAAAATATGCCCCAGACTACTCTACAATAAGTGCTGGAACAAGATATCTAATACTAAATCCAATTAATCCAAATGTAAAAGGTGATAGTTCTGACGCAAATGCAAATGCCTGGCAAAATGCTGATGGTTCTGTATTTAAAGCAGAAGAAAATGACATTATAGTTTGGACTGGAACACAATGGGAAATTGTGTTAGACGCAAGTGGCACAAATAGCGGAGCCGATTCTGCTTCCTCACCAGACCCAGTGTATATAACTAATACATATACTGGTATTCAGTACAAGTTAGATAATGGTGCTTGGCTGAAGAGTTTTGAAGGTGAATATGAGGCAGATGAATGGAGACTAGTTCTGTAAAAGATATAATTTGTAGTGGTGCATTGTTTTATGCAAAGGACACCAGTCGCTTTTTATTCCTACAAAGAACAAAACATAAAACAGCAGGCCAATGGGGTCTTGTTGGTGGCATGAGTGAAGAAGGCGAAACGCCTTGGAAAGCACTTGAAAGAGAAATCTTAGAGGAAGTTGGCAAAACTCCAAAATTTGAAAAAATTATTCCTTTAGAATTATATACTTCAAAAGACGAAAAGTTCTTTTTTCACACTTATATTGTTGTAGTAGAAAAAGAGTTTATTCCTACATTAAACAACGAGCATTCAGGATATGCATGGACATATGCTAAAGATTATCCAAAACCTTTACACGTTGGCTTACGTAATACACTTCAAAGCAAAGTAAATCAAACAAAAATTGAAACAATAGTTGAAGTAGTTAAAAGTTTATGATCAAAGTTATTGGCGACATAATGTTAGATCGATGGATCTATGGTAATGCTGATCGTGTCAGTCCCGAGGCTCCGGTACCTGTATTAAAAGAAGAAAGTCAAGAATACAGTGTAGGTGGTGCAGGAAATTTAGCACTTAATCTTGCAAATTTAAATGTAGAACTAGACTTGTACTCAGCACTTTCTCAAGATAAAGAAGGGTTTAAAGTCTTAGAATTATTAAAAAATTATACAACGTTAAGCAGTAATATTGTTCTTGATTCTAAAACAACTACAACAAAGACTCGTTTAGTTGGCCAAGGTGGACAACATATAATGAGATGGGATAGAGAAGAACATTACATTGGCGATTTAAAAAATAGAATAGATTACAATGAAGATTTTTATGTTATAAGCGATTATAATAAAGGTGTTATTGACTTAGAATTAATGAGCAAATTAAAGAATAAAAAAGTTTTTGTTGATCCTAAGCAAATGCCACAAATGTATAAAGATGCATTTTTAGTTAAACCAAATATGTTTGAGTTTAGATCATGGTTTGGAGATTTTTCAGTTTCAAAAGCAAGACAAAAATTAAATGATTTTTATTGGACTTGGTTAGTAGTGACTGACGGTGCTAACGGTGTTTACGTTATCAACGAAACAGATGATTGGCATTTTAAAGAAGAAGTAAGAGAAGTGGCTGACGTCACGGGGGCAGGAGATACATTCCTAGCAGTGTTAGTGTATGCTTATGCTACAAAAAACATGACTATACCTGATGCTTGTAAACTAGCCTGTTATGCTAGTGCTAGGAATGTTGAAAAAAGAGGTGTGCATTTAGTTTCTTTTGAAGATTTAAATAGAGGAATTGTTTGGACAAACGGTGTATTTGATATACTACACCCTGGACATTTAGAGTTATTAAAATACTCAAAAAGTCTAGGAAGAAAACTTATTGTTGGTATTAATGATGATGAAAGTGTAAAAAGATTAAAAGGTCCTACAAGACCTATTAATAACTTTTTAATTAGAAAACGACAATTAGAAATGCTACCATGGGTCGATGAAGTTGTTGTTTTTACTGAAGATACTCCGCAACAAATATTAGAAGATATTAGGCCTGATATTATTGTTAAAGGTGGGGACTATACAACAGAAACAACAGTTGGACACGAACTTGCTGAAGTTAAAATTTTTCCAACTATTGAAGGTCACAGTACAACAGATATCATTGGAAGGATTAAAGAATGATTGTTGAAGCATATTTGCCTAACTGGAAAGACTACGAAGAGATTTATAATGAGTGGTCAAACAAATCTTCTGACAACTGGAAAACACAGTCAACAACAGTAGGGTTTGATATTGGCCAACCTGGTATTCCTAATTCTTTTGATGTAAAACTAAAAGAAGATTATAATAAAGCAATACAACAAATTATTCCTAATTGGTCATTTGGAAAAATATTAAACATTTGGGGTGTTTATTATAGAGATTATGGATATCAAACTGTACATAGGCACAACCAAGACAGTGTAGCAACTATTCTTTATTTTGATACACAACCTGAAGAAGATAAGTTGACAACACTTAATGGTTTATTTTATACTATACACGACGATCAACACAAAACAATTAAACCAGAACCAGGAAAATTATTATTAATTAATTGGGACGTTTGGCACGGAGTGTATCCTGCTAAAGAACCTAGAAGAAGTTTTATGGTGGATTTTGCTACATGAATATTTTAATTACAGGAAACGAAGGATTTATAGGACAAAACTTATCAACGTATTTGGTAAGTAAAGGACACACAGTAGAAGGATTTGAATGGAAAGGAGATGGTATTATACCTGACCCAAGTACATATGATTGGGTTATACACCTTGGCGCAATTAGTTCAACAACTGAAACAGATGTTGAAAAGATCATGAAACAAAATTACGAATTTACAATGAATCTTTTACAAATTTGTGATAGAATGGGTGTTAATATACAACTTGCAAGTTCAGCAAGTGTGTATGGTCCTGGTTTAGACGGATTTAAAGAAGAGTCTAACTGTTTACCAAAAAGTCCATATGCTTGGACAAAGTATCTAATTGATCGTTGGTTAAAAGAAGCAGGAGTAAATGACTTTAATATGCTTGTACAAAGTTTTAGATACTTTAATGTTTACGGACCGCACGAAGATCATAAAGGCGACCAAGCAAGTCCTGTGCATAAATTTACACAGCAAGCCAAAGATAATAAAGTTATTAAATTATTTGAAAACAGTGACAAGTATGTAAGAGATTTTGTTTGTGTTAGCGATGTATGTCGAGTACATGAAGAAATGTTAACACAAGACACTAGTGGTATTTTTAATGTAGGCACAGGAACAACTACAAGTTTTAAAGAAGTTGCTGATGTAATTGCAAATAAGTGGGGAGCAAAAGTAGAAACTATTCCTATGCCAGAAAATTTAAAAGGACAATATCAAGAATATACTTGTGCAGACTTGACAAATTTAAATAAACATTGTAAAATAAACGATTATATGACAGTAAAGGAATATATTAATGCCTACTAATGATGAAAATACACCAGAACGTTTAAACGGTAAAGTTGAAAAAGCGTGGGGGTATGAATTAATTTGGGCAACCAACGACAAGTATTGTGGCAAAATACTTTTCTTTGAAAAGAAAGGCTCTAAGTTTTCAATGCACTTTCATAAGGAAAAAGACGAAAGTTGGTTTGTTAATAATGGAAAATTTCTTTTACGTTATATTGATCCACGCACTGCAACTATGCACACAAAAGAACTTAATCCCGGCGATGTTTGGAGAAACCCGCCATTATTGCCGCATCAATTAGAAGCATTAGAGGATAACAGTTCAATTACTGAAGTGAGTACTGCTGATAGTGTTGCTGACAACTATAGAATTTTACCAGGCGATTCGCAAACTACTTAGTTTTCTTTTTAATCCAACGATAGGCCGTATAGCCTAACAATAGTACAATAATAGTACCAATTCCATCTATCCAAGATGTTTCGTTCATTGCTCTGATTAGATCTGCTGTAATTTCCATTATGCTTGTGCCTCTGACCAACGTAGAATAAGTTCGCCTGATACAGCACTACCTGATGTTTTATACACGTTAATTGCTAGTACGTCTGGACCGTTCGGGAATGTACCTCTACCACCTAGTGTGGTATTAGTTAATTCTTTAATGAACGACAAGTCTAGTGTTGAACGCTCTCCAGGTCTAGCAACAAAACCAAATATTGTTTCACCTGGTTGTGCATACGGTGGTGCTGTAAAGTCAAATGTCACTGTTGTAGTACCTTTATTAATAGTACTACTATCTGTACTTTGTGAGAATGAAACTGCATAATATTCCACGTTGTTCCATTCTTTTAGTTCAACTGTAGAAACAGATGTGTTAGCAGGAAAACGTGTTTCACTTGATGCTACTGATGTACCTTGTGTTGCGCCTGATGCTTCCCAAGTTGCTTTTGTAAAATACATTTCAGATGTTGGTGCATCTTTGAATGTATTTGTAATTGTAGTAGTGACTGCTGTATTTTGGCCAACTGTACCGCTTGGTCTTTGACTAATATCCAACCTAACACCATTTACATACTGTCCAGCGACATGGTCATATAAAAAGTCACCTGTATTAACTCTTGTAATCGTTGTACCTGCGGCAATATTTGTACCAGTAATTGGTTTACCAATTGAATCATTAATTGTCGCTTGATTTGCTAGATAGTCAGTTTCTTTAATATACAGTGTTTGTCTTCTATCTGAAACTGATCTCCAATACGATTGGTTAGTATTATATTTTTGCCATACTTGAACGTTAAATGTAATTGGTGCCTGTGTTGTTGCTGTTGTTGTGACTGTTGAAGCGCCGCCGTTCCAGTTAACAGAACCACCCGGTGCAATCTGTGCGAAACTTGGCTGTCCACCTTGTGCAACACCTGTTAGACCCTGCCAACCAATGTCATCTGGATTGACTGGATAGTTTTGCGGATTAAGCACACCTGCAACAACAATGTTTCCTGTTTGTCCACTAGCGTTTGGTTCTGTAGTAATTTCAAGACCTTCTAGTAGCAACTGTGCTCTGTTAATAAGTTCTCTTTCGCCCAAGTCACCTGTTAGTGCATTAGATACACTAGGTGCTAGTCTAATTAGGAAAGACGTAAATGGTGTTGTACTAAACTGTGTACCTGTGGAAGTATATGAGAATAAGAATCCTCTATCTGAATCAAAACCACCGTCTGTAATAAACGAAGAACCCCAGTGTTGAATAATTGGCGTTGTAGTATTACTTGCTAGTACCATTCCTGTCTTAGCACTGTGCGAATCCGCTGGGCCTGCTGTGTATGTTCTGGTTGCACCTGAAGCAAATTGCTGTAATGGTGCTTCACGTGTACACCCGATTAACGTGTTTCCGTCAATACTTGAATATGTAATTAATTCGTTGTCAATGTATACTGTACCGCCATCTTCAGGAAAATCACTAGCATCTTCTAACTCAATACTTGTGTCACTAAAACTGATATTTGATTTTAGTTTACCAATAGCACTTTCGTTAATGACTTCATAACGCACAGGTTGGTTTCCTGTTCTCATATATGCTTCTGTGTTAATATTTGAATTACGCATTCTATGAGCCATGATAAAATTACCATCACTGCCTCTAAACATATAATCAATAAATCCAGCACCATACCATGAGTATTGAATTCCAATCATCTGCATATATGAAATATCTAAATCATAACCCGATTTGCCTGTTCCATCACACTTATCTCTATTCCAATGATCTTGTCTTGCTTTTTTATCAACAACTTTAGCCATCTTAGCACCACTAATATTGCTAATACCTCTATAGTCAGGCGATACGTTAATACTTGATTGATTGTTAACTTTTGTCACAACGTGAGTCATACCACGAATAACAATTCTATCACCAACACTTAATTGGTCTTGAAATCTAGTATTTGTTCCTGTAATTTCGTTTTGATCTTTATATGCTGTACAAGTACCCGATAACTGGAAAGTAGCACTTCGTTGTACACAATACAAGTGTTTACCAGTGTATTCAAAGAAGATACCATTTTGATCATCATATGTTCCTGCTCTAACAACAGCACCGTGCCATAATCTAGTTTGACACTGTGGATTATCTGTAAGTGTTGCAGTAGTATCACCTAAGATATATTTTGCTCTTACAGTAAAACTACGTTCGTCAATAACACTATCTACAGCATACTGCCCGTTATATCCTGCTGTTTCAATACCTTTAATTCGAATAGTTGCTCCAACTTGTAGACCGTGATCTACATCATCTGTTGTGACTGTAATTGTACTATTAACCGCAGTTCCGTCTGCAGATGCATTTAAAATATCATAACTTGGTGCAAACAAAGCACCAGTTGTGTACATAATACCTTTACCTGACTGGTATCTAATATATTTTTTACTTTGACGTATTGCCTGTGCGCCATGTACCGGTGAACCTGTTCCTAATTGTACACCACCGTCAAATGGTCTATGTACAAAGAATGCATCCGGTCTAGGATAAACTGTTCCTCGAATTGGGTTGTCATTATTTGTTCCAGTATCGATAGCACCAACCGACAGTGCTTGATACGAAATTTGATCTAAAGCACTTACTGCCGTTGCAATAAATGATCCTGCCGCTAGGTAGTGATTGTTTCCTGTTCCATCAGTTAAATCATCTCCTGACTCAACACTAACAATAAATGTTGAACCTGGTAGTAGACCATGAGGACTACCAAACGCAACACTAATTGTTGCTAGAGCATCAAAATCAACATCACTTCCTTGTGCTAGAGCACCTGTTGTTGATTCAGACATCGAAATTGTACTATAAACACTTATTGTATCACCTGCTTTTGCGGAACCTGTTCCACTTGCTGTTGTAAAACCACCAGTACCGTCAACTGTATCAGCAGACACTATTAAATCATTTGCAGGAGACTCTCCACCTAAATTATTGCCTGCAATAGTAATTCTATTTCCAATCTTATAACCACTACCAGGTGTGTTAATAGCACTAATAGTATAAACACCGTTGTTTCTATTAATGTCAAAACTTGCACCATTTCCTGCCGGAGCATCGTTAAATCCTTCTACGCTTGTAAATGATCCATTACCACTTACAGCACTACCACTTGCACTTACGTTAATAACGCCACCAATACTGTCAACACTTCCAGTGACTGTTAATGTTGCATCGTTAACGCCGTTTGTACCTCCAAGATCACTACCTTGAATTACAATTTCGTCATTAACTGCGTAATCTTGGCCAGCGTCAACTACTGTTGCACTGTAATTTCCGCCGCTTGTTGAAATATTAAATAGAGCACCGCTACCAACTAACAGTTCGTAGTTATTATTATCAACACTTTCATATGTTTGACTGTTTAAACCTGTACCACTTTGTGAAAATGTTTGAATTGTTCCATTAACATCAACACTGTCAACTGTTAATGTTAAATCATTTGTAGGACTTGTACCACCTAATTGGTCACCTGAAATAACTAGTGTATCACTAACAGCAAAGTTTGAACCACCATCTTGTAAAGTGACAATGTATGTTGTTGCATCTTTTTGTACATCAATACCAGCAAGTGTTCCAGAACCTCCTGTTGTATAACTTAAACCTGTATAATTTACGTTTGCATCAGTTGCAGTACCACTAACACTAACTGTTAAAATATTACCAAAACTGTCAACACTAGTCACAGTAATTAAACAGTCATGTGTTCCATCGAGGCCGCCAAGTACACTACCTCTTACATTGATTCTATCGTTTACAATAAAATCAGTAGAAGCATTTGGACTAAAAATTTCAACACTGTAAGATCCACTAGTTTTTGTAATATTAAACTGTGCGTTAGTACCATTACCACCTTGTGTTGTACCGCCTAAGTTATTATATGTAGCAACACCGTCAAAACCTGTTCCACTAGCAACAAAGTTAATAACAGCGCCTGGAGTATCTGAGTCAGTGACTCTAATTTCAATATCATGTGTTCCTGACTGGCCGCCAACACTACTTCCGTCAATTATAATATAGTCACCAATTTCATAACCACTACCAGGTTGATTTCCTACGACATTATAAGTTCCATTAGTTAATGTGACATCAAATGTTGCTCCAAGACCTTGTGGACTAACATTAAAACCTTCAACTCCAGTATAATCAATATTATCACCAGCATAGGTTTTTCGTGTTCCGTTTGCAAGGTTAACTTGTGTTCCTGCAATACTATTAATAAAGTTTGCTTGGCTGTCATCGTCTATGGCCATATTTTGTAAAAGACCAGTAGCATCAGAAACCGTAATTGTTTGGCTTCCTTGCGGAGCATCTTCTGCAATCGTAAGTGTAAGTTCAGGATTACCACCATCACCAATAACACCTGTGACTTGCGTTCCTGTTGGAATAAATGCTGAGCCAACATCATCTAGAGGAGCACCTAGTTCTGGAACACTACCATAAAATGGCAATCTACTAGAACTAGTTGGTGTTGCTAGTGCTAGAGTAAATGTTCCTTGGCTACCGTTTGATGTGACTGTAAACGAAGGTGAATCAGAAATATTTGATCCTGTATAAAATCCGCCTTGTCTTAGTTGAATGTACGGAGTATACAGTGTTTCTGGATCAGTGACACCAACTTTTGCTTTTGCATAATATTCAAATGTACTATCAGATGGTACGCCTGTAATAATAAACGAACCTTCTGCTCTGTTAAAACCTTTTACACTTGGTTCTAAACCTTTAATAGTAATTGGTTGTCCAATACTAAATCCATGATTACCTAGTGTTGTGACTGTAATTTTTGATTGACCAATTCCGCCTGTACCTGACGATACGTCTGAAGTCACGTTTGCAACAGTAGCATCAGTTCCTGGAACTTCATAAATTGAAGGATAACCTCTTAGCATTCCAATCGCTTGCCATTTAGTAGGCTGTAGGCCATACTCAAAGTCAGCGTCAAGCATTGATAATGGATTAGCAACACGATTACGTTCAATAGCATCAGTACCAAAATCAAATGGTCTTGTAATTGTTTCTTGTTTATCTACAAAAATTTGAATGTTATCAGTTGATGCATTTCCTGTTGTATCTGCATATAGTTGGATTGTTGTTAAGTAATCTGAAGTTTGTGTATAGTCATAATAATCATCATCGTGTTCAAAGTCTAACTGAGAAAAATCTCTTTCTCCATTATCAAACTTTTTAAATTTTGTTTCGGCTAATAGGTTGGTATCAGTAAAGTTATATAATACTTTACCCCTTGTGACGTTTGAAATTAATAGAATATCTTCTAAATTAACTTTTCCAAGTATCTTAATTCTTGTATATCCGTTATACTCTGTGTCTGGCAGTTGCCCTAGGCCACTAGTAATAACATTGATGATAATATCAGCAAGGACTCCAACAGCAGTTGAAGCATCTGCTTCGCCAGTTTCACCTGTTGTGACTTGTGGAACTGCTGATTGATACGGACTGCTTTGAACAGTTTTTGTAAGAATATTACTTTGAATTAATCCTTTTAAAAACGTATGTGTTTCAATTTCTGGAGTTCTAGAACCGTCTACTTGAGGAGTGTCGCCGTCCCAATATCTATTAGCAACATATACAGTTTCTTCATTACCGCCATAACGTAAATCGTTTTGATATGCATTGATTACGTATCCAACGTCTCTATCACACTTGGCTGAATCGTAAGTATATCCATTCCAATCACCCAATCCCTCTGCAACTTTTGCGGAAATAAAGGCTTTGACTTCTGCTTTCATAAAAGCAATGTTAGCATCAAATAATGTCCAAGCATTTGGATATTTGTTCCCTGCAAAGGATATACCTGGTGTAAATTTATATTCTGTAATTCGGGTTCTTGCCATGTGTTTTTCCTATTATCTTATACTATTTACCTTTATTTTCCATCTTTAAGAATTAATCGGATTTGCCCGACAGTGTTGTTCCATATCTTGAATTAAATTTATTAAACAAAAATCTGTTATTGCCACCTAAAAGAGACCTGTTATTTGTATATGAAGCATCATCTCCTGGATTATATATAAGATTTGTTTTTGCATTTCCAGTAATCCAGGCCTTTACTTCTGCCGGTGTTGCTTCTGGATTAACTTGCAAATATAATGCACACATTCCAGCAACTTGTGGACTGGCCATGCTAGTTCCTGAAATATTTACTTGTTTAAACTCGCTATTCAAATAATAATCTTGACCGTTGAATCTGTTTGTATTACTACAAGCACTCATAATGTCAGTTCCAGGTGCCCAAACATCTACGCCAGGGCCGCATTCTGAACTTACATTTTTCTGCTCTTCATCAGAGCCAGCAATTTGAGAGTCAATATTTCCTACAATAATTGCTTCGTCGTCGTATGGAGAAGCACCTCTATGATAATACCTAGCACCATAAAATGTTGAATTATAATAGTTGTCATAATCATCTCCTCCAGGAACATCAATTTTTTGGTATGAGTTTCCTGCCGCGACACAAATATTAATTCCTTCATCAATCATTTCTTGTATTTCTATATCAACTGAACTTACTCTTGTACCATATCTATAACCTGCTAGGCCGTAATAGGCTCCAACCATGCCATATTGTGTTTCTCTACTTGTTCCTGACCATGGTGTACCTCTATAAGTACCACCATTGATATTTGAAAAATAAGTTCCATATCCCCAACTCATATTAACAACTGTTGGTCTAAACTTTTTAGTTGTTGAATAAATTGCTCCAGGCAACGCACTTACAAATTTGTGAGTTGTTGTGTCTGAAGAAATTCCGATATTAACAGTAATAGTTGTTGACGTAGTTCCGGTGATTGCAACTTCCTTATCATAGTACGGATCGGTTCCAGTACTATTAGGAACACCAACACCCCTTGGATAATCATGTACTGACGCATCGTTGTCTTTTGCACACGTAAATCTTAAACTTCCTGCTACAATTCTTATTTTGTCACCTACAACAAACGGGTGTGTTCCTAAAGTTAAACTCATTACTCCGGTGCTTGGAGTATATGTTGCCGCTGTTGGTGTAAATTTACTTTGTTTTCTTCTGTGCCATTCTTTAATAACATCAAACGCATCTGCTGTTGGAATTCCTGTTCCGCTATCTCCACTTCCTTCTAAACCACCAAGTTTTACACTGTATATTCTAGCATTTTTTGCCCAACCATAATTTTTACCTGCTACTGTGCCAGCAACGTGTGTTCCGTGGCCGTCATAATCTCTATAATGATTAGCACTCTGTGTTCCAGTTAGACCACTAGCATCATACCAATCAATTTGTTGTAAACGAGTATTACCTTGTGCATCTTCCCATTCAGGGTGATCTACTTCTATTCCGCTATCTTGAATTACAACATCTACTCCTGTTCCGTCTAAATGATATGTGTATCCTCCAGATACATCTGAACCATCATAAGGATTAGTTGTAGCATTAACTCTTGGCAATCCCCAATTTTGAAAATCGCCTGCAGATTCGGTTGTTTTTGTAAAGTTTCCTGTTTGTTCTACTGATAAACCAATTTCAATATCATCTCGTTGATCTGCTGGAAGTTCAACACAGTAGACTCTATTATCAGAACGAAGTGTTTCTGCTTCGCTGTCTGTAAGCATATAATGAGTTAGTCTTTGTGAAGCAGGTCTAGGGTTTGCAACAGATACTGCTCTATTAGGAATGGCTCCTGAGCCTGTTATTCTAATCATTTCAGCGTTAAACTGTACAAAGTCTACGCCTCTATTAAGACCTACAATATATTCTCTTTCCATACTATGCCCCAAACACTATCGAATAAACAATGTCAGCAGAGTCAACATATTCTCTAGTTGTCACTGATTGTGGATCACTTGATCTTGTAATATTCTCTGACATTAATAATTCTGTAAATTTTCCTGTAGAAGGTTTACCCGCTCCTATTCTAGTATTTTCAATTGATGTATTCACAACTGGTAAATTGCTACCAGAGGAAGTAATTCTTCCTTGTTCAATATCGTTAACAGTAAACACAACAGCATTACCTGCTTTAAATTCTAAATTAGACTGAGATTCTAATGTTGGCTCACCCGCTGAATCAATTTTAAAACTTTTTGCAATAACATTTCCGCCAACAAATAAGTCTTTTGCAATACCTACGCCGCCAGCAGTAATTAATGATCCAGTAGTAGGACTTGTTGACTGTGTAGTATTTGTTAGTGTTAATTGTCCACTTTGAGAAATATTTGCATTAACAGCAAGGTCATCTCTAAATTCACTAGTTCCAGTGACTAATAAACTAGTAAAACTACCAATACCTGTAATTTCTGGATCTACAAAAACAAAATCGCCTCGAATAGCATTTGCTACATCAGCATAATAATATCCACTTGCAGTTGCAGGAACTACCCATTCAACATATCCATCTTGTTTATTATGTGCTAAATTACCTGTAGAAACAGTACCGTCTTTAACGTGTTGAATATCTGCTGTGACTAAGTTATCGTTTTCGTCTCTAATATTAAAACTAATAGATGTTAGATCTAAATTAAAACGATAAGTTCGGCCTTTTGTTAATGTAATATCTGGATTTCCGTCTGTTCCATCAACAGTAAAGTTTCCATTTGATTCACCTATTGCAATTTCAACTGTTGTGAGTGTATCAGAAACCTGTTGAATAATATCTTCAATTGGTGTTTCACTTGATAAACTTTTTACAGATACATTACCGTCAGCATCAACCGTAAATCCCGGTCCTTTGAAGCCATATTTACTGAAAAATGGATTTAGTGTGACTGCCATTTAAAATCTCCTATACACATATTTACCAAATTGTAGTAAACTGTTATACAGGAGGATTAATGGTTTTAAAGTATGTTGCTTGAAATAGCACTTTTGCACCAGCCATATCTGTGCTATCTTCTTCTTGTGGAGTGACAATTAAGTCTACATAAGAGTTATTGACTGTTGCTTTTACTTCCAAAATATGCTGTCCTAGATTACTACGTCCGTATACGGTTAAATCTGCTGTATTTTTACCTGCTGTGACTATACATTTTATAATTTCTCTATTAAATGTGTCATAGTCAGCAACAATTGAATATTCAACAGCACAAAACTCTCCTAAATGCCACCTATCTAATCGTGTTTCAATAGGCAGACCCGCAAGTTTTTGCCACGGGCCTACATATGAAAAATTAGTGCCGTTTTTGAGAGCAAGTGTGTTTTTTGCACCTTTACTGAAAAAATACTTTAACCATTCCATGTTAGTATTTATTGATTCTTTAACGTAATCAACTTACCATGCTCTGGAAGATACAAGTATTCAATATCGCTTTGTTGTAGTGTCCAAAAAGCATCTTCTAGGGTTTCTACTAATGGTTCACCACCTAGATTAAAACTAGTATTAAAAATAATTGGAACTCCAGTTTTATCTTTAAATGTTTTAATTAAATCATAGTAGTGTTCGTTTTGATCTCTGTTAACACTTTGAATACGGCAAGTACCATCTACGTGAATAATTGCCGGAATTTTTTGTTCAACTCCTTCTTGGCAATTTACAGCATACATCATACTAGGCGAACTCTCCATGCCACGTAAATCAAACCATTCGTGTACATCTTCTTCAAGAATTGTACCAGCAAATGGACGGAAATATTCTCTGCGTTTTACTTGATTAACGTGATCTTTACCTTCAGGATCGCGTGGATCATAAAGAATACTTCTATTACCTAATGCTCTAGGACCATTTTCTGAACGTCCTTGGAACATTGAAACAATATTTTTATCTGTAATTAAATCAATTACTGTTTCGTGTGTAGCATCACTAACTTCTGCTTCATATTCTTCTGCAAGTTTAGAAATATCTTCATTGGTGTATTCGTATTTAGGACCAAGATAAAGTTTGTGTGTAATAGGAGAAACTGTATTGTCCTGTGTAATACTTCTATGAATAAACATTGCCGCACCCATTGCAGTACCTGCATCGTTTGAAACAGGCTCAACATAAATGTTAATTCCTTCATCTTTTAATGCATCTAAGTAGTGATAGTTTGCAACACAATTGAGTGCATAACCTCCTGAAATAACAATATTCTTTTCACCTGTCATTTCAACAGCACGTCTAATTAGATTAACAACTTGATCTTGTGTTTGTGTTTGCACAGCATAAGCCATATCTCTACGGTTTGTTAAATATGTTCTATCTGCCATATTAGATTGTGATTTTTGCATATCAATATCTTCTTCTAAGAAATCGTATGCAAGTCTATTAACCATTGCGCCATTTGGATAGTTAGGAATAATCAACTGTCTATTAACAGTTGGATGTTTACCTTCATTACTAAACAATGGTGGAATTTTATCATTCTCTTTACCATATGGAAATAGTCCCATAGTCTTACCTGCTTCAATAGAACTAAATCCGCAATATTCTGTGACTGCTTCATAAGATTTAGTAATACCTGCTCCGTCAGTAATTACACAAGTATGTGTACCATCTTCGTTGTACATTGAACTATCAAAGTTTGGATTTACTAAGTGTACACTAGGTTGTTGTACACCAATATGTTTCCAAATAGTTTTAAAGTTTCCTGGGTAGTCACAAGTAAAAATACTTTCAGTTTCCCAACCCATAATCATTTCGCCATTAAAGTTTAATGGAATGAAAGTGCCAGCACCGTCAACTACGACTGCTGTTGCTTTTTCAAAACCTGAACGATAAAACGCCAGTGCCGCGTGTAGTTTGTGGTGAACAAAACTCATGTCAATAACTTGACTATGCTCATATGGGTTATCTTTTCTATTGATTAAACCAATTTTTCTTGCAAGACCTGTATAAACATCGTCACCTGTATAATCAACTTTAGGTGCTGTTTCTTTTAGATTTTGCGTATGAGCAACTACAAGATAGTCAATTTTATCTGTATACTCTTTAATTTTAATCATTGAGGCAAAAGGGCCGCCGTCATACTTTTGTCTAGAAAGTCTTTCTTCTTCTACAGAAAAAACTACTTCTCCGTCTTTTAACAAGCATACACCAGAATTATGACCTCTGGCAATACCTGCAATCCATACTGGTTTCTTACTCATTATTTCTCCTTGGTAGCACTTGGATTAAATTTAGGTGGTACAACACCAAACTGTGAACTCATTGCAGTTGATGCCGCCATTGCTTCATTCATAGCCTGCGGAGGAGCCATCATTGGCATACCTTGCTGTGGCATATGATGTTGATGTCCGTGTTCGTGTACTACGCCATGCACAGGACAAACTTCACCTTGCTGTTGCTGGCCTTCACCTTGCAACTGTGCTTTCATTTTAATTTCTGTTTGTTTTGCTGGATATTTTTTAAGTCCATTTTGTACACTCTTAACAACTTCTTCAACTCGTGCTTCAGACATCTTCATAATACCGTCATTGATTCTGTCGCACATTTCGTCAGGTGTAATTCTAATAGGAGCATATTCTCTTTCTTTTTCACCTAGATCAATAATATCAAACTTTTTATGGTTAACGTGTGAAATGTTAATAGGATATGTACTTCCTGTAATTACTGTTGCTGGTGTATCAGTAGCATGGGCAATATGTTGTCCAACACTATCACAACCAATAAAATAATCACAGCCTTTGATTAGACCTGCCCATTGTCTTAGTGTAATTCCTTGCGGAATTGGAACCGGGACTTCGATTTTCGCAACACTAAAATCAATAGGCATTTCGGCCATAACCATCACTGCGTGATTCTTTTTCTGTAATTTTTTAATTAGATTGACTAGATCTTCATATTCAATACTTCTTGATGTGCTATCATTAAACACACCATCTCTATAACTAACACCTCTACCAAATGGTTGAATAATAATTACTTTTTCTTTTCCTGTAATTTGTCTTACTTCATTAAGTGTAATTTCACCATTAAGAACTTCTTCTCGATTTAACTTAATTGTAGGTATTGATAGTTCTCTTGGTTCATCAAGATTATTAATAATCATATCAAAGGCTTGTCCTAAACTTGCCTTTTGATTATAATAATACCAATTTCTGTATGGTTCTGGACTTACACAATTTCTATCTTTGATCTTGTCATTGAATAAGTGTTTGTGCCACAAATCGTATGCACGTTTGTCTAAGTCCGGGTGTCCTTTGTAAAATTCAGTACCACCCTCACAAACGATAATAAAATCATCGTCTGGATTTGCTTCTCTAAATTTTTCCAATGCTGGAATAGAAGCAATTACACGGCCAGCGCCACCGTTAATAAAAAATGCTGTTGATCTAGTCGTCATTTAAGCCCCTTGTAAATTACTATTCGTACGAATATTTACCGGGCATATTTTTTAGTGGATTAGAAAGTGGTTAGTTAAAACTTACGTTCTGGATCGTTTGCTTCGTCACGCTCAAAAGGATTACCTTCTAGGATATCACCTCTTGGGTTATCTGGAAAAGGCACCATCCATGGATCCCATTCATCTACAGGAAACTTGTTGCGTAGATTCTTAAGTTCTGCAATGTGATCAACTACCTTTTGTCTGTGTTCTGCATTAGCAGGATCTGACAGGCTTTCATCATTAATTAATTCTTGTTCACAATGCCAAACTAGATTATCGCGGGTTTGTAAGAATAATTCTTCGTTCATTGAAGGTTTTTCCCACGGAAATGGTTTAACAAATTCTTTTTTATCAAAATCGTATTTGATTTCATCTTGAGCATATGCTTCATTTGGAATAAGAGGTTCTGATTTCCAATAGTATACAGTATCATCGCCATCAATTTTCCATGTTTTACAAGGATAATTTGCTTCATCCCCCATGTCCATCCAACATAATGTTGCCAACAAAGGTTCTTTAGTAGCGTCAACTAAAATAGCATCGTGTCCTTGTCCTGCCCAACGTTCAATTTCTTCTTCTTGACTTTTGTTCTCAGGATCATATGCAAAAGCATCCATGCCCACTTCAAGCAATGATGTTTCTTTGTTAATAAATACCCAAATTTTTTCAGGGCCTTCGTATGTAAATGTTCCAGTCTTACCTAAGTCATTAGTTTGATATCCAAACTTATCAGGAACATCATATGTAAATTCAACTTTTACTTTAGGTAGCCATGATGGATGTTCGCTCATTATCTATCCTCCTCAGGTACAACACTGTTTTCTGTTGTATCAACTCTTGGATCATCTGGAAATGGAACCATCCATGGATCCCAATGTGTTGATGGAAATTTTTCTTCAAGTCCATTTAACTCATCAATGTAGTCATTTAAATCAGCAATAACATCGTCAAATTCACCATCAGCATTATCACGTGTTAAATCAGTAATACTTGATTGTGCTGAAGCAATAATTGCATCTTTACCGCTCCATAATTCATCCCATGTCATGTGCGGTTTTTTCCACGGATATGGTTTATTGAATACTTTATTAATTGGATCATAAGTAATTTCTCCAATTTCGTATGTATGATCTGGAGTAGGATTAGCCGCTCTTGAATAGTATACTGTTGTATCACTAGCATCTTGTTGTTCTCTAGTAAATTCTACTTGAGGATAATCTGCTTGATCAATGTTCATACTAAATGCAGAAGCAAGTACAGGATCTGTTTTTGCATCTACTAATACTGCATAAGCGCCGGCTCCGGCTTGTAATTCTTGTTGTTCTTGTGTGTTTGGATCACCGTCATCTGCAATCCAGCCATTTTCTGGCATAACTCTATTTGTTTCTGAATTGCAAACAATCCATAACTTTGCCGGACCAGTATAGGTAAAAGTAGTAGTCAAACCCAACTCGTTTGTTTGATACAAATACTTGTCTGGAATATCATATTCAAATGTAAATGTAATTTCTTTAACTGCCATTTTCTATCCTATATCTTTAATTATGATGTATACCATGTAATTCTAATCATTCCTGGAGTTCCATATGAACCACAGTGACATCCGCCTGACCATCTTACGTAAGTTGCTCCACCTTGTCCTGGAACATACTGTGAGTGTAGTCTAGCAAAACCTGTATAGTCTGCCGCCGCACAGTTAACAAATGTACTAAAGCCTCTATCGCCGCCTTGTACACCAACTGTACCACCGCACTTGTTAAATAATCCGCCTGGATATGGGAAGTGAATCTTGTGACAGCAATGTCCGCCACAGGCTCTGTGTTGCATCCATCCACGTACACCACATACCATAAAGTCACCACCACTTGCTTCAGCAGGGTTATCGTTAATACAACAATTACAGTTCCAAGCACGGCAACAGCAATAACCTGTCACATAACATCCGCAACCTGGGAAACAGAATGAACAGCCTGGTTTACCACCACCTGCACACATATTAACATTACAACCACTAATTCTTGAACGGCATCCTCTAAATCCATTTCTACCGTTGTGACAACAACTTTGTTGTCCTAAACATAAATCATAACACCATCCCTGTGATACTGAAATAGTTTTACGTGCATAAGCACCGCCACCACCTGGTGCACCATTCATACAACAACAAGATACACCACCTCCGCCTCCGCCTCCGAAGGTTTCAAATGTTGCTCTTACTGCATCTGCAGGAACAATAAATGCAAAACAACAATCAAACTGATAGTTATCGTGTGCATTGTCGCCGTTAAAGCAGTGTCTTTTGTATATAAATGTACATCCATTAGGCAAATCTGTGACTGACTGTCCTTGATTTAACTTTAATTCGCTTACATATGAACTTAGTGTTGCCATGTTAATATTTACCCCTTATGTTGTACAATCATTATAAGTTATTCTTACCATACCTGCAGTACCAGGGAAGCCATAACAGCATCCGTCACCACAAGCAGTAGCAGTTGGTCCACCTAATCCTGGAGTCCAACCAGATGTTCTACCAGTTGTCCATTGTCCAATAACCGGATTACATCTTGCCCATTCCTGATTACAAGCATTACCGTTATTTTGTGTACTTGTAAATCCGCCTGTCATGTTGTTTAATCCGCCTGGATAATGATATAAAATTTTCCACCAACACGCACCACAAGTACATTGTGCCCATGTAGCACTTGGTCTTCCTGGTGATCCACCGTCAGCACCGTAATAACATCTGCAACACAAACAACACATTCTATCTGTGTAATAGTATCCGCAGTTATTACCTAAACAGTTAAATGCACCCCAGTGTACAAAACAGCACGACTGACCGCCATTACCGCCGTCTGCACAGAAATTAGTTAATCCGTTTCCTGTGATATAACCTTTACATCCTAAAATTCCGCAACAGCATTGGGCACAACAAGTAGCAGGTCCTGGATAAAGATTATAACAATCACCCGGACTAAAATCTCCGTCACCTGAATTTAAACATTTATATGCCCATGCACCTGAACCGCCTGGAGGTCCGCCTGAACATCCACACGAGCCGCCACCTGAGCCACCGCCGCCCCATACTTCCATTTTTAGACAGGTCATGCCTTGTGGTACACACCAGTAAAGCATACACGTATCACCGTATGACGAATCACAATAACAAGTACAGAAAGGTCTGAATGTCATTGTACATTGTTTTTCCATCGGCTTTAAATCTTCTACGGATACTGAGCCAATTAATGATCTTAAAGTTGCCATTCCATTCCTTCCTTACGTTAAGTTAATCCTTACAAAGCCTGGTCCGCCTGGGCCACCGCAATAACAGTTGCCACCTTGTGCAGATCCTGAAGAACCACCTTTACCTGGTGCCGCGTGGTGATCATCACCAGCACCCATTAATCCTCGTCCTGTTGCACAACCTGCAAATGAACCATGGTGGTTATATGCACAGAATCTAATAAAGTCATATCTATATCCGCACTGGTCAAGCATTCCTGGTAGAATGTTTAAGTGCTTATACCAACAAGCGTTGCTATCTTTTTGATGTGTTTGTATTCCGCCTAATCTTCCTGGGAAGCCGAAGTCAGCGTCGAACCAACAAGCACAACAATTTTCATATCTTGGATCCATAAATGTACCACAACCGCTTGTACCGCAAGAACATTGGCTATCTAAACATTCAAACATAAAGCATTTAGAATCGCCTGGTTGTCCGCCTTCTGCACAGAAGTTAGTCACTGCTGTAAGTTGATCGTTTCTTGTCATGTATCCATTATTAATGTAGGTTTTACAACCTCTGTATCCACAGTCTCTATTTGGTGAACAACAAGCCGGTGGAGCAATACAAATTCTATATTCTGTCTTACAACTCTGTACATTAATACAATCTAATCTAGCATAAGCACCTGATCCAGCACCAAAGCCCCACATACAGCAACAGACGCCAGCACCGCCTCCGCCACCGCCCCACATTTCAATTCTTAA